GTTCAGATTACAAATCCCGGATATGGATATACTGTAGTTCCTGGAGTAAGGTTTATTAGTGGTGGTGGAAGTGGTGCTGCAGCAACAGCAACTCTTGGAAATGGAATTGTTGGAATTATTACGGTCAATAATTCTGGTTCGGGATATGTTTTACCACCTTCTATAACATTTACTGGCATCTCCTCAGTCTCTGCAGCTGCCACTGCCGTCGTTTCTGCTGGCGGTTCAATAACTTCAATATTAATCACAAATGCCGGTCTTGGATATACTCAATCTCCAATAATAACTATCGGAAATCCTGCACTGTCATCTACAGGAAACTTTATATTCAATGAAGTAGTTACTGGCACTACTTCTGGAGTTACTGCAAGAGTTAAATCTTGGAATTCAGTTACAAATATTCTTCAAGTTTCTCAAATTACTGGAACATTTACTCTTGGAGAAAATATTGTAGGTTCTGCATCTTCAGCATCTCACTATTTGAGATCTATAGAAGAATATGCATATTCTGCAAAGGATGGATATACGGAAAATGATGAAATTGAAGAAGAGTCTGATCAAATAATTGATTTTAATGAAATTAATCCTTTTGGAATGCCATAATGAATAAATACTAGTTAATTATAGAAAACCGTAGTATTGTAAGTTAAATCATATGTTTGAATATTTTTATCACGAGATTTTAAGAAAAACGGTAATTTCTTTTGGATCTCTATTCAACAACATAAACATTCATCATAAAAACTCTGATAATGAAGTTGTTAGTATTATTAAAGTTCCTTTGGCCTATGGACCAACTCAAAAATTTCTTGCTAGATTAAATCAATCTCCAGATTTAAATAAACCAGTTCAAATTACATTACCAAGAATGTCATTTGAATTTACTGGATTAACTTATGATGCTACAAGAAAATCTACTACAACACAATCTTTTACTGTAAAGTCTGCGGCGGATGGGAAACAAGTTAAAAAAACTTATCTTCCGGTCCCCTATAATATGCAATTTGAATTGAGTATTATGTCAAAATTGAATGACGATGCTCTTCAAATTATTGAACAAATTTTACCATATTTTCAACCCGCATATACAATGACGGTTGAAATGATTGATGATATTAATGAAAAAAGAGATATTCCTGTTGTTTTAGAAAATATTACAATGCAAGATGATTATGAAGGCGATTTTACAACAAGAAGGGTATTAGTTTATACATTAAGATTTACAGCAAAAACATATCTATTTGGTCCAATATCTACAGTCAACGACAATATCATCAGAAAGAGTACTATTACATATATTGCTGGAGATGTAAATAATAGTGCAAGTAGAGGAATTGTATATTCTTCTGAACCTAGAGCAATTAAAAATTACACAGGAATTGTTCTCACCAATTTGGCAAATGATATTACAACTGAAGATGTTTTGATTTCAGTAAATGATGCTTCGTCAATTTCAATCAATACTTATATTGATCTTGAAGGGGAAGAATTATTAGTAAAATCAAAATCTGGAAACGTATTGACTGTTGAGAGGGGAAAAGATAATACAACAATTACATCGCATTTAACAGGATCTCCAATTAAATCAATTACTGCTGCTGATGATATATTAATTGAAGTTGGCGATGATTTTGGATTCAGTGGTTCAGCATTTTAAATGAGTAAAAATGAAAATGACGAAAAAATTTGACAAGTTAAATGAAACTTTTAATGTTGATGCAGAGATAATTGCTGCAGAAAAAGAACCTATTGCCATTGAAAAGAAAATAGAGGAATTGGAAACCACTGCAAGTGATATTAAAAAAGATTATGAATATGCGAGAGGAAATTTATATTCTCTTATAGAAAAAGGTCAAGAAGCAATTAATGGAATTCTTGAACTTGCTCAAGAAAGTGAAATGCCAAGAGCATATGAGGTTGCAGGTCAGTTAATTAAAAATACTGGAGAAATTGCGGAAAAACTTTTGTCTCTACAAAAAACTCTCAAAGATGTTGAAGAAGAAAAGCAAAAAGGTCCTACAACAGTTAATAATGCTCTTTTTGTAGGGTCTACTGCAGACTTAGCTAAATTTTTAAAGCAACAAAGTTCTGAAGAAGCATCAAATCAATAAATAATAAAGACGAGATAATACTTCAAATGGTTTGGTCTAAAGATTATAAAAGATCAATTGATTGCGATAGTCCTAAGGGGTTTTCTCAACGTGCTCATTGTGCTGCTCGTAGAAAAAGATCAAAGGGTGAAGAGACCAAATCAAAATCACCATTTAATGAAATGCATCAAGTAAAGTCACATAAATCAGTTGAAAGTATTGCAAAGAAACATCGTCTAGAAGTTTCTTTTGTAAAAAAGCAACTTGAAATGGGAATTCCTATTGAACATGAGCATACAAAGGATAAAGATCTTGCAACTGATATAGCACTTCAACATCTTGATGAAATTCCAGATTATTATACTCGTTTGAAAAGGATGGAGTCTGATGCTAAAAAGCATCATAAAAAGTTCAAGGATGTAAAAGAAGCATTAGATGGAAAAACTCCAAGAGATCCCGATTATTCTTTAAAAGATTGGTTTAAGGGGTGGGTTCAAACTGGTGGAAAATATGATGGTAAACCTTGTGCTCGTCAACCAGGACAAACAACTAAACCATATTGCAGAGATGCTGATGTTCGTGCTTCTATGAGTAAAGATGAAAGGAATAAAAGAGCTGCTAAAAAACGTAAAGAAGATCCAAATCCAGATAGATCGGGAGATGCAAAAATTGTGACACAGGAAGAATACATTCAAGAAAAAAAAGGTGAAAAAGATGCTTGTTATCATAAAGTAAAAAGTAGGTATAAAATTTGGCCCAGTGCGTATGCATCTGGAGCATTGGTCAAATGTCGTGAAGTTGGTGCTTCCAATTGGGGAACTAAATCAGAGGATGTTGGTGATTCATCATTGGCAGACTTAGATTCTCCAGTTCATATGCCTCCAATTCATGGAGTGCATGTTGATTATGAAAAGAGGTATTGTTCAAAGTGTCAAAAAGAAGAATTGAGAAGTGAGTGCAAATATGGACCAAAATACTGGGATATCTATTCTATTCCTACCAAATTAAAAGATATGGTTAAAACAGAAGAAAAAGACCACGAGTATTCAATGGCAAGATCAGAACTATCTACTATTGATAATGCAGTAAAAAGATTAAGAAAAAGATTAAAAGGTGAGGGTAATATTGAGGCATGGGTACAATCAAAAATTACCAAAGCAGCAGATTATATTGATACTGCAGCAGATTATATGGAAAGTGGTGAGCATGATGTTGATGAAGGTGTAAGTTTTGATGTAACACACACTTCAGCAGATGTAAGAAAATCACAAAGAGCAAAGAAAATTGCAAACCTAGCACAGAGGGGTGTGGGTGGTGAAAAGTCTACTGCTGCTCGTATGTCGGGGGTATCCCTACCATCAATTAAAAAAGAAGAAAAACTTGTTGATAAGATTGTAGATGAAATGAAGTGTTGGCCTGGATACAAAAAGAAGGGAACTCAAAAACTTTTTGGTAAGAAGTATAATCGTTGTGTAAAAGCAGAGGATGTGTCCCTTGAAGATGTAAATGGAAATACTTTTGCAGAAGTAGTTGATTTAATCAAACCAGAACCAATTAAGGGATTTAAGTCACAAGTTGACGAAGCAACCAGAATGCAAGCACAAACTGGCAATGTGATTATGGTTACTCTTATGTGGAGAGGTAAGTATTATTCACTTAAGATGTTTTTCCCTCAAGTTAAACTTCCAACACGTCAAGATATTAATGATGAGTTGCAAAAAGTTTATCCGGGTTCAAAAGTAGTTTATCATTCAGTTTCCGAAATTCAACCAGGACAACCTCTTATTCAAGTATGTGGACCTCAAGGTGGTAGTTCTGCAAAACCAGGACCTAATAGAAATTATGTAAAACCTATGGGAGAAGAAGTTGAAATTGATGAATCAGTTAGATTGGATAAATCAAAAATGAAGTGTAATAAACCAAAAGCACAAGCAGTAGGAGATTCTCTTACAGGAAAATCACATGTTGTTAAGGCATGTTCTGGAGGAGAGGAGAAGATTATTCGTTTTGGACAAAGAGGAGTAAAAGGTTCTCCCAAAAAGAAAGGTGAATCTAAAGCATATGCAATGCGTCGTCATAAGTTTAAAACAAGACACGCAGAGAATATTGCTAAAGGTCCAATGTCCGCAGCTTATTGGGCAAATAAAGTTAAGTGGTAAAAGTTTATGCTTTAGTAATGGATTATAATCATCAAACTGGAAAATTTAGAGCAAGCAATTTTATACTTAAAAAATACAGGTTAATTTATTATGTCAAATGATGTATATCTTGGAAATCCGTTACTAAAAAGAGCAAATACTCCCATTGAGTTTACGCAAGAACAAATTATTGAATTTGTGAAGTGTAAAGATGATCCGGTTTATTTTGCAAATAATTATGTAAAAATTGTAACTCTGGATCATGGTCTCCAGACATTTAAACCATATCATTTCCAAGAAAAGTTAATCAACAACTTCCACAAGCACAGATTTAATATCTGCAAGATGCCTCGTCAGACAGGTAAATCTACAACTGTGGTTTCTTTTCTTTTACACTATGCAGTTTTCAATGATAATGTAAATATTGGTATTCTTGCAAACAAAGCAGCAACCGCAAGAGAACTTTTAGACAGATTACAAACTGCATATGAGAATCTTCCCAAATGGATGCAACAGGGTATCGTATCTTGGAACAAAGGTTCTCTTGAACTTGAGAACGGAAGTAAGATCTTGGCTGCTTCTACTTCTGCTTCTGCAGTTCGTGGTATGTCATTCAATATTCTATTTTTGGACGAATTTGCGTTCGTACCTAACCACATTGCAGATTCTTTCTTTGCTTCAGTATATCCAACAATCACTTCAGGTAAAAACACAAAGGTAATTATTGTATCTACTCCACATGGTATGAATCACTTCTACCGCATGTGGCATGATGCGGAGAAGGGTAAAAATGAATATGTATTCACTGATGTTCACTGGAGTGAAGTTCCAGGTCGTGATGAGGAGTGGAAAAAACAAACAATCTCAAACACTTCAGAACAACAGTTCAAGGTTGAGTTTGAATGCGAATTCTTAGGATCAGTTGATACTTTGATTGCACCATCAAAACTTAGAGCACTTGTTTACGATAATCCTAAGATCAGCAGTGGTGGTTTAGATGTTTATGAGGATCCAATTGAGAATCATGATTACTTAGCTACTGTTGACGTTGCAAGAGGGGTTGGTAACGATTATTCTGCGTTCACTGTAGTTGATATAACAACCTTTCCGCATAAAGTAGTTGCAAAGTATAGAAATAATGAAATTAAACCAATGCTTTTTCCAAGTATTATTGTAGACGTTGTAAAAAACTACAATAATGCCTATATTTTGTGCGAAGTAAATGATGTTGGTGATCAGGTAGCATCAATTATACATTATGATCTTGAGTATAACAATCTTTTGATGTGCTCTATGAGAGGTAGAGCAGGTCAAATTGTTGGTCAAGGATTTTCTGGAAAGAAAACTCAGTTGGGAGTAAAGATGTCCAAAACTGTTAAAAAAGTTGGATGTCTTAATCTTAAAACGATGATTGAAGAGAATAAACTTATTTTCAATGATTATGATATTATGAGTGAGTTAACAACGTTCATTCAAAAGCACAATTCATTTGAGGCAGAAGAAGGTTGCAACGATGACCTTGCAATGTGCTTGGTAATTTATGCATGGTTAGTTGCTCAAGATTATTTTAAAGAGCTTACAGACCAAGATGTAAGAAAGAAATTATATGAAGAACAAAAAAATCAAATTGAACAAGATATGTCTCCATTTGGGTTTATTAACGATGGATTGGATGATAATAGTTTTGTAGATAACAGTGGAGATAGATGGTATACTGATGAATATGGAGATCGTGCTTATATGTGGGAGTACTTGTCCTAATGGATTTAGATAAACAAATACTGCTAGGTCATTTATTACTTACAGATAGAAGATGTAGAACTTGTGGAGAAGTTAAAAATTTAATAGATGGATTTTATAGGACTCGCAAAGATAGGGGTCCGGTTTCTTCATCATATTCATATGAGTGTAAAGAATGTTCTATACATAGAGTAAAAAATAATAAAAATAGTCGTACTTACTATGTTTGTTGGGAATATCCAGATTGGTAGTGTTCACGTCACGTTTTCTCCGCTTAAAATAATATTTTAATAAATATTTTTAGTAAAACTGAGATTTACGGAGAAAAAAATGGCGACTCCTCAATTATCTCCTGGAGTACTAATCAGAGAGGTTGATTTAACTGTAGGAAGAGCTGAAAATGTTCTTGACAACATCGGTGCTATTGCCGGACCCTTTACAAAAGGTCCAGTAGATGAGGTCGTTGATATTACGACCGAACAAGAACTAATTAATGTATTTGGCAAACCAATCTCTACAGATAGTCAGTATGAGTATTGGATGAGTGCTTCCTCATTCCTATCTTATGGTGGTATTCTTAAGGTTGTAAGAACTTCAGGCACAACTTTAAATAATTCCAATGCAGGTTTTAATACCACCGCAAATACAAGCCTTAAAATTGACAATTTTGAAGATTATAACGATAATCACTCTTCAGATAGTGTAACCTTTGCATATGCTGCAAAAAATCCAGGTAACTGGGCAAATGATCTAAAAGTTTGTGTAATTGATGATAAAGCTGACCAAACTATTGGAATTGCAACCACAAATCCAAGTGCTCTAGGAGCAGTCATTGGATATGGAGTTACAACAACGTTAAGTGCAGTAACAATTGCCAAGAATGATGGAACTACAGAAACATTTACTGGTTATTTAAAAGGTATAATTACTGGAGTCACCACATCAGCATCTGGTTCAAGTTCCATTGATGTAAAAATTCTTTCAAGAGTTGCATCAAATGGAACTGTTACACCAATTTCATATGCCGAAGGAAATGCTGGATATAGTTTTGAAGCTTCGGATACTATAACATTTATCAACAATTCCGGCATTACAACTGGTACTACTGCATCAGTTAGTACAATTCTTGACTGGTACGATCAACAAACACTTGGACTAACTAATTCAACTGTTTACTGGAAGTCTTTAGCACCAAAACCAGTTTCTACAAGTTATTCACTTGATAGAAGTGGAAAGAATGATGCTATTCACGTTGTTGTTATTGATGACAAGGGTTCTGTAACTGGAATTCAAGGAAATCTCCTCGAAAAGCATCTGTTCCTTTCCAAAGCTGCAGATTCAGTATCGGCCGTAAATTCTTCACAAAAGAATTTTTGGAAGAATTATCTTGCAATCTATTCGCAGTATGTATATGCTGGAGCAAATCCTTCAGACCAAATTGACACTCAAAATGCAACTGCTCCAGTAGCAACAGCGTTTACAACAGCATCGGGATGGGCAGGCATTTCTACAGCATCTGGAATTTGGAACCAAGACGCACAAGGGGTTACCTTCAATGCAATTGGTAACGTAACTTATACATTAACAGCAGGTAAGAACTATTCTGCTGGCAATGGGATGACAGCTGCACTTTCTGATCTTATCAGTTCTTATACTCTATTCTCAAACAAAGATGAAGTTGCGGTAGATTACTTGATTATGGGTCCTGGTTTAGGAGAAGAACCACAGTCTCAAGCAAAAGCAAATCACCTTATTTCTATTGCGAATGAAAGAAAAGACTGTGTTGCTGTAATTTCACCACATAGATCTAATGTTATCGGAGATTTGACTGCGGCAACTCAAACAACAAACGTTGTTAGATTCTTCAGTTCACTACAGTCTTCTTCTTATGCAGTATTTGATAGTGGATATAAGTATACCTATGATAGATTCAATAATACCTTCAGATACATTCCTTGCAACCCAGATGTTGCAGGTCTGATGGTTAGAACTTCTATTGTCGCATATCCTTGGTTCTCTCCTGCTGGTCAACAAAGAGGCATTTTAAATAATGCTGTCAAACTTGCATACAATCCAAGCAAGGCACAAAGGGATCAACTTTATGCACAAAGAATCAATTCTGTTGTAAATCAACCAGGAATTGGTATTCTTCTCTTTGGAGATAAAACTGCTCTCGGTTATGCTTCAGCATTTGATAGAATTAATGTTCGTCGTCTTTTCCTCACCGTTGAGCAAGCATTAGAGAAAGCTGCACAAGCACAACTCTTTGAACTCAATGACGAGATCACAAGAGCAAACTTTGTAAACATTGTAGAGCCTTATTTGAGAGATGTTCAGGCAAAACGTGGTCTATATGACTTCCTAGTTGTCTGTGACACTACAAATAATACTCCTGATGTTATTGATAATAATGAATTTAGAGCTAACATCTTCCTGAAGCCAACTAAATCAATCAACTATGTAACTCTGACTTTCGTTGCTACACGTACTGGAGTCAGTTTTGAAGAAGTTGCTGGTAGAGTTTAATTTAATTAGTTAATTAACAAAAGGAGGACCCTAAAAATGGCAAACTTAAGAACTATCACTCAGTTTAAATCAGCACTTCAAGGTGGTGGAGCCAGACCCAATCTATTTGAAGTAAGAATGCCTACTTTACCAACAGCAGCTGTTGGTGCTGATTGGGATGCAACTAATTTCGAATTCCTTTGCAAGGCAGCAGCTCTACCAGCATCAAATATTGCAGCAATTGATGTTCCATTCAGAGGACGTATTTTAAAAGTTGCTGGTGATCGCACATTTGATACTTGGACAGTAACAGTTATTAACGATGAAGACTTTAAGATCAGAAGTGCTTTTGAAAATTGGATGAATGGTATCAGCAAACTTGATAACAATACTGGTGCAACTGAACCCCTTCAGTATATGACCGACGCCGAAGTATTCCAACTTGGCAGAGGTTATGATAAGGGAAGATTTAGTGACACCAATAATGGCGGAACTGCTGCTGGCGGAACTGCAACTCCATTGAAGTCATACAAGTTCTATAGCATTTTCCCAACCAATATTTCCGCAATTGATCTTTCATATGATACATCAGACACTATTGAAGAATTCACCGTAGAGTTCCAAGTTCAGTACTGGACTGCTGGTGAGACTACCGACCAAACTGGTATCGTATTAACCTAATATTTAACCTTAATAAATAGTCAAAACGACTATTGTATAAGGTTAAAAATAAATTATGGCAAAACTTTTTGGTTTTTCAATTGAAGATAACGAACCATTATCACCAAATGTTGTTTCCCCCGTTCCTCCCAATAAAGAGGACGGGGTTGACCATTATTTGAGTAGTGGTTTTTTTGGTTCGTATGTAGATATTGAAGGTGTTTATAGAACAGAATTTGATCTTATTAAAAGATACAGAGAAATGGCACTTCATCCGGAATGTGATAGTGCTATTGAAGATATTGTTAACGAAGCAATTGTAGCAGACACTAACGACAGTCCTGTTCAAATTGATTTGGACAATCTAAATGCTAGTGATGGTATTAAAAAGAAAATCAGACAAGAATTTAAACATATTTTAGAATTATTAGATTTTGATAAGAAGGCACACGAAATCTATAGAAATTGGTATGTTGATGGTAGACTTTATTACCATAAATTAATTGATCTCAAAAATCCTGAGGCAGGAATCCAGGAATTGAGGTATATTGACGCAATGAAAATGCGTTATGTGCGTCAAGGAAAGAAAAAAGACGCAAACAAATATAACGTTTCAAATAGAATGGTTGATAATCCTATGGATTATGACTTTCCTGAGATTGAAGAATATTTCATCTATGAACCAAAAATGACCTACCCAACAGGAACACCTGCTCCTGGAACGATGGGTGGTTCAAACTCCGGGATCCGAATGACTAAGGATTCTATCACATATTGCACTTCAGGTCTCGTAGATAGAAATAAAGGATCAACTCTTTCTTATCTCCATAAAGCAATTAAATCTCTCAATCAACTTCGTATGATTGAGGATTCACTCGTAATTTACAGATTGTCTCGTGCTCCAGAACGTAGAATTTTCTACATTGATGTAGGTAATCTACCAAAAGTAAAAGCAGAACAATATCTTCGTGATGTTATGATGCGTTATCGCAATAAACTTGTATATGATGCAAACACTGGTGAAATCCGTGATGATCGTAAGTTTATGGCAATGCTTGAAGACTTTTGGCTTCCAAGAAGAGAAGGTGGTAGAGGAACTGAGATCTCCACACTTCCTGGTGGTCAGAATCTTGGAGAAATTACTGATATTGAATACTTCAAGAAGAAACTGTATCGTTCTCTAAACGTTCCTCCCTCAAGAATGGATGGAGAAGGTGGTTTTAATCTTGGACGTTCATCGGAAATTCTTCGTGATGAAGTTAAGTTCAGCAAGTTTGTTGCAAGATTGAGAAAGAGATTTTCATATATGTTTAGTGATATGTTGAGAACGCAATTGATTCTCAAGAACATTATCACTCCAGAAGATTGGCAGCAAATGGATGAGCATATTCAATATGATTTCCTATATGACAACCACTTTGCAGAACTAAAAGATGCAGAGTTGCTAAATGAAAGATTGTCAATGGTACAAATTGCAGAACCTTATGTTGGAAAATATTTCTCTCAAGATTATGTAAGACGTAAAATTCTTCGTCAAACCGATATTGAAATAATTGAGCAGGATGCAATTATTAAAAAAGAAATTAAAGATGGGGTTATTCCAGATCCAAGCATTCCTATTGATCCTGCAACTGGTTTACCTCTAGATCAAACTTCTCAAATGGATCTTGGTCAACCAGTAATGGAACCGGATCTGGGAGCAGACAATAAAGCAACTCAAATAAATGCAAAAGCAGCTGAGATGCCCAAAGGTGGTGAAATATAAATAAAGACGATTATTAATTTATTTTGCACTTATGGACGATTTACTGGATATGATTGCTACTGACGAATCACCTTCTCAAATTAGTGATAAAATCAAAGAACTTTTATTTGCAAAAGCATCTGAAAAGATTGATGATTTTCGTCCTGCAGTAGCAATGGATATGTTTGGACAAATTAATCAAGAAGAGGAATGAAATGAAATCTTATAAGCAATTTATTTCCGAATCGGTTAATATTGCTGGCGATTTCACGGGAAATCTTTATATCAACTCACAATCAGAACAACCACAGCAAGTTGGTGAAGAATATGTTGCTGATGTAATGTGGAATGGAAGTCTATATCGTTTAGAATTAGTTACTAAAACTGGAATTCCATCGACAAGAGAACTTGGTGAACAACTTCAGTCTGATTACCCTGGAGCAGTTGTTCATCAAATCTATCCAGTTACAGAAAAGAATTTAAATATCAAAAACGCACAGAGATACCACCCATCCAAGTTAGAATGGATTGATTGATAAATGGCTCAGTGGAATATAACTACACAAGATTATTTAAATCAAGAAAGAAGTTTATTTGAAGTTGTTGGCGTTGCTTCCAGTGATGGACAAATTATTAGTGCCCAAAATCCTTTTCCAGTTACAGGAACGGTTGGAATATCATCAGAAACTATTGTAACAATCAACGCAGATACAAATTCAGTAGATGCTTTTGGAAGACAAAGAGTTTCTGAACCTTTTACTCTTGGAGATTATAAACATCTTTATGCAATTGATCCAAACTTTTTAGACAGTTATTCTGGTGCTGGTTCTACAGTTTCATTTTTATCAAATCAAGCGTGTGCAAGACTAATCACTGGAATTGGTTCTACTGCATATTCAGTTCATCAAACAAAATTTTATCATCATTATCAACCAGGAAAATCTCAACTAATTTTTAGTTCTTTTAATTTTTATGCACCTCAAAAAAATGCAACAAAAAGAACTGGATACTTTGATGATAGAGATGGAATATTTTTTGAACAGGTTGGCATAAACACATCAGATGGTGTACATGCTGGTATAGGAACTTACAACTGGGTTATAAGAAGTTATGTGAGTGGAATTGCATCAGAAACAAGAATTCCACAATCTGAATGGAACAGAGATAAATTTAATGGAACTGGTGCATCTGGAATAACTTTAGATTTCACAAAAACTCAACTTGCATTTATTGATTTTCAATGGTTAGGTGTGGGTAGAGTTCGTTGTGGGTTTGCTCATGATGGACAATTAGTAACAGCACATGAGTTTTTCCATTCAAATAATTTACCTACAGTATATCTTGCAAATCCCAATCTTCCAGTTCGTTGTGAGATAAGAAATACTGGAGTGGGTATTGGCGCATCATTTGACCAAATTTGTGCTTCCGTAATGTCTGAAGGTGGATATGTAGAAAGTGGAATTGATTTTTCTCAAACTATGCTTACCACAAGAACAACTCCAACTCCAGCAGGAACAGAGTTTCCTTTGATTGCTATTAGATTAAAAAATAGTTTTCAAGGATATCCAAATAGATTATCAGTTAGGTTGAATAACTTATCAATACATTGTGAAACAAATAGCATTGTATATAGAGTTGTAAAACTTCCAAGTTCTGCATACATAGGCAATGCAGGATCTTTAACTTGGACTTCTACAGCAAACAATAGTGGTGTTGAATATTGTGTAGATGCTACAACTTATTCTGATGGTGATGAGTTTGCATCAGGATTTGTTCCTTCTGGTGCATCTCAAAACTCACTTTCTCCTGTTGCATCAGGAACATTAAGTTCTGCAAAGAAAAATATTATAGTTCAGAATATTGATTCCACAAACTCTGAAATTTACGCAATTATTGTGAGAACAATTACAACTACTGGTAATGCAGTAGCAAACGTTGCATGTTCTGTGCAATGGAGAGAGATTTATTAATTTAATAAATAACTAAAAGTGTATTATACGAATAATGGCTCATAGACCAGTTGGAACTGGATCCTCTGTTGCATTTACTGCAGGAGCTGCATCCACATCATCCTCATTTTCAGTTCAATCAAGTGTTTTGAGAGTGGTTGCTGTCGGAGGCGCTGCTCATATTGCAGTTGGAGCAACTCCTTCAGCAACTATTGCTGATTATTATGTTCCTGCAAATGGGACAGCAACTCTTGCACTTACTAAAGCATCAAATCGTGTTGTAGGTGTTACGACTGGAACAACAACTATAGTTACTGTTCCAGAAGGAACTCAAGTTCCATTTGGTGTTGGAGATTATGTTTCTTTAACTGTGTCTGGTCAATCTTATTATAATTTTACTCATCAACAAGTTTTATCAGTTAATACAACATCGGGAGTAGGTGGTTATTTTCAAACCAGAATGACAGTCAATTACAATTCAACCGGAATTGCTACCGCATTTTCTTCTGCGGATGCACACGTTATTAACTCAAACAAAGTTTCTGCATATGGTGTAGGATCTGGATCTGTTTATTACCAACAAGTTCAAATTACAGGAGACGCATGATGAAACTCATCACAGAAGAAATTGAATCAGTAGAAGTTATTACTGAGGAAAAAAACGGTAAAAAAACTCTATACATTCAAGGACCATTCCTTCAAACCGAACAAAAAAATCGTAATAATAGAGTATATCGTAAATCTATAATGGAACGTGAGGTAAAAAGATATACAGAACAATATATTTGCAAAGGTCGTGCTTTAGGTGAACTTGGGCACCCAGATGGTCCAACTGTAAATCTTGATAGGGTTTCCCATATGATTGTTTCCCTTGAACAACGTGGAAATGATTTTATTGGTAAAGCACAAATTCTTTCTACACCTATGGGTAAGATTGCGGAGTCACTTCTCAAAGAAGGAGTAACTCTTGGAGTTTCTTCTCGTGGTCTTGGTTCTACGAGACAACATCCAGATGGATATGTGGAAGTTGGTGAAGATTTTATGCTTGCAACTGCTGCCGATATTGTTGCTGATCCTTCTGCACCTGATGCTTTTGTTCAGGGAATTATGGAAGGAAAGGAATGGTGCTGGGAAGGTGGAATGCTAAGAGAAAAAGTAGCAGAAAACACCAAACACAAAATAAATACATTTGTTGATCAAGGTATACTTGAAGAATATAAACTATCACTTTTCAATGAGTTTTTAAATTCATTGTAAATTATTAAATTATAAATAAATATAGTTTATAACGTAAGGTTAAACGGAGAGTTCAAATGTCTCGTGGAGATTTACAAGAAATGGAAGTAGGCACTAAGCAATCCAGAACCGCTGTGAATGCAAATGCAAAAGCAGCGGACGCAATGCCAAAATTAGCAGCAGGTGCTGTTGCAGGTCAGACTGGTAGCTGGGAAGATTTAGGTGGTCCAGATCCTTCTAACTATCGCCCAGATGATGATTCAGCAAAACTGAAAACACCCGGATCAACACTTAAGGCAGTTAAGAATGTTGTGAATAAAGGTGCTAGTGCAGCAATGCCAATGCAGAGTCTTGCTTCTGGTGCTGTAAAAGAAGATGAAGATCTTGAATATGATGAAGACGAAGAACTTCTAGAAGCTAAGGAAGAAGAGGAGGAAGAGGAAGAAGAGGAAGAAGGAGGCAAAAAGAAAAAGTCTGATAAGGAAGAAGAGGAAGAAGAAGAGGAAATGGAGGAAGAGTTTAGCATTGAGGAAGATGTTAATGCTCTTCTAGAGGGTGAGAATCTTTCTGAGGAATTCCAAGAGAAGGCACGTACCATCTTTGAAGCTGCTCTTCGTTCCAAAGTTTCTCAAATTCAAGAAACAATTGAAGAGCAGTATGCTCTTGCTCTTGCAGAAGAAGTTGAAGAAATTAAGACCGAACTTTCCGAAAGAGTAGATTCATATCTTGAGTATGTTGCCGACGAGTGGATGCAAGAAAATGCACTCGTCATTGAACAAGGTCTTAAGACCGAAATGACCGAATCATTCCTTCAAGGAATGAGAGGTCTTTTTGAAGAACATTATGTATCAATCCCTGAAGATAAATATGATGTGCTTGAGAGCATGGTAGAAAAACTTGATGAAATGGAGACAAAACTCAACGAGCAGATCGAGAAAAATGTTTCCCTAAACAAGCGTCTCGCAGAGTCGGTTGCTGATGGAATCTTTGAACAGGTCTCTGAGGGCCTTGCTGCTACTCAGAAAGACAAGCTCGCTTCACTTGCCGAGAGTGTTGAGTTTGAAAGTGAAGAAGAATATCGTGAAAAACTGGAGACTTTGAAGGAATCATATTTCCCTTCAAGAGTAGTATCTCCTTCAACTAAATCTGATACTCTTTCTGAGGGAGTAAGCATTGCACATGAGTCATACTCACCAGCAATGTCTGCTTATCTTAAGAGCCTCTCAGCATTTAGTAAATAATTGAATTTAATATAATTCAAACCCAAAAAACGCACTTTAGTAAAAAGGTAAACGCAAATGTTCCATTCCGAGCATCTGCAGGAAAAGTGGGCACCTCTACTTGACTATCAGGGCATTGACCCTATCAAAGATTCTCATCGTAGAGCTGTAACCGCAGTCCTGCTAGAAAACCAAGAAAGATTTTTAAGAGAGCAATCCTCATTTGAGCATGGCTCAATGGGTATGCTTATGGAAACCCCAACCAACGCAGGTAATGCTGCTGGTGCTTCAGGTGGTTTCTCAGGTAGTGCAGCTGCTGCAGGTCCTACCGCAGGTTTTGACCCAGTACTGATTTCACTTATTCGTCGTTCAATGCCTAACCTGGTCGCATATGACCTGGCTGGCGTTCAACCAATGAGTGGTCCTACTGGACTTATCTTCGCAATGCGTTCACGTTACACCAACCAGAGTGGTACTGAAACCTTCTACAATGAAGTAGATACTGCATTCTCAGGTCAGGATTCATCCTTTGGACTTGCTGGTTTTGGTAGCACTGCTGCTGGTATCGGTACTACAACTCAGGCTGGAACTAATCCATCAGTTCTAAACCCTGTTGGTGGTGCTGGCGATCAGACCGCATATAACGTTGGTCAGGGTATGGTAACTGGAGATTCTGAGAATCTCGGTGCTTCCGGCCATGACTTTAACCAGATGGCATTCTCAATTGAGAAGGTCACTGTAACTGCAAAGTCAAGAGCACTCAAGGCTGAGTACAGCTTAGAACTCGCACAAGACCTAAAAGCAATTCATGGTCTGAATGCAGAGGCTGAGCTTGCTAACATCCTCAGCTCTGAGATTCTTGCTGAAATCAACCGTGAGGTCATCAGAACCATCTACAAGGTTGCTGAGCAAGGTGCTGTTCAAAACGTAGCAACTCCTGGAATCTTTGACCTTGATGTTGACTCTAACGGTCGTTGGTCAGTTGAGAAGTTCAAGGGTCTACTCTTCCAAATTGAGAGAGATGCAAACGCAATTGCACAAAGAACTCGTAGAGGAAAGGGTAACATCATCATGTGCTCTGCTGACGTTGCTTCAGCACTGACCATGGCTGGTGTTCTAGATTACACCCCTGCACTCAATGCAAACCTTCAGGTAGATGATACCGGCAATACCTTTGCTGGTACTCTAATGGGCAAGTATCGTGTATACATTGACCCATATGCTGCAAACCTCACCGCAGGTAATGCAACTCCTGGTAACCAGTACTACGTTGTTGGTTATAAGGGTTCCAGCCCATATGATGCTGGTCTCTTCTATTGCCCATACGTTCCTCTCCAAATGGTACGTGCCGTTGGTGAGAACACCTTCCAGCCCAAGATCGGCTTTAAGACCCGTTATGGTCTCGTTGCAAACCCATTTGCAGAGGGAACCACTCAGGGTCTTGGTGCTCTCAAAGTTGACAGCAACCGTTACTACAGAAGAGTTGCAGTTAAGAACCTTATGTGATCTATTTCACATAAAATTTTCAAGAGGGTCTTCGGACCCTCTTTTTTTATCTAAATATTTAAAAAAAAGATGACTAGAGGACAGATAGATAATAGAAACTTTTTATCCCCAACAGGATTTAAGTTTACTCTCTCAAGAGAACCTAAAGTTGCATTCTTTTGCAATCAAGCAAATATTCCTGATTTAAACCTAGGTGTTGCTTTGCAACCATCTTATTTAAAACCATTACCAAATCCTGGTGAAATCATTGAATTTGGAGATTTGACTATAAGATTTTTGGTTGATGAAAATCTTGAAAATTATATGTGCATTCAAAATTGGATTCGTGGATTAGGATTCCCAGAAGTACTAACACAATATAGTGATCTTGAAAGAAGAGGATTCATTCAAGGTAATTATGCAAACGATAAGGAAAATATTTATTCTGACGGAACATTACAAGTTTTAACAAGTAGTCAAATACCAAATTTTCAAGTTGTTTTTAGAGATTTATTTCCTTATACTCTCTCTACGTTAACATTTGATGCAACAGATACCGATATTAATTACTTTACAGCAGACGTAAGTTTCAAGTATACTATTTACGATATAGTTGATTTAACTGGAAAACCATTATGAGTATTGATTTGGATACAATCCAAAAAATGTGGGAGCAAGATTCCAAAATGGACATGGATAATCTTCACACAGAATCTTTAAATATTCCAATGCTTCATGCAAAATATTATGATCTTTATAATACTATCAATCTTTTAAAAAAGAAAGCAGAGCAACAAAGAAAAAAGATCAGACATGAAAGATACGAATATTTTACAGGTAAAGCAGATCCAGACGTTTATTTAGAAAATCCATTTCCAAAGAAAATCCGTGATAAAGAAACTCTACAAGGATATTTGGATTCTGATGAGAAGTTATCGCAAGTTGCATTAAAACTTGAATATTATGACACTCTTTTAAATTATATTGAAAGTATTCTAAAGATGATTCAAAATAGAACTTATCAGATTAAAAATGCAATTGAATTTATTCGTTTTCAATCTGGATTAGGGTAAATAAATACTCATAGCAATACAAATGCTATGAGTGACGTAATTATTGAAAAGAAAAACGAAGTATTTTTAAAACTTCATTGTGAACCACACATTCTCTACGAACTTCAACCATATTTCACATTTGAAGTAGAATCTGCAAAATTTATGTCTCAGTATAGAAGTAGGCACTGGGACGGAAAGATTCGTTTACTCAGCACTCATACTGGAGAAATCTATGCAGGATTGCTTCCTAAAGTAATTGATAAACTAAGCAATCACAATTACAAATATGAGTTTAAAGAAAATAAATTTTATGGTCAACCATTTGAGGTGAATGAGAACATCTCATACGAAGGTGTTAAAGATTATATGCAATCTATTTGTGCTCATTCTCCAAGAGATTATCAAATAGAGGGAGTATATGATGCCCTACGACATAATCGAAAGTTATTGATAAGTCCCACTGCGTCAGGAAAAAGTCTGATGATTTACGCCCTCGTGCGGTATTATGTGGATAAAGGGCAAAAAATTCTTTTAGTTGTTCCAACGACATCTCTTGTAGAGCAGATATACAAGGATTTCCAGGATTATGGTTGGGATGCTGAGTCATATTGTCACCGCATTTATTCGGGTAGAGAAAAAACAAATGAACATCCAGTCACAATTACTACTTGGCAATCTGTATACAAGTTAGAACGTTCATTTTTTGAAGGATATGATTGCATTATAGGTGATGAAGCACATTTATTCAAGAGCAAATCACTTGTAGATATTATGACAAAACTTCATCATACAAAATATAGATTTGGATTTACAGGAACTCTTGACGGAACTCAAACGCATAAGTGGGTTTTAGAAGGTTTGTTTGGACCGTCATATAAAGTTACTAGAACCGACGAGTTAATGAGACAGGGACATTTATCTCAATTGGATATTAGATGTATTGTATTAAAACATTCCCCTCAAAAATTTGAAACTTATGAAGATGAAATTCAATATTTAATTTCTCATGAACAAAGAAATAAATTTATTACCAATCTTGCTTTAGATCTAAAAGGTAACACTCTAGTTCTTTTTAGTAGAGTAGAAGCACATGGAGCAATACTCTATGAAAAGATAAATAATACAAAGCAACAAAACCGTAAAGTATTTTTTGTACATGGTGGAGTTGATACTGAAGAAAGAGAATTGGTCAGAGAAATTACTGAAAGAGAAAATAATGCAATAATTGTTGCTTCTTATGGAACATTTTCTACAGGAATTAACATCAAAAATTTGCATAATGTAATATTTGCATCACCAAGTAAATCAAGAATTAGGAATTTACAATCAATTGGACGAGTATTAAGAAAAGGAAAAAATAAAACCAAAGCAGTTCTTTATGATATTGCTGATGACTGTACTTACAACTCAAGAAAAAATTATACTTTAAATCATTTAATTGAAAGAATTAAAATTTATAATGAAGAGAATTTTAATTACGAGATAATCACAATTCAACTTAAGAAAAATGGGAATTGAAGAAGATTTTTACGCAACACTTAAATTAAAATCAGGTGAAGAAATATTTGCTAAAATAGCAGCATCGGAAGAAGAAGATAGAACTTTTTTGATTGTTTCTAATCCCATCACTATTTCGGAAATAAAAAGTAGAAATGGAATATACGGATATAAAATGGAACCATGGTTAAAAACTACCACTGAAGATATGTTTATTTTAAACTTAGAAGATGTCATGACTTTATCCGAGTCATTTGATGTTGAGATGATATCAATGTATCAAACTTATTTAAGACAATCAAATAAAGAAAAAAATAATCAATCAAAGATAAGTCGTAGAATGGGATATATATCTAACGTTAATGATGCTAAAGAGATTTTAGAGAAGATCTTTAAAGGTAATTAAGTATATAATTAATCTTTAACCTCGACAAAGGTAATTATATCTGGATTTAAGGGGGTTGTCAACTATTTGATTTGATGGTATTATTGATACATAATAATGATAAAAACTTATGATAACCACGGCAGTCATGACCAAGAGAAAAAGGTCAGAGCATTACGTCAATAATAAAGAGTTTCTTGCTGCTCTAATTAGGTATCGTGAAGATAAAGAAATTGCAGAGATTCAAGGAAAACCAAAACCTCCTATTCCACGATATATTGGAGAGTGTTTTTTGAAGATCGCAAATCATCTCTCTTTTAAACCTAACTTTGTGAATTACATGTTTAAAGAAGACATGATTTCCGATGGCATTGAAAATTGTGTACAGTACATTCACAATTTCAATCCCGAGAAGTCTCAGAATCCTTTTGCATATTTTACTCAAATCATTCACTATGCATTTCTAAGACGTATTCAAAGAGAAAAACGTCAGATGGAAATCAAAAATAAAATTCTTGAAAAATCTGGATACTCTGAAGTATTTGAGGACAATTCCCTTGACGGATCCAACTATTCAGATTACAATAGTATTAAGGATAATATCCATTCTAAACTTCGTTACTGATGCGTATTGCTTTGATTAACGACACTCACTATGGTGCTCGTAAAGGTTCAAAACTATTTCATGATTATTTTGAACTCTTCTATAAGAATGTGTTCTTCCCGACGCTGGAACAGTACGGGATCACAACAGTTATTCACATGGGAGATGCTTTTGATAGTCGTAAATCAATTGACTATCAAAGTTTAGAGTGGGCAAAAAGAGTTGTATTTGATCCTCTCTCCAAATATGACGTTCATATGATTGTTGGTAATCATGATTCTTACTATAAGAATACAAATAATACCAATTCTCCACAACTTCTTCTTAAAGATTATCCAAATGTAAAAACATATTCAAGTCCAACAGAAATTAAAGTAGGAAATCTTGATATTCTACTTCTTCCTTGGATTTGTATGGATAATGAACAACAATCTTTGAAGATGATTCAAAAGACCAATGCAAAAGTTGCTATGGGTCATTTAGAACTTCAGGGATTTCGGGTGAATCGTTCTTTGGTTATGGATCATGGATTGGAAGCAGATATTTTTAAAAACTTCAAAAAGGTATTTTCTGGTCATTACCACACTCGTTCTAATAATGGAACTGTATTCTATACGGGAAATCCTTATGAGATTTACTGGACGGATGTAGGTGATACTCGTGGATTTACTATTTTTGATACTGAAACTCTAGAGCATGAACCAATAAACAATCCTTATAAAATGTTTTATAACATTTACTATGAGGACACTAACTATCAAACTTTTGATACAAGGGAATATGAAAACAAAATCGTAAAAGTTGTCGTTCGCAAAAAGTCAGACACAAAAAAGTTTGAAAAGTTTATTGATAAACTTTATTCTTCAAATATTGCCGAACTCAAAGTTGTAGAAAACTTTGAAATTCAAGAATCTGAAAATTTTGAAGCATTTGAATCTGAAGATACACTTTCTATCTTAAATAGATACGTAGAGGAATCTGAAGTAAATATTGATAAATCAATTATTCAAAAATTACTTCAAGAAGTTTATCAAGAGGCATGTGAACTAGTCTAAAATGTTTATTTTAACCATCAACGGAAGAGAAACAGAAGGAGCATATTCAGTTCAAAATGAAGATGGAGAACAAATTCTTTATCTTTTTGAAGAAGAGGATGATGCTATTCGTTTTGCAATGATGCTTGAGGAAGATGGTTATCCTGAGATGCATGTTCTTGAAATTGAAGATGAAGTTATGATAAAAACTTGCGAAATGCACGGATACGACTATACTGTTATTACTTCTGATGATATTGTAATCCCGCCAAATACTTATCATGATTTTATTTAAAAAAATCCGATGGAAAAATTTCTTAAGCACTGGAAATAGTTTCACCGAACTTGATCTTACTCAGCACTCTACAAATTTAATCATCGGTACAAATGGTGCGGGTAAGTCCACAGTTCTTGATGCTCTGTGCTTTTCTTTGTTTGGTAAACCATTTCGTAAGATTAATAAACCTCAATTAGCCAATACTGTAAACGAAAAAGATTGTAAAGTTGAAGTAGAATTTTCCATCGGAAAAACGGAATGGAAAGTGGTTCGTGGAATCAAGCCAGCAGTATTTGAAATTGAAAGAGATGGTAAAATTCTTGATCAATCTTCTGCTGCTCTTGATCAGCAAAAATGGTTGGAACAAAGTGTTCTTAAAATGAACTATAAGTCCTTTACTCAGATTGTAATTCTGGGATCAAGTACTTTTGTTCCCTTTATGCAACTTTCTGCAGCACATCGTAGAGAAGTGATTGAGGATCTTCTTGATATTAAGATCTTTTCTTCTATGAATGTCGTGATCAAGGAAAAAATTCGTTCCCTCAAAGAAGAAATCAAAACTTTAGAACTTAAGAAAGAATCACTTCTTGATAAAGTTAAAATGCAAAACAACTTTATTGAGGAGTTGGAAAATCGTGGGAAAGATAACATAAACAATAATAATCGGAAAATTTCCGATTTAATGCAAGAAGTTGAACGATATATGGGAGAAAACCTCCTCATTGAAGAGGATATTTTTAAACACACTGAGAGACAAGAACTTGTAACAGGTGCTGCAGAAAAACTTCGCAAGTTGGGTAATCTAAAAGGAAAGATTTCTCAGAAGGTATCGACAATTACTAAGGAGCATAAGTTTTTCACTGAGAATACGGTTTGTCCTACCTGCACACAAGAGATTGATGAGACCTTCAGGATAAATAGGATTAACGACGCTCAAGATAAAGCAAAGGAGTTGCAATCTGGTTATAAAGAACTAGAGGAGGCAATTAAAGAAGAAGAACTGCGAGAGCGTCAATTTACCATCCTATCTAAGGAGATTACAAAACTAACGAATGAAATTTCTCAAAACAATACTCGGATTTCCCTCAACCAGAGACAAATCAGAGATCTTGAAAATGAAATTCAAACTATTACCGAACAACTTAAAAACCGAAATACTGAACATCAGAAGTTAGAGGAATTTAAAAACAATCTCCAAATTGCATACGACGAACTAGCAGAAAAAAAGGACTCTATTAATTATTACGATTTTACGTATAGTTTACTTAAAGACGGTGGAGTAAAGACCAAAATCATTAAGAAGTATCTGCCACTGATAAATCAGCAAGTTAACCGTTATCTACAGATGATGGATTTCTATATTAACTTCACTCTTGATGAGGAATTTAACGAAACCGTCCAGTCTCCAATTCATGAAGATTTTTCTTATGCATCTTTTAGTGAAGGTGAAAAAATGAGAATTGACCTTGCACTTCTCTTCACTTGGCGTGAAGTTGCGAGGATGAAAAATTCCGTGAATACTAATCTATTAATTATGGACGAAGTATTTGATTCTTCACTTGATGGATTTGGAACAGAAGAATTTTTAAAAATTATTAAATATGTAATTAAGGATGCAAACGTATTTGTAATTTCTCATAAAACTGGACTTGATGATAGATTTGAAAACGTAATCAAATTTGAAAAAGTAAAAGGATTTAGTAGGATGGTTTCTTAAGTGGCACAAGACAAAGACTGGTTAGATCGTTTAGTTGATAGGATGAGTGACTGGTTTGATTCACTAACAGAGTACGATGAGACACAAAATCTGGGAGAGTGGTCGTACTCCATTTCGGAGGAACGACAAGGGGAAGAAGAAACCTCAAGCAATTAGACAAGCAAAAGCACGAAGACAAGCACTCAAGAAGCATCTCAAAAATAGAGATGCTTCTTTTTTATAAATATATAAAAAGTCTTTATAAAAATGGAAAGTAAGGAAATTCGAGGATTGATGGAAGCATATGTTTCAGTTTATGCTCCACAGCAAGAACTTAATGAAGAAGTTACAATTGCTGCTCATTATTTCTATGAAATGGGTTTGAACGAAGATGGTGTTGATATTTTAATTGAAGAACTTGGTGTAGAAGAATTTGCCGAGTTTGTTTATGATATTTCTGAAGAGTATGTTTTAGCAGAAGCAAGAGCAGGTGGTGCAAGAATTGAACCTGTAACTGCAAAAGGACAAAAGTTTAAATCTGGAAAACCAACTGGCAAATCTCTTGCTAGACTTCGTGCTCAAAAAGAAGCAAGAAAATCCGCAGAAGAAAAAGCATCCGCATCAAAACCATCTGGATTGAAGGCATCCCTACAAAGACAATCTGCAGTTGCTACTGCTGCAAAGAAACAACCAAAGAAACCAGGTATTTTTGATCGTGTTGTAAGTGCTGTTGATAGAGGAATTGCAAGACATAATGCTGCTATGGGTGAACTGCAGAAAATGAAAGCAGCAACTGCCGTAACTGCAGGTAAAGTTAAAAAAGCTGCTGGACAATTTAAAAAGGGTTTTACTGGTGAAGAAATAGAACTTCAGGGTTATGTTGCATCAAAGAAACTTGAAGAGGGCCATGATAGCAGAATGGGAAGAGGTGAAATGGGTGAACCAAAAGAAACTCAATACCCAAAAGTTGATAAGAAGCAGTATGATAAGGATATGGATTTCTGGAAATCAAGAATTAGAACAGCTACAGCTCAGTTTAGATTGAAGAAAAGGGGTAAAGTCCCTAAAAAGGGTGGTAAGGATATGTTTGAGCATATCCTAGAACACCTAGTTGCCGAAGGTTATGCGGATACAAATGAGGCAGCAATAGCTATTATGGCAAACATGAGTGAAGAATGGAAGCAGAGTATTGTTGAAGAAACCAAGAGAACAGAATATCTTCAAAAAAAATTTAATAAAGAAAATCAAAGAAAATCTGGTTCTGCTCATACTTACATTCCGGGAAAACAAAACACTGGACAAGCGTTAATAAAATCAAGAGAGTCTGAAAGACATATGCGTGGTGAGAATTGAGACCACTTTTCAAACTGTCCACATGGAGGTCGCAAGACCTCCTTTTTTTGTATAATAAGGTCATCCGAAACAAAACCAATGGCTGTCCGTCACGAAATCAAATCCCAACTTGCCAAACTTCTTGCCACTGAAGATCTTGTAGTTGAGCACAAGAAAGTGGAAACTGCCTGTTTTAATGTTCACACTAGGGTTTTGACTCTTCCTCTCTGGGAACGGGCAAGCAACACCGTATACGACCTTCTGGTGGGTCATGAGGTTGGACATGCACTGTTCACTCCCAATGAAGATTGGGAAGAAAAATATAAAGTTCCTCAACAATTTGTGAATGTTGTTGAGGATGCTCGTGTAGAAAAATTGATGAAACGCAAGTACATGGGACTTGCTAAAACATTCTTTAATGGTTATAAGGAACTAAAAGATCAGGACTTCTTTCAATTGGAAGGTGAAGATATTTCAAAACTGAATCTTGCTGATCGTGCAAATCTTTATTTTAAAATTGGGAACTTTCTTCCTTTGGATTTTAATCCTGAGGAAAAGGAAATCGTTGATCTGATTGCTGTAAGTGAAACTTTTGCTGATGTGATGATTGCGGCAGAAGAACTTTACAAATACTGTAAAAAAGAACAACAGCAGCAAAAACTTCCTGATCTTGATTCTCATCAAAAACAAGATAACGGAGCAAAAACACCTTCAACCGAAACTGTAGAAACTGAGTCTGAGCAAGAATCGGAAGAAAATAATAATTCTAGTCAATCTCAGCAAGAAAATACTACTCCTGGAAATGCTCAAGGAGAACAAGTTTCTGTAAGCAGTTCTGCTCCAGAAAAAGAACCTGAAATTCGCACTGCAGATTCTTTGGAAAATAAACTCCGTGATCTTGTGAATAACTCTGGATATGAAAACATTTACATTGAGATTCCTAAACTGAATCTTAATACTGTGATTGCTTCTAATACTGAAGTTCATAAAGAGATCAATAACTCTTTTAAAACTCAACAAAATTCTTATAACATCGTAAAACCAAACGATCCCAAAAATTTGTTTCAGGAATCTGATGAAGAATTTAGAAAGTTCAAACTATCTGCTCAGAAAGAAGTCAACTATCTTGTAAAGGAATTTGAGTGTCGTAAAGCAGCAGATCAGTATGCCCGTGCTTCTACTGCTCGCACTGGTGTTCTTGACACTGCCCGTCTACATTCTTATAAGTTTAGTGAAGACCTGTTCAAAAAAGTAACTATTCTTCCTGATGGTAAAAATCACGGACTGGTTTTTATTCTTGATTGGTCGGGTTCAATGCAAAACGTTCTTTTAGATACTTGCAAGCAACTCTTTAATCTTGTTTGGTTTTGTAAAAAAGTTTCTATTCCATTTGAAGTGTATGCATTTACTAATGAATGGCGTCGTTATCAGATTGATTATGAAACTGGTAAATACCTTCCTTCAGATAGAACTCCTCATTATGAAAGTAAAGAGCATGTATTTGACATTTCTGAAGATTTCAATCTAATGAATATTCTTACCAGTAAAGTTTCTGGAAATGAACTTGAAAAACAGTTGCTGAATATTTGGAGGATTGCTGATTGTTTCCGTAACACCTATGGATCTTCGTATACTTATCCCCCTCGTCTCTGTCTCTCTGGAACTCCTCTAAATGAAGCACTTGTATGCCTTCATCAGATTCTTCCAAAATTCCAGCAAGAGAATAAACTCCAAAAAGTTCAGTGCATTGTTCTTACTGATGGAGAAGCATCTCATCTTCCTTATACTGTTGAGGTCAAACGTGGTTGGGAAAAAGAACCTTATATGGGAACTCGCCACGTAAATCCAAATACTACAATTCTCCGTGATCGTAAACTTGGAACTACTTATAAGTTTGACTATGATGGATTTGGATATCATCATTTTACTGATGTTCTTCTAAAAAATCTTAAGGATAAGTTCTCATCTGTAAATTTCATTGGTATTCGTGTACTTGAACCTCGTCAAGCACAGAGTTTCATCAATCTTTATCACAAAGTATCTGACAAACAATATGGTCCCATACAAAATGACTGGAAAAAACTGAGGAGTTTTACAATTACTGGATCTGGGTATGATGCATACTTTGGTCTCTCATCTACTGCACTCTCTCAAGAATCGGAATTTGAGGTTGCAGAAACAGCAACCAAAGCACAAATTAAATCTGCATTTGTTAAGTCACTTAAGACCAAAAAACTAAATAAAAAAGTTCTTGGCGAGTTCATTTCTCTTGTTGCATAATCAACAGTGTGCCAGTTAAATCACTGGCACACCCCTTTGAGAAATGGCCCTCTTTTTGCCCTATAATAACTTCAGTTGAAACAAACCACTCACATCATGACTCGCATCCAAATGACCGACGATCAAATTCTTACCGACCTTAAAACCACTTTTGGTTCTGTAATTACTGCTGCAGACGTTCGTGGTTATTGTGCATCCAAAAATCTTTCTTATCCCACTGTTACCAAACGACTAGATTCTTTCAAAGTTGGTCGTGGTAAGTGGAATCTAGAAGTAACTCAACAAAAAGTTCAGGAAATGGAACGTTCATTTAGTAATGTTTCTGTTCTTCCTGAAGTTCATCAAAATCTTATTCCCGATAAAGATGATACCTTCGTCAAGTTTGGTAACTTTAACGATATTAAAAAAATTATTCAGTCCCGTCTTTTCTATCCTACGTTTATTACGGGTCTTTCGGGTAATGGTAAAACGTTCAGTGTGGAGCAAGCATGTGCTCAACTCAATCGTGAACTAATCCGTGTCAACATCACCATTGAGACCGACGAGGATGACCTGATTGGTGGTTTCCGTCTTGTCAACGGTGAGACTGCTTGGCATAACGGTCCCGTAATTGAAGCACTTGAACGTGGAGCAATCCTTCTTCTGGATGAAATTGACCTTGCCTCCAACAAAATCCTCTGTCTGCAATCTGTTCTGGAAGGAAAGGGGGTCTTCCTGAAGAAAATTGGTAAGTTTGTCAAACCTGCTGCTGGGTTTAACGTGATTGCGACTGCAAATACTAAAGGTAAGGGTTCTGATGATGGCCGTTTTATCGGCACCAATGTTTTGAATGAAGCATTCCTGGAACGATTCCCTGTTACCTTTGAACAGTCCTATCCTGCTCCCACAACCGAGCAGAAGATCCTTGAAGGTATTGCTCTAGATCTTGGAGTGGAAGATCGTGACTTTTGCAAGCGTCTGGTGGATTGGGCAGATATCATTCGTAAAACTTTCTATGATGGTGGTATTGAAGAAATCATCAGTACCCGTCGTTTGGTTCATATTGTCCGTGCTTATAGTATTTTTGATAACAAAGCAAAGGCAATTGATGTATGTACTGCACGATTTGATGATGAAACTAAGCAGGCATTCCTTGAACTCTATGATAAGGTTGATGCTGACTTCCAAATGCCTACTGATGGTGAACATGTAACTTTTGACCTTGACCAACAACCCCAATCCTGATATAATTTAAAAAGGTAAAAAGTGCCTTCCTTTATGATTGAACAAACTTTTACTATTACTATGAACGAAACAACTAATCATCTTTGGAAATATAATGAGGATAAAATCCTTAAGGATATTCAAGATTATGTAACCAGCACTTACGGCAGTCATTACTGTGGGCACAATCAAGATTACAAAGATATTCAAACTATTGATCTGATGGCAGCAAAAGATCTTGCTCCTGGTTTTTGTCAAGCAAATATTCTAAAATATGGAAGTCGTTATGGTGATAAAGACGGACGCAACAAACGTGATCTTCTAAAAGTGATTCACTACGCAATGCTTCTACTTCACTTTGATGGTCATTATTCTCGCAAAGATAACGGTCTAACTGAATTTCGTTGATTATTATGAAACTATCTGAAACAACTCTAAATCTTCTCAAAAACTTTTCTTCAATCAATCAGTCCATTCTATTCAAGCAAGGCAATTCACTTCGCACTATTTCTGTGATGAAGAACATTCTTGCCGAAGCAACAATTGAGGAAGATCTTCCTAAGGACTTTGGTATCTATGATCTAAACCAATTCCTAAACGGTCTCAATCTTCATAACAATCCTGAACTTGATTTTAATAATGAAGGTTATGTCGTGATTCGTGAAGGTAAAATGCGATCCAAGTATTTCTTCTCAGATCCCAGTGTAATTATTACTCCTCCCGATAAAGACATTGTTCTTCCCAGTCAGGATGTTTGTTTTGAACTGAGTACTCAGCAACTAGATAAACTTCTCAAGGCATCTGCAGTTTATCAACTTCCCGATCTTTCTGCTGTTGGTGAAGCAGGTGTAGTTAAACTAGTTGTTCGTGACAAGAAGAATGAAACTTCAAACGATTTTTCAATTGTCGTTGGTGAAACTGATAGTGAGTTCGTATTCAACTTCAAAGTAGAAAATATTAAGATTCTGCAAGGAACTTATGAAGTTGTAATCTCACAAAAACTTTTGTCACAGTTTAAGAGCAAGACATATCCCGTACAGTATTATATTGCTCTGGAACCTGACTCAACTTTCGGATGAACATCTTCGTCACAAATCCATTTCCTGCTGAAAGTGCTATCTGCCTTCCCGATAAGCACATTGTCAAAATGCCACTTGAGTGTTGCCAAATGCTTAGCATCGTAGCATCGCAGTGGTATTATGGGTATGGGACCCTGCCCAAGGCAGACGGAACCCCTTACAGTACCTCTAAGGGAGCATTCAGGAATCATCCCTGCACCAAATGGGCAGCAGAAACCATTGATAATGCTTACTGGTTAATAAAATGGGGGATGAATCTCTGTGATGAGTACTCTGTTCGTTATGGAAAAACTCATTCATGTTATAATACACTTGTGGAAGCATATTATTTGTTTCCTAAAGGTAAAATAACAAATGTGACACCTTTTGCTCGTGCAATGCCAGATGAGTATAAACTTGACACAAGCATTGACACTTTTACTGCTTACAAGATGTATATCGCATCCAAACCTTGGGTTGCATCTAATTATCTTCGTATGCCGCAACGCAAACCTGACTGGGTATAATTGATTATGAACAACACTGATTTTCTTTTCGTAGAACGATATCGTCCTCAAGTAATTGATGATTGCATTCTTCCTGAAGAAACTAAAAAAACTTTTAAGGACTTTGTTGCAAAGGGAGAAATTCCTAATCTTCTTCTTGCAGGACCTCCTGGAATTGGTAAAACTACAATCGCAAAAGCACTTTGTAATGAACTGGGAGCAGATTATTATGTCATCAACGGATCCGACGAAGGACGTTTCTTGGATACTGTACGGAACCAGGCAAAGAACTTTGCTTCGACCGTCTCACTTACGGGATCTTCTAAACACAAAGTCATCATCATTGACGAAGCGGACAACACAGGAAACGATGTTCAACTCTTACTACGGGCGAATATTGAGGCATTTTATAGCAACTGCAGATTCATCTTCACTTGCAACTACAAGAACAAGATCATTGAACCACTGCACTCAAGGTGTGCCGTCATTGATTTCACTGTCAAAGGAAAGGAAAAGGCACAACTTGCTTCCTCTTTCTTTAAAAGACTTCAAACAATCCTTGAAACAGAAAACATTGATTATGACCAAAAGGTTCTTGCCGAACTGGTCTCAAAACATTTTCCAGATTTCCGACGTGTTCTCAACGAATGTCAAAGGTATTCGGTGGGGGGAAAAATTGACTCAGCAATTCTTGCATCTTTCTCAGACATCTCTGTAAATGAATTGGTTAAATCTCTCAAGGATAAAAACTTTACTGAAGTCCGAAAGTGGGTGGTCTCCAACTTGGACAACGATTCTTCTCACCTACTTCGCAGGGTGTATGACGCCTGTTATGATGTGCTTCTTCCCCAATCTATCCCTGCTGCCGTTCTTGTTATTGCTAAGTATCAATACCAATGTGCGTTTGTGGCTGATCAAGAAATTAACCTCTTAGCAGCATTAACTGAAATTATGTGTGAATGTGAATTCAAATGAAAGTAAAAACTTTTCCATTAAAAACCTGTTTGAGGTATCCTGGAGGAAAGTCTAAAGCAACTAAGACTCTTGCTCCTTGGTATCCAGAAGACTTTAAAGAATATAGAGAACCATTTATTGGTGGTGGGTCTGTTGCCTTTTACACGACACAAGCATATCCAGATGTTCCTATTTGGATTAATGATCTTTATGTTCCTCTTTATAATTTTTGGGTTCAACTTCGTGACAACGGAGAAGAACTCTCAGAACGTTTGAATGAAATTAAAACAAAAGCATCGGATTATATTACTCAAGACGAAATAGATTCTGCTCATAAAGAATTGTTTGATCAAACACGACAAGATATTAATACTCAAGAAGGACTTGAAAGAGCAGCAAGTTTTTTTGTTCTGAATAAGTGTAGTTTTTCTGGATTGACTGAAAATAGCACCTTTTCTGTCACAGCATCAAGGTCTAATTTTTCCTTTGTAGGTATTGAAAAATTAAAAGAATATTCAAAATTAATGAAAGATTGGAAGATTACAAATATTGATTATTCGGAAGTGATGAATGCCCCTGGAGAAGATGTATTTGTTTTTCTAGATCCACCTTATGATATTAAGGATTTTCTCTATGGTAAAAACAGGGAAATGCACAAGTCATTTGATCACGATCTTTTTGCAGAGAATGTTTATAAGTGTCCTCACAAGTTTATGATTACATACAATGTGAATGATAGACTTATTGAATTGTATAAAAATTATCATTTAAAAGAGTGGAAACTCAGATATTCTATGGCACATAGGGGTGAAAAGGGAACGGATGATAATGTAAAAACAGAACTTCTGGTTACGAATTATCCAACAGAATCTACTAATAGTTTAGAATCTATGCTTTATGATTGAACTTAAAGATTGGTTAAATTCTATCAATTTTTCAAAAGAAAATCTGATGGAAGATGCTGCAGCAATTAAAGAGTATACTCCTTATATTATTAATCGTTGTTTTTCTGGACATATTGATTGTGTTCTCTTTGCAAATGAGATGAATATTCATCACCATCTTGACAAAGATATGCAATATTCATTTTATCTAAATAGTCTTAGGAAAAGGAAGAGATTTTCTCCCTGGCTCCGTAAGGATAAAGTTACAGACTTAGAATGTGTCAAACGTTATTATGGTTATAGTAATGAAAAAGCATCTCAAGCTCTGAAGATCCTAAATAAGGAACAAATAAATTTCATTAAAAAACGACTTGACATTGGAGGAAAAAAATGACTACTACGGTAGAACCTACTGTTGAATGGTCTCAAGACCAAATGGTAGAGGTAATTCTTAATGAACCTGATGACTTTCTAAAAGTTCGTGAGACTTTAACTCGTATCGGAGTTGCTTCAAGAAAGGAAAAGAAAATCTATCAATCTTGCCATATTCTTCACAAGCAAGGTAGATATTACATCGTTCATTTTAAAGAACTATTTGCCCTTGATGGCAAACATGCAAATCTTACAGTGAATGATGTTCAAAGACGTAATCGTATTGCTCGTCTTCTTGCGGATTGGGGTTTGATTACTGTTGTAAAACCAGATTCTGTTGCTGATATTGCTCCTCTGAATCAAATCAAAGTTCTTTCTTATAAAGATAAGAGTGATTGGATTCTTGAGCAGAAATATAACATTGGTAAAAAGGGAAAGGTTCAGGAAACCGAATGATTTTGTAGGGAGTTCAACACTCCCTTTTTTTGTATTTGTTGTATAATTAATATTGGATGCCATAAGGGTCCACAAAACACAAACTCGCTTTAAAAGGAGCTACCATAATGACTAACATTGCACGTTATACTGCTGCGGATCTTCCTACTCTGATGGATAAGATTACCAAAAACAGTATTGGATTGGATGAATATTTTGATCGTATTTTCAGTCTTCATGAAACGACTTCTAACTATCCTCCATATAATCTGGTTCAAGTTAGTAATGTAGAATCTAGACTGGAACTTGCACTTGCTGGATTTAAAAAGAATGAAGTATATGTTTACACTCAAGACGGTAAACTGTTTATTGAGGGTCAAAAAGAAGATAAGGAAACAGATACCAAGTATGTTCACAAAGGTTTGGCTCAAAGGTCATTTACACGTTCATGGACACTCTCTGACGACACGGAAGTTAGATCGGTTGATTTTGAAGATGGTCTTTTGACAGTGACTCTTGGTAGAATTGTTCCTGAGCATCATAAGAGAAAAGATTATCTCTAAATAAAAATAAAAATGAAAACTTTCCAGGAATTTGTTTCTATTATTAAAGAAATGAAAGGTGATTATGGATCTGGAGTTAAACCATCAAAACCAAAATGTGGTTCAGAAGGAACCACATCATATGCGATGCTTCCTGGAAAGAAAGTTTGCAAGTTTCACAGAAAACGTGAGTGATAAATAAAATTGAATATCGTCGGCGCAGAGGAGCACCTGGCAAAAACCAGGTTGACTCCTCCTTTTTTTGTTGCTAGAATAGTAGGAGGCACGGAGTAAAAATGACTGTAAAACTGGTTTTGTTAAAATCTGGAGAAGATATTATTACAGATCTTCAAGAAATGGTTATTCCTGTAAAAAATCAAGAAGAAATTGAGGAAAAGGTTGTTGGATATTTCTTCAATAAACCTTGTATTATAAGCATGAAATCTCCAGAAATTATTGTAGAAACTGATGATATGCCAGCACAAAATAAGATAGAAATTAAATTGAGTCCATGGATTCCTCTATCTAAAAGTGCTAAAGTTCCAGTTCCACCAGATTGGGTTGTCACTATTGTGGACCCTATTGATAAAGTTAAAGAAATGTATGAAAATCAAGTATTAGAGACTGAAAAAAATGAAACCAATCAAGATATTAGTATTGACCAACAATCTGATTCTGATCAGTCAGATTGAAGAAGTTTCTTCCGAACTTGGAGAACCTGATTGTAAATTAATTAAACCTTTTGTAATTGGAAAGGAAAGGACATTGGAACCTTTTCTATGCGAATATACTAAACAGGACACATTTATGATGAGTTCTGATAAGATTCTTACACTTGCTACTGCAACTCCAACTCTTCTTGAAAAATACGAGGACTTAATTAAAGAATGAGATTTTATACTAATGTCCAGATGATTGGAAATCAATTTCTGGTTCGTGGATATGAAAATGGCAAACACGTCATGTTTAAAGAAGAGTACTTTCCTACTCTTTTTGTAAAATCAAATAAACCGACAAAATATAAAACACTTGAGGGTGAATTTGTAGAAGCAGTTAATCCAGGTACAGTTCGGGATTGTCGTGATTTTTACAAAAAATATGATTCTGTAGATAACTTTAAAATCTATGGAAATGACAGATACATCTATCAATATATTTCTGATAAGTATCCTGACGATGAAATTAAGTTTGACATTAGTAAAATTAAACTAGCAACACTAGACATTGAGGTAGCATCGGAGAATGGATTTCCAGATCCTAAAAACTGCGATGAAGAAATTCTTTTGATTACTATTCAAGATTATAATACGAAGAAAATTACAACTTGGGGTACTAAACCCTATCAAAATACTAGAGAAGATGTAAAGTATATCTATTGCGAATCCGAGTATGCACTTTTAAATTCTTTCCTTCATACTTGGGAAAATAATATCCCAGAAGTCATTACTGGGTGGAATATTCAATTCTATGATATTCCTTATATTTGTGGAAGATTGACAAAAGTTCTTGGAGAAAAACGAATGAAAAGTTTTTCTCCATGGGGACTTGTGACTGAAAATGAAGTCTGGGCAAACAATAGGCAGCAGATATGTATGGATGTTGGGGGTATTACTCAACTAGATTATCTTGATCTTTATAAGAAATTTACTTATACTGCACAAGAAACATATCGTCTTGACCATATTGCTTCAGTAGAACTTGGACAGAAAAAGCTTGATCACTCTGAGTTTGATACTTTCAAAGATTTCTACACTAAGGGTTGGAAAAAATTCGTAGACTATAACATCGTTGACGTAGAACTTGTTGACCGTTTGGAAGACAAGATGAAACTGATTGAACTTGCGATTACGATGGCATATGACGCAAAGGTCAACTTTGCTGATGTGTTCTATCAAGTTCGTATGTGGGATAATATTATCTACACGTATTTAAAGAAACGAGATATTGTTATTCCCCCTAAGGATAAATCGGAAAAGAGTGAAAAGTATGCTGGTGCATATGTAAAGGAACCTATTCCTGGAGTTTATGATTGGGTTGTGAGTTTTGACTTGAACTCACTATATCCTCATTTGATCATGCAATATAATATTAGCCCAGAAACCTTGATGGACGAAAGGCACCCATCCGTAAATGTGGATAAAATTCTAAACAAACAGATTACCTTTGAAATGTATAAGGATTATGCTGTATGTGCTAATGGGGCAATGTTCCGCAAAGATGTTCGTGGATTTCTTCCTGAGTTGATGGAGAAGATCTACAATGAACGTGTCATTTTCAAAAAGAAAATGCTTGCTGCTGAGCAAGAGTATGAGAAGACAAAGAACAAGCAGTTAGTAAAAGAGATTGCACGGTGCAATAATATTCAGATGGCACGTAAGATTCAACTTAACTCTGCTTATGGTGCTATTGGTAATCAGTATTTTCGTTATTACAAACTAGAAAATGCTGAAGCAATTACTCTTTCTGGGCAGGTATCCATTCAATGGATCATGAATAAGATGAATTCTTATTTGAATAAAATTCTTAAGACAGGAAATGTAGATTATGTTATTGCTTCTGATACCGACTCTCTTTATGTTAATATGGGTCCTCTGGTTGAGAGTGTATTCAAGGGAAGAGAGAAAACTACTGAAAGCATTGTCTCATTCCTTGATAAGGTCTGTCAGATGGAATTTGAAAAGTATATTGAAAGTTCTTACCAAGAATTGGCTGAGTATGTAAATGCCTATGATCAGAAAATGTTCATGAAACGTGAATGTATTTCTGAACGTGGAATTTGGACAGCAAAGAAAAGATATATTTTAAGTGTCTGGGACAGTGAAGGTGTTCGTTATGAAGAACCTAAACTAAAGATCAAAGGTATTGAAGCAATCAAATCATCTACTCCTGCTCCTTGTAGGAAAATGTTGAAAGATTCATTTAAGATTATGATGACTGGAACTGAAACTGATATGATCAATTATATTGATAAATGCAGATCGGAATTTAATAAATTCCCTCCAGAAGACATTTCATTTCCTCGATCAGCTTCAGATGTTCGTAAATATCAATCTTCTTCTGACATATATTCAAAAGGAACTCCAATACATATCAGGGGATGTATCTTGTTCAATCATTATATTAAGGACAAAAAACTAACAAAGAAATATTCTTTGATTCAGAATGGAGAAAAGATCAAGTTTTGCTATCTTAAGAAACCAAATCCAATTCATGAGAATGTAATCTCTTTCATTCAAGATTTTCCAAAAGAACTTGCCATAACTCAATATGTTGATTATGATACGCAGTTTGAGAAGGGATTTCTTGAACCACTTAAAACAATTCTAAATGCAATTGGATGGAATTGTGAAAGAAAAATGACCCTTGATTCTTTCTTCATGTGATGTTATACTGATTTTATAGGTAAAAATTTTATGGATTTTCTTAAAGACATTGTAAAAGAAATTGGTGACGATTACACCAAACTCGCATCTGACATTGATGAAACAGAAACTTATGTTGACACAGGTTCGTATATTTTTAATGCACTGGTTTCAGGTAGTATTTTTGGTGGTGTATCTGGGAATAAGATTACTGCTATTGCTGGAGAGTCTTCTACTGGAAAGACTTTCTTCAGCCTCGCCGTTGTTAAGAATTTTCTTAATAATAATCCCGATGGTTATTGTCTCTACTTTGATACTGAGGCTGCCATTACTAAATCTCTCTTAGAAAGTCGTGGAGTTGACACATCAAGGATTGTTGTGGTTAACGTTGTCACTGTAGAAGAGTTTCGCACTAAGGCACTTAAAGCGGTTGATCTTTATATGAAGAAACCTGAGGAAGAACGTAGTCCGTGCATGTTCGTTCTTGATTCTTTGGGGATGCTCTCTACAAGTAAAGAAATTAATGATGCACTGAATGAAAAGGAAGTTAGAGATATGACTAAATCTCAACTTATTAAAGGTGCTTTCCGAATGCTAACACTTAAACTAGGTCAAGCAAATGTTCCACTTATTGTCACAAATCATACATACGATGTCATCGGAGCTTACGTACCAACGAAAGAAATGGGAGGAGGTTCTGGACTCAAATACGCAGCAAGTACGATCATTTATCTCAGCAAAAAGAAAGAAAAAGATGGAACAGAAGTGGTCGGAAATATTATCAAGGCTAAGACTGCTAAATCACGTCTGAGTAAAGAAAACAAAGATGTAGAAATTCGTTTGTTTTATGATGAACGTGGTCTTGATCGTTATTATGGTCTTCTTGAACTTGGTGAAATTGGTGGACTATGGAAAAATGTAGCAGGACGTTATGAGATTGATGGTAAAAAACTTTATGCTAAACAGATTCTGAAAGAACCTGAAGTATATTTCACTGAAGAAGTAATGCAACAATTGGACGAAATCGCACGTAAGGAATTTAGTTATGGAGAAAGTTGAGTTTCTAATTCTTAGAAACCTATTGCATAATGAGGAGTTTATTAGGAAAGTACTTCCATTTTTAAAATCAGAATATTTTGAAGATCAAAATCAAAAAATTGTATTTGAAGAGATTTCTTCTTTTGTTCAACAATACAACCAACTAGCAACTAAAGAAGTTCTTTTTATTGAAGTAGAAAAAAGAAAAGACATCAACGAATCTTCTTTTAAAGAAGTTTCTCATTTAATTGATTGTTTGGACAACGTTGTAGTTGAATTAGAATGGTTGACAACTACAACAGAAAAGTGGTGTCGTGACCGTGCCATTTATTTGGCATTGATGGAATCTATTCATATTGCTGATGGCAAGGATGAAAAGAAAAGTAGAGATAGTATTCCTTCAATTCTTTCTGATGCACTTGCAGTAAGTTTTGATAATCATGTTGGACATGATTATTTGCTTGATTATGAAAAAAGATATGAAGCATATCATAAAAAGGAGGATAAAATTGAATTTGATCTGGAATACTTTAACAAAATTACCAAAGGTGGTCTCCCTAACAAAACTCTTAATATCGCTCTTGCTGGTACGGGTGTCGGCAAATCTCTATTCATGTGCCACGTTGCTAGCTCCGTCTTGTTGCAAGGACGGAACGTTTTGTACATTACGTTGGAAATGGCGGAAGAACGAATTGCTGAACGAATTGACGCAAATCTCTTGAATGTTCCTATTCAAGATATTGTAGATTTGCCAAAACAAATGTTTGAGAACAAGGTCAACAACCTTGCAAAGAAAACTCAAGGATCACTTATAATTAAGGAATATCCAACTGCTTCAGCACATGCAGGACATTTTAAAGCACTTCTTAATGAACTTGCACTTAAGAAGTCATTTAGACCTGATATTATTTTTATTGATTACCTTAATATTTGTGCTTCCTCTAGGTATAAGGGAAATCTTTCTGTTAATTCTTATTCGTATATTAAAGCAATTGCAGAGGAACTTAGAGGACTCGCCGTGGAGTTTAATGTCCCGATTGTCTCCGCTACTCAGACCACTCGTTCAGGGTATTGCTTGGACTTGAAAACACAAGTTCAAACACCGCAAGGTATGAAAGAACTTTCAAATATTCAAGTTGGAGATTTGGTGCTTTCTAATACTGGTTATAATGAAGTTCTAAATGTCTTTCCAAAATCTAAAAAGAAATCTTATAAGATTACTTTGGATGATGGTAAAGAAATCATTTGTAGTGAAGAACATTTGTTCCCAACTCAAAATGGTGAAGTGAATATCAAAGGGGGTTTGAAAGAAGGTATGTGTCTTTATGTAAAGGAATAGTATGTGTAAGTTCTACTTCTTATAAATAATAGTAGTATAACTTACTGATATGAAAGTAAAGATTTATTTGATTACCAACACAGCAGTCAATCCACATATGTATTATGTTGGATTGACTAAAAATGAATTAAATAGAAGATTACAAGAACATATTACTCTTGGAAGGCACGAAGGAAATAAACTTCTGTCTGATGCTATTATTGAATATGGTAAAAGAAACTTTACTATTGAGGTAATAGAAGAAGTTGATGAGAGTGAAGCAAGAATAAAAGAAGATTATTATATTCGCAAATATAAATCTCATTATAGAGATGGGTGTGGATATAATATGAAATATGAAACTTGCAATCATGAGAAACACTATCACGGAGCAAATCAAGAACTAATAGAAGAGAATATTAGAAATGGTAGGGTGTGGAACTATGGAATAAGTTTTTCTACACAATCAAAAGAAAAAATGAGAAAAACTAAAAAACATAGATACTCTCTTGGTCTTTATACTAAATTTAATACAAACCATACACAAGAAACAAAAGATAAAATATCAGAAAGTAAAAGAGGACAAAAACTTACAGAGGAACATAAAAATAATATTTCTAAATCTTCTGTTGGTAGAACTTGGATTTATAATCCAGAGTTAGATGAAAGAAAGTTTGTAAAACAGGATGAGTTGGAAATGTTCTTGGAAAGTGGTTGGAAGAAAGGTAGGTTATAAATAAACTTATAGTGTAAAAAAAAAGATGGACGCACAAAATTTTCGTGGGATTCAAGAAGCATATATGGAAGTTGTTAGTAACAATAATGAGTTGAGTGAAATGTCTTATAAAAAACTTCCTGTCGGCAAAATGATGAGAAAAGTTGAATATAGGGCAGAAAGAGAAGCAGATACGAGAGCAGATGCAGAAACAGCAGACACAACTGCTTTTATGAGTCATAATCGGGCATTAAGAGCACACAAACGCGCAGAAAGAAATAAAGAAAGAAGCAATAGAATGATAAATGTTGCTGATACTCATAGTAAGAAAGCAGCAAAGGCAAAATCAAAACTTAAAAAAGAACAAGTAGACCTATACGACATCATTCTTTCGCACCTTCTTGATGAAGGATATGCTGAAACACCAGAAGCAGCAGAAGCAATTATGGTGAATATGAGTGAAGAGTGGAGAGATAGTATTATTGGTTGATAAAATCATAAAATCTTTCTCAACCACTCACCTTGCTTTTGGTGAGTGGTTTTGTTATAATGTGAATAGGTAAAAACTCTATGATGCTGAAAAAAATTCTAAAAATTGAAGAACTTGATGAAAGAGAACTTATAGATATTGAAGTGTCTGGAAATCATTTGTTCTATGCGAATGCTATTCTCACACATAATAGTAGTTCTGATGTTGAACTTACTGATACTAGTGAGTCCTTTGGTCTCCCTGCTACTGCTGATCTTATGTTTGCCCTTATTAGTACAGAAGAGTTGGAAGGGATGGGACAAATACTTGTGAAGCAACTTAAAAATCGTTATAATGATCCAACAATTTTCAAGAGATTTGTTCTTGGAATTGACAGAGCAAAAATGCGTCTTTATGATTGCGAACAATCTGCACAAGATAATATACTTGACTCTGGACAAGAAGGAGAGTATGATTATGAAGAAAGAAAACCTAAAAAATCATTTGAAGGATTTAAATTCTAATATGACACAAGTTATTGATACAAACAAATATATTGAATTCGTTCGTCAAACTACAAGTCCTGCAAGTAGTGATCTAGCACAACTTCTTGCTCGTATTACTGAACTTGAAGCACGGGATGATGCTGATGTTCCTCGTCTTCTGACTGCTGCTCTTGGTATGAGTGCTGAGGCAGGTGAGTTTACTGAGGTTGTCAAAAAAATCATCCTTCAAGGCAAACCTTATAATGAAGAAAATTCTTTTCACCTGAAACGTGAACTTGGTGACATCTGTTGGTATCTTTCTCAGGCATTTATGGCACTTGATACTAACTTTGAAGAGATTCTTCAGATGAACTATGAGAAACTGAGTGCTCGTTATCCAGAGGGAACGTTTGACGTATGGAGGAGTGAAAATCGTGTGGAGGGAGACCTGTGAGTAAAGAAAAACAAGTAACAATTAAAATGGATGCTCGTCAAGCAGCAGCAGTTCGTCAAATTCTTTTTGAGGCGCAAAAAGGATACACTTATGATGAAGTGAGTGTTCCTCCTCGTATTGCTGATGTTCGTTCTGTAATCCAAACTCTTGATGATAATATTGGTGCAGTTCTGGGTATTTGATAAATACTTAGAAAACGACAATGTATTTTTCTGAGTGGAGAAAACTTCAAAGAGACTGTGGGATGTTTAACATTTCGCAGTCTTTTGTTGCAGAAGGAATATCTAAAGATGATTTTGAAAAGATAGTTCATACCTTCTTGCCTTTTGTAAAAAAAGAATTGGGTATAAAGGAACTTCCAAAAATTCATTTTGTTGATGATCCAAAGTTTGCAAAAAGAATCGCAGCATTTGGTCAAATTAAAGATAATCGTATTGTAATTGATATTCAGGGTCGTCAAACTATGGATATCTTGAGAACAGTTGCTCATGAATTGACACATTATCGTCAACATAAAAGAGGAACTATTGGTAGTGGTCATGCAGGAAGTTCCACTGAAAATGAGGCAAACAAACTTGCTGGAACTATAGTAAGAAAGTTTGGTGAGAAACATTCTGGTCTATTTCAATTACCGTCAGTAAATGAAGCAAAGAAAAGAAAAAGAAGAAATATGATTGATATTGATTCTGAGCATTATCCAATAGAGTTGTCTTGAATTATAAATAACTAGAAAGTAATTCGTAACAATGGCGATGGATTCAAAGGAAATTAGAGGTTTGTGCGAAGCATATTCTGCCGTTTATAATGAAGATCTTAGAGATGAATTAGAAACTTTTTCAATCGAGGAAGATCTCTCAATCATTGATGATCTAAGTGATAATGAGTTGGATTTAGTAATGGAAAATATTTTTCTCTCAGGAGAATTTGATATTGATGAGTGCTTTGAATCTTTAGATCTTGTTCTCAGTGAAGCAACAGTAACAAGTTCTGAGGATAGACCTTCTGGTTCTGCAAGAGTTACTTCAAGTGCAGAAAGACCAAGTAGAGCAAAGAGAACTTCAGAAAGACAAAAACAAGTTAGAGTTGGTAGAATTGCTCAAGCAGCTCAACGTGCTGGAGAAAGGGTAAAGTCGGGTGTTGTAGGTAAAGCAAAGGCAGCAGGTGCAAAGGTTGCTTCTGCTACTCAAAAGGTAAAGGGATTTTTGGGTAAGGTTGGTCGTGCTGCTGCGGCAGGAGCATCTGCTGCTAGAAAAGAATTCGGTGGTGAGGCAGGAAGAGAAGCAAAGGCAAGAAAAACTGGTCGTCAAATGAGACGAGCAGCAAGAAAACAAGCATCTGCTGCTAGAGCAAAAGATACTAGTGCTTTCCAAAAACCAAAAGCACCTGTTGGAACTTCAGCAAATCCCAGAATTGGTCAACCTGGAAAAGAAAGACCAGCACTTCCTGCAGCAAAGACTAAAACAGTTTCTGTAGATAGAAGAAAAGCAGCAGCTGCTAAACTTGCTTCTGCAGCTGCTGGATCTGGACCATCCGGATCAGTTCAGCAAGGACAACCTGCTGGAACTTTTAAAACCAAAAAGTCTAGAATGCAAGCACAAAAAAGAGAGGCAAGACTTACTGCAGCAGAGAGTTTTGAACTTCTGGATATTTTAGTTCAAGATATGATTAATGATGGATATGTAAACAGTGTTCATGAAGCATACGATTTAATTGAGAATTTGGATGATACTCAAACTATCAATTTAGTTGAATCATATCTAATTGAAGAGGTAGAAACTCTAGATCTTTATGATGTAGTTCTTGAGCATCTGATTGAGAATGGATATGCTGAAACTGAAGAGGCAGCAGAAGTCATCATGGTAAACATGAGTGAAGAGTGGAGAGAAGAAATTCTACGTAAAAATAATGGATGAGAAATGAGTAAAAAGTAAATAAAAAAATTAACCACCTTCGGGTGGTTTTTTTGTTCCTATAAATATAGAAAACGTTGAAAATAAATAAAGTATAATAGAAAATAATATGAAGAGTTTTTTCTACTTTCTATCAGAAGCAAAGCAGTCACGGGCTTCAATGCAGGCAAAGAAGCTTGGTCTGCGAGGAGACGGTCATGGTGGATGGGTTGACCGTAGTGGAAAAACTGTAGCAAGAACAGAAGATGGTAAACTGCAGTTTATTGATGGTAGAGAAGCAGCAGCACAAGAAACTCAAGCAAAGCAACCAACTGCTGCAACACCTATCCCAACACAAGCACCTAAACAGCAAGCACCGGTTACTCCTACTCCGCAAGTACAGAAAGCACCTTCAGATGAAGAGAAACCAGAAGAGGGTGGAACAGTTACTATAGTTTTTGGACGTTTCAATCCACCTACAGTTGGACATGAAAAACTTTTAAAATCTGCAAAGAGAATTTCTGCAGGAAGTGATATTAAGATATATCCATCAAGAACACAGGATTCTAAAAAGAATCCTCTGGAAGCATCAACAAAAATATCTTATATGAGAAAGATGTTCCCAGAATTTAAAGATAATATTATTAACGATCCTGATATGAAAACAATTTTTAATGTGTTAACCACTGCATATGAAGATGGATATTCAAATGTTAACATTGTAGTAGGTTCTGATCGTCAAGCAGAGTTTGAAAATCTTGCTCAGAAGTATAATGGAGATCTTTACACTTTTGATTTGATTCGTGTTGTATCTGCTGGTGTTCGTGATGCAGATGCTGAAGGTGTGGAAGGAATGTCGGCATCTAAAATGAGAAAAGCAGTTATGGACAATGACTTTGAATCTTTCCGTAGAGGAACTCCTAAGACATTAGATGATGGAGATGCACAGACTTTATTTGATGCTGTTCGTCAGGGAATGAAAGTTAAGAAAACTAAAGTTAAAAAGGAAAGTTATAATGTTTGGGAAATTGCTCCAAAGTGTGACATGAAAAATCTTCGTGAAAATTATGTAAGGGGTAAAATTTTTAGAATTGGAGATAAGGTTGAAAACTTAAATACTGGTTTGATTGGTGAGGTAATGCGTAGAGGAACTAATCATTTAATCTGTGTAACTGAAGAAGGTTATATGTTTAAATCTTGGATTAAAGATTTGATGGAATATACTGAAGTAAAAGTGGATAGTCCAATGAGAGATAAAACTCATCCTACTACTTTAGTCGGTACAAAAGGAACATTTATAAATTATGCGTCAAAAACTCCAGGTGCAATTGGTACTGGAAAACAAAATTTGCAAATGGGAGGAAAGGCTTATGGTATCAATTTCATAAATAAGTATAAGGCAAAGAAAGTAAGTACTTATTAAGATGTCTATTAATCCTCTGAACGATATTTCTAAAGTTTATTTGGAGCAGGTTGCTGAATCGGCAGTTCCTGGTAAACCTGCAGAAAAACTTGGTGCTGTGACTGCTATTCCGCAAGAGGAACGTGATGCTGCAAGAAAAAGAGCACTTGCAAAAGCAGCTGCTATAAGAGCAAAGAAAGGTATTAAAGAAGCAACAAAAGCAAAACCAGATTATTTGGATTTTGATGGAGATGGTAATACGAAAGAGTCAATGAAAAAAGCTTTAAGAGATAAAGCAAAACAAAAAGTACAAGAAGCAAAAAAACCAAATGATGGTAATTTAGCAAACAACTATCCTCCATATGACAAAGTTACTAGAGGAGATATAATTGCTGGCGCTCTAGGTCAAGATCAAATGGGAGGTAAAAAAAAGAAAAAATCAGTAAAAGAAGGATATTCAAATTGGAGAGAGGAACTTTCCGAAGTAATAGAAGTAGTTGGAAAGGATAAGAATGATGAAAAAATAATAGAGAAAAAAGTCAGTAATAAAATTAAAATTAATCCAAGCATACGTGAAGCAGTAGAAAATCTTGGTGGAATTCTTCTAGAAATGGAAGAACTTGATGAGAAAGCTTATAGAAATCTAGGTGTCGGTAGGGTTGAAAGAGTAAGTAGTGGTTCTTATGTTGCGCCAGAAACAACAGGTGCTGCTGCTAAGAAAAAATCTGCAGCTGCTGCGTCAAAATCAAAACCAGAAAAACCAGTTACTGCAATTACAACTGTTGAGAAACCTAAACCAAAAGCAAAACCAGAAAAACCAGTTGCGGTAAATGTTGAGAAACCTCAACCAAAAGAAGAAGGAAGAAGAGCAAGAAGAAGAAGGAAGAGTAGTCCTTCCTATCCCGAAATCAAAGCAGGTATTGAAGCAAGAGAGGCAAAGAAAAAAAGAAGAGGAAAGAAAAAAAGAACTGATAAGTTAGATGATTTACTTGCTTCAATAAGAAGTGAAAAAAATGAAAGTTTTCAACTTTCAGAAAAGGCAGAGAGTGAACAGCAACAAAAACTTTTTGGACTTGCTCTTTCAGTAAAAAGAGGACAAACATCAAGATCTGAAGTAAGTGATGCTGTTCTTAAAATTGCTGATGGTATGAGTGAGAAAAAGATTCGTGATTTTGCTAAAACTAAGCACGAAGGACTTCCTAAAAAAGTTGAAACAAAGGAAGAAGCAATTCAATATGCTTTGATTGATAGAATGACAAAAAAGATTGCAGAGCAAGCAGTAGAAACACCAAAAAAAACTCCACAACAGAAAAACATTAGTCAACTTAATCAAGTTTTGACTGCAAAGAAAACTGTTAATGATGCTCAAAAGAAACTTGATCAAGCTTTAAAAACTGCTGCTCAAAGAAACCTTGATTTACAATCTATCTCTTCATAAGAGTTAAATCCTAAATAGGAGAGGATACTCTCTATAAGGAGGACAACATCATGGGTGCATTAGTAAATGCTTTAAAACCACTTCTTATTGCTGCCATGAATTCTTGCCAAACCAAGAAACTTGTATGTGAACTTCTTGATCGTTATGTAAATACAACTGACAATGACATTGATAATGTAATTGCAGCAACAGTAAGAACAGCACTTCTCAAAGATTGCTGATGCTTACTTGTTTATTGACAAATTGGGGAGCTACTGTTATTCTTGCTTTACTTTTATCTTTTTCGGAATTTCTTGCGAAAACAGAACGATTTAAAGAGAATGGAATAATAGATTTTATATCTTATTATTTGAGATTAGTGTTAAAGAGGGATCAAAACTAAGGTCTCTCTTTTTTATAAATATTTCATAGCAAATAATTTTTACGGAAGAAAAAACATGGCACTCTGGGGAAATAATGATGCAAAAGGTTCTGGTGGAACAGTATCTCTAAACTATGCCACCCTAACTGTTACTGGTAGTGGAACAACTTTCGGACAAGTTGGTGCAGCTGCAACTGGTGATGTAATTCGTTTTGGGTTAAGAACAGGAACTTATTATGGTGATGCCGTAATTGTTGGAATTGCAAGTACAACTCAACTTTCAATTGCTTCCACTTCTAATCTAAGTGGTGCTTCTATTTCTGGGGTACAATTTGACATTAGTCAACTTCCCAAGTACACAGTTCTTGATAGTACTTTCAGTGCAGCAAACATTGCAAGTCCCTCTTTTGTTTCTATTTCATATGTTGGTACTGCAACAACAAATGCTGGAATTGGAACAAATATTGTTCCTGTAGTTGTTAAGAGTGGTGCAACTACTGTAGTTGTTGGAGATGCTCTTGTAAATAATGGCAACAATATACAAATTACAGCAATTGGTGCAGCAAATATTTCTTTAGCATCGACAATTAGTGCTGGAATTGCTACTGGTGCTACTCTCACATTTAAGAGACTTGCTGATGGTTATTCCAAGTCTGTTTATGGTGTAGCAGATGCTGGAATTGCTGCAGCACAAGGAACTGCATATGAACTAACTCATGAAGGATGGGTTGGACTTACAACTTATAGAGGTTCTGAAGGAGAATTGAGAGTTAAGAAAGAAGTTCTTGTTGCAATGTCTGGAATTACCACTGGAAACACTCCATTGTATGATGCAAATCCACTAGTATGATAACTTATGATTTTTAATGAACTGAATGAGGATAATTTCCTCTTATTTGCTATTAAAAATTATGAGAATCCTCAGGCAGTCACTAAGGAAGATTTTGATAAGGATTTAAATCATTTCAAGTATATTAAAAGATTGTTGAAAAGATATAAAAAATCAGGTGAACTAAAAACTCACCTGATTTTAAATCACTTTATAATTCTTTATAATATATTTGGTGAAGCAGCAACTCCTATGTTATTTTTTAAGATTGAAAAGGAGTTATGGTCTTCTTTAAAATCTTTTGTATTATTTTTGGGAAAACTTCCCGAATATCCAAAATCAGGTATTCATGATATTCAAGTTGACTTATATTGTTTGTCGCAACTTTACAAAATCTACAATGGAAAAGAAGAAGATTGATAGAATTATTGAAGCATTTCGGAATTATATAAATCTGAAAGAAGAAGGAATGGTTGTAGGTCCAACTAATAATGTTGGTGGTGGAAAAATATCAGGAACTCCTCAAGCAGATCCTGGAAACCCTCCAGTGTTCAGAAAAAGAAAAAAAGATGAGAAGAAACCGCAGAAATATATTTATCAAAAAGGATTGAGAAAGTGGTGGCGTCAGAATATTGGATAAAATAAATAATAACAAAACTACTTGAGTTGCTTGTTTTAGTAGTATACGAAAATAATAACTCAAAAAAAAAATGTTTAATCCTAATCAATCTGCAGATACTAAAATTGCTGTATTAGAAGAACGTCTTTCATCTTATGAAATTATGATGAAAAAAATTGATGAAGCAATTCAGATTATGGGAAAGACAAGTCAAAATATCAGTAAAATGCTTGCAGTTCATGATGAAAGAATTGAGCAGTGTCACAAAGCAGATGATTATATTGGGAGAGTTATAGAAGAATTGCGATTGGAAAATAAAGATCAACATGAAGCAGTATCAGAAAGAATTGATAAGATAGAAGTAGAAGTAAAAGAAATAGGTAAAATTAAATGGATGACTGTCGGATGTGGAATTCTTCTCGCAGTTTTAACAACAGCATTTTCAACACTTGCTTCTGGATGGTGGACACCATCAGAAATGCAAATGCAACATCAGGGACATATTCATCAACAAAATGTTACTGATTAATAAATAATCAAGTGTTGGCATAAGATGCCAATGAAAACTAAAAAGAAAATAACAAACTACACTCTACAAAAGACAACAAATTCAGTCATTAAGTGGACGGCAATAATCACCTCTCTGTGTCTTGACAAAGTAAGATAAACAAGTAGAATAGTAGGACTGTTCTCTCAACCTGATTATGGATTTTGTTGATGTTAAGTACATCAATTTGATTTCTTCTCGACTTCAAAGATTTAAAAAGGTCAAAAATAATCTTTATAACTTTAGGTGTCCAATATGCGGAGATTCGCAGAAAAATAAAACGAAGGCTAGGGGATACCTGTATCAAGTAAAAAACAATACAAATTATAAGTGTCATAATTGTGGATTAAATATATCCTTTAATAATTTTCTAAAACAAATTGATAATACGACACACAAACAATACATTTTTGAGAAATTTAAAGAGGGACATTCTGGGAAAAACTTTACTGCAGAAAAACCAAAACTGGAATTTACTGCTCCAAAATTTAAACCGAAATTGGATCTACCAAAAGCATCTGCAAATACCTTTGCAAAAAAATATCTGGAAGATAGAAAATTAAACCCGGATAAATTTTATTACACGGACAATTTTAAATCGTGGACCAATTCTATAAAGAAAGTCTTCGATGATACTTCTAAAGATGAACCTAGGATTATTATTCCTTTGTTCTATCAAAATACACTTATCGGATTTCAAGGAAGAGCACTTGGTCCAAATAAAGTTAAATATATCACTATAATGCTGGATGATGATGCTCCAAAAATATACGGTCTTGATGAAATCGACAAAAGTAAAACAGTCTACATTACCGAAGGTCCTTTTGATTCAACATTCATACATAACTCTATTGCACTCTGCGGTGCTGATGGTGATGTTAGTAAGTGGGGTATTAACGACTGTGTGTGGATATATGATAACGAACCACGTAATTCAGAAATCTTATCCAGAATATCCCGTGTCATTGAAAGTGGACAAAAAATTGTAATATGGCCTTCAACTGTAAATCAAAAAGACATTAATGATATGATTTTATCTGGACTTAATGTTCAGTCTATGATAGAATTAAATACCTATTCTGGTTTAGAAGCAAAACTTAAGTTTACCACCTGGAAAAAAATATGAGCAACGGAACCAAAGTTAAAAAACGTGATGGAAGAATTGAGTCACTTGACCTAGAGAAGATGCACTTGATGGTTGAAGAGGCATGTAAGGGTCTTGCAGGGGTCTCTGCGAGTCAAGTTGAGATGACCTCTGGTATACAGTTTTATGATGGAATTACTACTGCAGAAATTCAAGAGATTTTGATTCGTAGTGCTAGTGACCTAATTGATTTGGATCATCCAAATTACCAATATGTTGCTGCTCGTTTGCTCCTTTTTGCCGTTCGTAAGCAATTGTATGGAAAAATGCGAGAACTTCCTGATCTTGAACAACACATTTATAATTGTGTAAATTCTGAAGTATATGACTCTGATATTTACAGTAAGTATTCTAAAGAAGATATTGTTAAGGCAAATTCATATATTGATCATGATCGAGATTATCTTTTCACTTATGCGGGCCTTCGTCAGGTAGTAGATAAATATTTGGTTCAGGATCGTAGTAGTGGTGGAGTATATGAAACTCCTCAGTTTATGTACATGATGATTGCTCTGACAATCTTTGCCGAATATCCCAAAGAAACAAGAATGTCATACGTTAAGAGGTACTATGACGCAATCTCAAAACACAAAATCAACATCCCAACCCCAATCATGGCAGGAGTGCGAACTCCGCTTAGACAATTTGCTAGCTGTGTTCTTGTTGACGTTGATGACACCCTCGATAGTATCTTTAGCAGTGATATGGCTATTGGCAGATACGTTGCACAGAGGGCGGGCATCGGCATCAACGCAGGTCGAATCCGTGGCATCAATTCTAAAATCAGAGGTGGAGAAGTTCAACATACAGGTGTTGTCCCTTTCCTCAAGAAGTTTGAGGCGACTGTCCGATGCTGCACACAAAATGGCATTAGAGGTGGAAGCGCAACTGTCCACTTCCCAATTTGGCACCAAGAAATAGAGGATATTCTGGTACTAAAAAACAATAAAGGTACAGAGGATAATCGTGTTCGTAAACTTGATTACAGTATTCAAATTAGCAAACTCTTCTATGAAAGGTTCATTCAAGATGGTGAGATCACGCTTTTCTCCCCACATGATGTACCTGGACTATATGATAGCTTCGGACTCCCTAATTTTGATGATCTCTACGTTTCGTATGAAAAAGATCCGTCCATTAAGAAAAAAACTGTTAAAGCACAGGAACTTATTCTTGACCTTCTCAAGGAACGTGCAGAAACGGGTCGTATCTACATTATGAATATTGATCATTGTAATTCTCATTCTTCATTTAAAGATAAAGTCGAGATGAGTAATTTGTGTCAAGAGATTACTCTTCCAACATATCCAATTCAGCATATTGATGATACTAGTGGTGAAATTGCTCTTTGCATTCTTTCTGCTATTAACGTTGGTAAAGTAAAGTCTGATGAAGAACTTGAAGAACTATGCGATCTTTCAGTTCGTGGACTTGATGAACTGATTGATTACCAGAAGTATCCTGTGGCAGCAGCAGAACTTGCTACAAAGGCACGTAGATCCCTTGGGATTGGTTTTATTGGTCTTGCTCATTATCTTGCTAAACTTGGATTTAACTATGACTCTCAGGAGGCATGGGATGCAGTTCATGGACTTTCTGAGTCATTCCAATATTATCTCTTGAAAGCATCCAATCAACTTGCTAAAGAAAAGGGTTATTGTGAATACTTTGGACGTACTAAGTATGCTGATGGTATTCTTCCGATTGATACTTACAAAAAGGATGTAGATGAAATTTCTTCCGTCGCATATGAACACGATTGGGAATCTCTCAGAACTTCTATCTTGGAACACGGTCTCAGGCACTCAACACTGTCCGCACAGATGCCATCGGAGAGCAGTTCCGTTGTGTCAAATGCCACAAACGGAATTGAACCTCCTAGAGATTACTTGTCCGTTAAGAAGTCCAAAAAAGGACCTCTCAAACAGATTGTTCCGCAGTATCATACCCTTAAGAACAACTATACACTTCTTTGGGAGATGTCTAGCAATCGTGGGTATATTAATATTGTTGCAGTTATGCAGAAGTTCTTTGATCAAGCGATTTCTGGAAACTGGTCCTATAATCCAGAGAATTATGAAAACAATGAAGTTCCTACTTCAGTGATGGCGCACGATATGCTTTACTCATATTCTGTTGGTTGGAAAACGAGTTATTATCAAAACACCTATGATATTAAGACCGATGAAGTAGTGGAAGAACCAAAACAAGACCTTCAATCACTCCTTCAAGAACTTTCTGGTGCTGAAGAGGAAGATTGCGAAAGTTGTAAAATTTGACGAAAGTGTAAAGACCTGTTATTATAAATAGTAATAGGTCTTTATTTTATCTTATGGAAGGTCGTATTTACAAAATAACAAATCAATCCAATGGTAAGTTCTATGTTGGTATGACCAGAAAGAAATTGAAATATAGATTTAATAATCATTGTTATGATGCATTAATTAGAAACTCAAATTCTTATTTTCATAAAGCAATAAGAAAATATGGTAAAGAAAATTTTATCATTGAAGAAATTGAGGTGTGTGAAAAAAATTTGCCCGATAGAGAAGTATTTTGGATTTCTAAATTAAAACCTGATTATAACCAAACTATTGGTGGAGATAATGGTATTCTTGGATTTAGACATACCGAAGAAACTAAAAACTTTCTTTCCAAAAAAAGAAAGGGAAAATATACTGGAGAAAAAAATCCTTTTTATGGGCAGCATCATACACAAAAAACAAAAGATAAACTAAGTCAAATGAGAAAAGGACAACCATCACCTTGCGGATTTGCTGGAAAATCACATAAAGAGGAAAGTAAATCTAAAACTTCTCAAACACTTAAAAATAATCCAAATGTAAAAAGAACCAAAGTATTTCAGTATGATATTGAAGGAAACTTTTTAAGGGAGTTCCAATCTATTAGTGATGCTTCTAAATTCGTAGGAACAACTCCTTCTAATATAAAATATACCTGCGAAGGAAAATTTAATCATTGTAAAGGATATAAATGGAGTTATGAAAAACTAAATACCTAAAAACAAATAAGAAATGAAAACATTTCAAGAGTTTATTGCAGAAGCAAAAAGAATAAAATTTTATACATTACATCACGGCACTTCTCCTGAAGCAAAAAAATCAATTCAACAATCTGGATTTAGAAATTCTGGTTCTGCTGGTGCTTATGGTCCTGGAGTATATACTTCTACTAATAGAAGAGTAGCAAATGTACACGGGAGTAGTACAATAACTATGAGAGTTCCTGCAAAGAAAGTAAAAACAATGGATATTAAACCTAAATCTCAATCTGGAACTAATGCATTAGATAAAGGTGAAACTGCAGTTAGAATACCAAATGCAGGAACAAGAACAAGTGCATATAGAAATCTAAAAGGAAAAAAACATTTTGTTGTAGTTGATAAAGATGTAGCAAATAAAAATGTTGTAAAAAATCCTTCACCTACACTTAAATCTGGTAAAGACAAAAGAACAAAAACACAACCAAAGAAAAAATAAAACCATTTAATTAACTGGCACATACTATCTTGTTAAGTGTCAGTTAATGCTTTATAATGACTTTGTTGGTAAAATCTAAAGCATTAGGTGAAGTTATGATTAAAAAGCAATATCCTTTTGTTGAAACTCCTAAACCTGTGAACGAAATGACGCAGGATGAATTGACTTATTTTCTCAACAAAAGTTTTCCAGATGGCAAAATAATTCCAGATTACATCGTGACAGAATGGACTATTCCTTGGTGGGCAATTGCTTTAGGTTTGCTTGTCTTTATTTTAATCGTATTATGAAATCCAAATATTTTTTAGAGGTAAATAGAATGTGTGAGTTAAGTTCAGTAGAGGAGGGAGAGTGTGAATCCTGTGCAGTTTAAGATTTCTTCCACAGAAGAACCCCAAACAAATATTAAAGGAATGACTGTATTTAATACTGAAAAAGTTGACACTAAAAAACAACCAATGTTTTTTGGAAAACCTCTTGGAATTCAGAGATACGATTCATACAAATATCCCGTATTTGATAAATTAACAACCCAACAACTTGGATATTTCTGGAGACCTGAAGAGGTTTCTCTCCAGAAGGATCGTGGAGATTATCAAACACTTCGTCCTGAACAAAAACATATCTATACTTCTAATTTGAAATATCAGATCATGCTTGATTCTGTTCAGGGTCGTGGTCCTGGTATGGCATTTATTCCATATTGTTCTCTTCCTGAATTGGAAGCATGTATGGAAGTATGGGGATTTATGGAGATGATCCATTCACGTTCATACACTTATATCATTAAGAACGTTTATTCGGACCCTTCTGAGGTGTTTGATACTATTATTCAAGATGAACGCATTCTAGAACGTGCTAAGAGTGTTACGGAGTCATATGATGACTTTATTCAATCAGCACAAAGTTATGGTACATCCAATGCTTGGATGCATAATCTTGAGGGAGTTTCATATGCAAAGGAATCAATCAACGATGTCAAAAGAAAACTTTACAGGGCAGTTGCGAACGTGAATATCCTTGAGGGTATTCGTTTTTATGTTTCTTTTGCTTGCAGTTTTGCTTTTGGTGAACTAAAACTCATGGAAGGATCCGCTAAAATCATTTCTCTTATCGCAAGAGACGAAAACCAACATCTAGCAATTACTCAAAATATTCTAAACAAGTGGAGGGATGGTGACGATCCTGAGATGAAGCAGATTATGAAAGAAGAAGAAGAGTGGACGTATAAGATGTTTGATATTGCTGTAAATGAAGAAAAGCGTTGGGCAGATTATCTGTTCAAAGATGGAAGTATGATTGGTCTGAATGATAAACTTCTTCAGCAATATGTTGAATGGATTGCTAATCGTCGTCTAAAATCTATTGGTCTTAAACCTCAATATGATATTTCGGCAAACAATAACCCTCTTCCATGGACTCAGCACTGGATTTCTTCCAAAGGTCTTCAGGTTGCTCCACAAGAAACGGAAATCGAAAGTTACGTAGTTGGAGGAATTAAGCAAGATGTTACCAAAAATACTTTTGCAGGATTCCAACTATGATGAATGGTGCGAACAGGCAATCATAAATGCCTATAGAGAGGCTGCAGAATGTGATGAGTTTATGTTCGGAGATTATGACTTTTGTAACGAATGGTTGGGTGCAAATGAATAGATATAGGAGGTTATACCTCCTTTTTTTATGTCAAAAAATCAACTTACAAAAGATGAATTAAGAGTTCGTGTTTTAAAACTAAAAGATAGATTATATAAAGATCAACCAAGTTGGGACTCTAAAGGTCTTGCCCATAAATATCTGAATGCAGTTCTTGACATAATTGATGAGTACAGATATTGACTATGAGAATCCTTGGAACTATAATGGAGTTCCATTTACTAGTGCAGACATTAATGATTATTTTGGGTTTGTTTATTTGATAGAAAATAAACTGAATGGTAGAAAATATATTGGCAGAAAATATCTATGGAGTTTTAGAACTCCTAAAGGTAAAAAAAGAAAAGTAAAATCAGAATCAGATTGGAAAAAATACTATGGGTCTTGTCCGGAACTTAAAGAAGACATTGAAAAATTTGGCAGAGAAAATTTTAGTAGAACTATCTTATCATTACATAAAACAAAGGGCAAAACAAACTACGAAGAGACACGACAACTTTTCACAAATAACGTACTCACGGAGTCCCTTGACAACGGATATCCAGCCTATTACAATAGTAACATCCTCTCAAGGTACTACCGAAAAGATTACTATGGAAACCCAGATTGATCCTGTTAATTATGTTCGTGACTGGGCAATTGAAAAAATTGAACTTCTGCATGAAGCAGATCGTCACAGGAATGCAAAAGCACTTCTAGCAGAGTTTGATGAGTGGATTAATCTTCCAGAAGGTGAAGATGAAATCAATTATCTGTGCCTTGAAGATGATACATGGGGTGATCAAGAAATTGATGTACGGTAAACCAAATTATTGACAAAACCTAAATATTAACTTATTATGGTAAAAACCGATCTAGGTTCCCCATTATGAGTGGGGTTTTCTTATTATGAGTCTTTGATATTGATTTAGAGCCGTGGGCACTGCCCCTTGAGAAAGGGGAACTTCTCCTTTGCCTATACGGATGTAGAGTTCTATTAATTTTAATGCTTTTAAAAACACTTTCAATTATTGCTATTGCCACTGTAGGACTAGCACCCCTTCAAGCAAAAGCAGCGAGCGGATGTTCCCTCGCATCACATTATGGAATCGGTGATGGATATCATGGCAGAATTACTGCAAGTGGAGAAACATTCAATGCTTATGGTAAATCTGTTGCACATCGTTGGTTGCCATTTGGTACGAAACTGAGGGTGACTAATCAATCAAATGGTAAATCAGTGATTGTGCGTGTAAATGATCGTGGACCTTATGTTGGTGGCAGAGATCTTGATCTATCATATGGTGCATTCTCTTCTATTGCTTCACCAAGTCAAGGCGTTGCCAACATTTGCTATGCTCAGATCTAATTAGGTAATAAATAAGGGTGAGTGCTGCAGACCTTACCCTTTCTTAGTATATAAATAATTTTTTTTAAATTGGAGTATTATGTCGGATACCGTACAAAAAATGCTTGAGGCATTTGAAAATTTGAAAATTGAAGATGAAAAATTTGTAAATGGTAATAGTTCTGCTGGAACTAGAGCACGTAAAGCACTTCAAGAAATTGCACAACTTGCAAAAGCACGTAGAGTAGAAATTACAGAGGAGAAGAATGCTCGTAAAGGAGCAAATACCTGAACCATAAATACATGGGAGTGTGATGCTTTTCTTTCCTTATGTTCAAATTTAGTTTTGGAAAAAAGAAAGCAACAATAAAAACAATACTTATACTTAGTTTAATAGTTGCAGCACTCTCTTCTTTTTTTAAAATTGAAGACAAATATATTTGGGATATTATTTACGAAACCTTAGTAAAGTATCAACCAGATTCTCCACTTATACCAGAATTGCAGAAAGATTCTGGTATAGTGGAAAGAAAATCAAAAAGAACCGTTGATAAAGCAATCTATGATTATGAACGGTTGACAGGGGACGATGGAACTGTTAGAATTCCATCACCACGACATTCGGAGAAACCAGTAGACACCTCTGTGTGCTACACTTCCGAATGTCAGGCATTAGGAGGAGAAATCCGACTCTGTGCTCCTTGGGTTGACGACTGCCCTAAGGACTGATATAATAATCTCACAGGCAACAGGGGTCCAAACCTTGTGTAAGTCCTACACCTTCCATGCCTCTCAACGATGCACAAACAGGAAGGTCTCTTGTCTCAGTAGCTCAGTTGGATAGAGCATCTGCCTTCTAAGCAGTTGGTCGGGGGTTCAAGTCCCTCCTGAGACGTTTGACAATCAAACTTAAGTAGTTTATGATTGTCTCATATGCGGAGTTAGTTCAGCGGTAGAACGCTATCCTTCCAAGTTAGATGTCGTCGGTTCGATTCCGATACTCCGCTCTTGGAGATTATTCTCCATATATAAAAGTGATGGAGCATAAGTCCCTGTTATATTCTTATGAAGTATATTACACTTATGTCATCAATCTTATTCTTTATGAAGGAAGAAGTTAATTCTATAAACATCGCAAGACTTCTAAGTGAACTTGAAGGTTCATATGTCCTCACCAAATATATGGGATTTGAGGATGATATGAAAATTCTTGACGAAATGAAAAAACGATTTTATAAACTTTATTTCAAACTTTATAAAGAAGAAAAAAATAATGGGGTGTAGCTCAGCGGTAGTAGCGGGATGCTGTTAACATCTAGGTCGCAGGTTCGATCCCTGCCGCCCCAGTTGATAGGGTTGGAAATGTCCGATTCTATCATATTTTCACCGCCCTCTAATGCGGTGAAAATTGCGGAAAGTGTCTTCCGCTGGTGATGGGCACTCATCACCGTTCTGTAGGTGCCAAATACCCCTTCTGGTTACGACTGGAAGAAGTAAAGAGGGAGAACATAGGTAAAGTTCTTTCCACCTACCATATCCTCTGCGTAGTCCATTGGTAAGGACGGGTGGACAACACACATGGAAACTGGGTTCGATTCCCAGCCAGAGGACACGGGGAATTAACTCAGTTGGTAGAGTGACAGCTTTGCAAGCTGTAAGTCAGGGGTTCAAGTCCCCTATTCTCCATTGCATAAATATTTCAAAAAGAGTATAATGGAAAAACTGTTTAAACTCTTAAGTGATGCTCAGGCATCACTTTTTGTTCTATTTCATAAAACTTGGGTTTATCATTGGAATGTTGTTGGAAAAGATTTCCAGCAACTTCATACTCTTTTTGGTGGTCAGTATGAGACTATGTTTGAGGAGATTGATCGTCTCTCAGAACATATGAGATACTTGAATGTAAAACCTTTGAGTAGTTTAGATCGTGTTCTTGAGGTTTCTAAAATTAAAGAAGCATCAAGTTCTGCGAATTCTGAGAGTATGATCTCAGATCTTCTTCAATCAAATAATGATTTTTGTGATATGATGAGAGGAATATCTGAAGAAGCAGAAACTCAAAAACAGTATGCTACAGCAAATCTAGTTCAGGATTTAATGGAGTCTCACGGTAAGTTTGTTTGGATGCTTCGTTCATTCTCAGATTCTGGATCTAAAAAAGTTCAAGAAGAAGTGGAGGAAGTTGTTGAAGAACAAATAAAAGAAGAAACAACTGAAGAATAATTAGGATTATGGAAAACTTAAAAATAAGATGCCGTACTTGCGGCAGAGAGTTGGAGGGACATCCAACAAAAACAATATCTTGTGGTTGCTCCAACATGGCAACAATTCGTGGAGATAAGATTTCGGCACTTGACTTATCTCAAATTGTTATGTTAAACTCATTGAAGCAAAATCAAAACAAAAGTGTCCTAACTTCTCAAGATATTGCTTGGCAAGAAGCACGTCGTCAACGTAAAGTTAGACGACTTGATTTTGAAGTCCGTTAAGCACTTAATATTGGAAGCGTGGCAGAGTCCGGTTTATTGCGTTTGTCTTGAAAACAAATGAGGGTAACACCTCCACTGGTTCAAATCCAGTCGCTTCCGTTAATAAACATTATAAATTTAACATTTTCTTAAACAGTGTTACGTAATGAACACAATTTGTTGACGATGAAAAGTCTGTGATTAGTATATAGTAGTACTAACGCAAAAAACCCATGGATCAGCATACTTATGAGAACTGGGTAAAAATTAAAGCAACATTTGAAGAATCGGGTAACACTGATAATATGTTTTATAAGAGAGCAGTGGAAATTGTAAAAACGAGGAGAGATCCTCTGGCAAAGTTTCTTGGAGATGAGAAATAATGATGGAACCTCAAGACGAATTTATTACTCGTTCAGAAGTTCAGGAGATGATTGATGCAGCAATACGACGACACAACCGTAATGCTTCTATCATTAGTATGTGCGTCGGTTGGGTGGTTCTTGCTTTATTTGCTGAAGGACTACTCCGATTGATTGGTGTGATTCCCCCAATTCTACCTTGGCTTAAAATCACTTTAAACTAATGTCAGAAGAAGATTTAGAAGAACTATTAAAAAGAGTTTTACAACAAAAAATGAATGAACTTTTTGAAGAACCTTCTACATACGAGGACGAAGAAGATGAATAGTACCATATATACAGCAATGACAATTTTTGGTATAATAGGATTGTTCATTATTTGGGCACTTACTCACGCATATCCACAATGATTTTCCATATCGTTGAAGCACTCGCAGTAAATCCTTTCTTTCTTTTTCTTTGCGGGTGTGGGTTGACAATCATTCCATTTGCTGGTATTATGTATATACATAGAGATAAGTAACCGGGTTTAGCGCAGTTTGGTAGCGCATCTGCTTTGGGAGCAGAGGGTCGCAGGTTCGAATCCTGCAACTCGGACTCATAAAATTACTTTATGAAAATGAATCAAGAAATCGAAAAACTTCCATCCTTTACAATTGAAGAGTTTCAAGTAGATTTTGATAATCTTATGAATAGAGTGGAAAACGGAGAAACACTACTTATTAAAAGTGAACACGGAAACGCAGTAATGGTTCCTTATAAAGAAGTCGTTAGTGTATGTAATGAAGCAAGTGTGGATTTTGAAGAGATAGTTAAAATCCACACAGACCACGAAGAAGGGTCTTGACGAAGGGTTCCAAATCTCCTACAATGATTTGGTCTTAAGGGGGTGTCGCATAAAGGTCAATGCGCTCTGCTTATAACGGAGTCATCCTGGTTCAAGTCCAGGCATCCCTACCTTGCTGGTTTAGCTCTCTGGAGAAAGCACTGCCCTCATAAGGCAAGATAGGTCGGTTCGATCCCGACAACCAGCACTTGGACACTTACCAAAGTGTCCCACTTGACTTTCCCAAGTCAAACTTTTATAATAACAAGGTCAACATTCAAAACAATGACTCTTACAGCAAAATTCAAGAAAGACGTTCAAACTCTTCGTGGTGCCGCAAATGGCGAATTCTACCTTGATGTGAAGAATCCAAAACTCTACAAAAAGGTTCGTCGTTATTATGAAAACGAAGGTGTAGTTTTCTCTGGTGATCCTCTGGATGATTATGAGATGCTTATGGAATATGTTCTTGCTGATCTTGAATCTGTAGAAGTGGCATGAAATCAAAAGTTATTTTTGAACGAGAAGGATATCGTTTTATTGAAGCAGGTATTCTAGAAATTAATGGGAAACCAGACTATAGAATGCAAAAACAAAATTATTATACAAAACGTTGGAACGATATTTATCTTTTTGATAATGGTATGCAGTGTTCTCTAGCAATGGAAGACATTGAATATGCTCGTTGGCTTGATCCAGATAGAGTTCCTTGTTATGTGAGAGATGATGATTAAATAGTTAAATAGTCACGGAGAGACTTAAAAAGTACTGGTCGGGAGCAAACCCCTTATGTCCAAAACAAGTGTCCTAAGATATCTTGGGAACCTTCTCCTCATTATTGGTTATCAAACTATGTTATGGGGAGATTTTAAATTTGGTTTGATGATAAAATGTATTGGAGGATTACTAACAGTGCCTTTTGCTATCAAACTCAAACTCTGGGATGTACTATTCCTATGCGCTTTCTTTGGTATTTCCGAGATATCAAAGGTTGTACAACTTTTCTTAGTTAGTATAAACTAAGTGGTGGAACCAAATGACCCCCTTTATGAGTTTCCAATTTCTCTAAAAAATTGGTGGCGAGCCTGAGTACAGAAGGTGGGTTGCATAAACCCACCTTTTTTAGTATGATATATACTACAGACATAATTAAAATACTGAAAAATTATGAGTCAATACGTTAAAACTGCACTTGTACTTGGTGCAGGTGGTTTTATTGGAAGTCATATGGTAAGAAGGCTTCGTTCTGAGGGATATTGGGTAAGAGGAGTAGATCTTAAGAGACCTGAGTTTTCGGAAACAGAAGCACACGAATTTATTCAAGGAGATCTTCGTGATCTAACCTTTGTAGAAAGAGTTCTTCAGTACAAAGGTCCTTATTGCAATTTCTATAACTTTGTTCCTTCAAAACATATTGATACTTTTGATGAGATCTATCAGTTTGCTGCTGATATGGGTGGAGCAGGATTTGTTTTTACTGGTGAGAATGATGCTGATATCATGCACAACTCTGCAACTATTAACCTCAACGTCCTTGAAGCACAAAGACAACTGAATGATTTTAGAGGAGTAAATAAGACCAAAATCTTCTATTCTGGATCTGCTTGTATGTATCCAGAGCACAATCAACTTGACCCAGATAACCCTGATTGTCGTGAAGAATCGGCATATCCAGCAAATCCAGACTCAGAATATGGATGGGAAAAACTCTTCTCTGAACGTCTATACTTTGCTTACCACCGTAATTATGGTATCCCTGTTAGGGTTGCTCGTTATCACAATATTTTTGGACCTGAGGGAACCTGGGAAGGTGGAAGAGAAAAGGCACCAGCAGCCATCTGCCGTAAAGTTGCTTATCTCCCGTCCGAAGGTGGAACTATAGAAGTTTGGGGTGATGGTAAACAGACCCGTTCATTCCTTTACATTGATGAATGTATTGAAGCAACTCGCAGAATGATGGAATCGGATTTCATTGGACCCGTAAATATTGGTTCTGAGGAAATGGTAACTATCAACCAACTTGTTGATACTGCTGCTAAAGTTTCTGGTAAGAAAGTAGAGAAAAATCATATTAATGGTCCTCTTGGAGTTCGTGGTCGTAATTCCAATAATGATTTGATTCGTGAAAAACTTGGTTGGGATTATTCCCAATCTCTTGAAGAGGGTATTCGTAAGACATACGAATGGATTAGTGAACAAATTGCAAAAGGTTGAATATGGATTTAAGTATTGTTCTAGGTGGCCGTGATGATAATTACGGTGAAAATTTTATTGAGAGATTAAATCAAGCATTAACAGCAAATATAAAAAATCTAGATCAAACTGATTTAGATTATGAAATTATTGTTGTAGATTTTAATCCATTAGATCAAAAGTATCTGCACAATAATTTAATTCTCAAAGAAGTTCTATCAAATTCGAGAGTGAGAAATATTGTTATTGATCCTTCTGTATCTGAGGAAGAGGATTTGTCTCCTGGCACTTACTATGAGTATTTTGCTAAAAATGTAGGAGCAAAACGATCAACGGGAGAATTTATTTTTACTACAAATTCTGACATTATTCTTTCAAAATCGTTGATTAATGATATTAAACACGAGTTGGGTAATGAGGAAAGAAATGATCTTTTCTATCGTTGTAGGTATAGGGGAGAAATAAATCTGGGATTTGATCCTGATGACAATACTCCAGCAGCAGATTTGCATAATCCATCTTTTCCTGATGCTTGTATTTGTGGATTGTTCTCTGGAGATGCTACAATGTTTACTAGAGAAGTATTCTTCAATGTAGCAACTGGTTATAATGAAGGAGAAAAGAGGCATAGAACTCATCTCAGTCAATCTGCAATGGATGGTGAAATTCTTTGGAATGTTTATAAGAAAGGCAAAAAACTAAAGTTTTTAGAATCACCTTATTACCATATTAATCATGGTAGACCAAATCCAAGAGACAATTTTTACTCTCAGGATACTTACACTAACAAAGAAAATTGGGGATTTGTTGATTACACCGAAGATAAACTAAACGAAAACACTATTTTGATTAGATCATGATTTTAGGACTAAAAAAATATCAAGAATATATTCTACACCCAGAATCTAGACTTTTAGGAACATATTCTACAGAAAGACTAACTTCAGAAAAAGAAGTAAAGTGTCCTTGGGGATCACCTGAAACAAACTCAGCAGATCCTGGGCATAAAAATGGAGGTCTTTTTGAAAGACATGGATTCAAATATCCAAATGGGGTAATTCACGTTGGAATGTGGAAATTTGAAGAGTCTGAGGACTATGAATATCTTGTTGATAGTAATGTCATTGGTATTGAAGCACATCCAGATGTATACAAAGATTATAGTAGAGTAACTTCTGATCTTTATGGATTTAAATCATTTAACTTTGCTGCAAGTGATGTTGATGATGATTATGCGATTCTTTTTTGCAATCCCTATAGACAAGATACTAGTACAATATGTGCTAGTTATTTGAATGATAATGCTGAGTATGAAATTAAAAAAGTAAAAACAAAAACTCTTGATACTTTTGTTGAAGAGAACAGTATTGATGTTAAAAAGTTTAATTTCTTAAATGTTGATGCTGAAGGTGCGGAATACAAAGTTATTAAAGGATTTTCAAAAAATTTGAAGGATATTGACTATATTGTTTTAGAAACATCTGTGAATGATAGATTTGGAAATAATCAAGATCTGGATGTTATTAATCCTTTTTTAGAAAAACATGGTTTTGAAATTAAAGAAATGGATGGCAACTTTCTTTATGAAGGTTGGGGTGATGTATTTTTTGCAAGAGTAAAATGAAACAGAAATTTAATCTAGTTGGAAATACTTTTACCCACCTTACAGATGGCAATAAAGGATATTCTGTTCACGGGAAAGAATCTAAATTTATTGAATGGGTGAAAGATGGAAGTGGTAATGCCACTTTTTATATTGACAGTACTCTATCTCAAGCACAGTTTGATGATGTTTCTGGACCAAAATATGGATGGTTATTGGAGTCTCAATATATTACTCCTCAGATTGTAGATTCTGTAAAAATGTTTCCAGAAAAATATTTGGAATCATTTGATGCAATTTTTACTCACAATCAAGAACTTCTTAAAATTGATTCTAAGTTTAAGTGGGTTCCTGCCCAAGGATTTTGGATTAAAGAACCTAAAATTTATGAGAAATCAAAAATGATTTCTATGATTGCATCAAATAAAAGAATGTGTGATGGGCATAGGATTCGTTTAGAGTGGATAGAAAGATTGTGGGGACAAGTAGATCTTTACGGTAGAGGATTTAATGAAATTGCTCTAAAAGAAGAAGGTTTATGTGATTATATGTTTTCTGTTGCTATTGAAAATGGACAATATGAGACATATTTCACAGAAAAGATTTTAGACTGTTTTGCTACTGGAACTATTCCAGTTTATTTGGGTGCTCCTGATATTGGAAACTATTTTAATAAGAAAGGTATTATTGATCTTACTGAAGAATTTGACGTATCCGATGAAATTTATTATAGTAAGATGGATGCAATTAAGGACAATTTAGAACGTGCTAAGAAAATGGAAATTTTGGAAGATTTCATTTACGAAAATTATCTGAGAGGTTGAAATGAATAATATTTCAAAAATGTTTAAGAAATATCGAAAAGGATGCTCTTACTTTATTGAAACGGGCACATATAAAGGATATGGAATTGACGCGGCCAAAGATGTTGGATTTGAAAAATACTATAGTGCAGAATATTTAACTTCTCTTTATAAGGAGTGTTTGGAAAAATTCAAAGATCATGATGATATATTCCTCTATAATGGATCTTCTGAAGATTGTTTAGAATCATTTCTTGATGAAGTTGATAAAAGAAGTCTATTTTGGTTAGATGCTCACGACAGCTTTGGTACTGGTGGTGGAGTTCCTACATTTGAAGAACTTAAAATAATTAAAGAACATCCAATCAAAAATCATACTCTTTTGATTGATGATATTCCTCTTTATTTTGGAGATGGTCAAGAATTAAAGGAACGAATTCTGGAAATAAATACAAAATACAAATTTAAAACACACGATCCAGATACAAGACCAGATTACATTTTGGTTGCGTATATTGATGAATGATGTTAGTATTACTAATTCGAAAAGAGATTTGAATAATGAAAAAATTTATCGTAACAACAACAATCAATAGTCCAACTATTGCCACTAAAAAATTCTGCGAATTTAAAGATTGGACTTTAATAGTAGTTGGCGATACTAAAACTCCTCATCGTGAATATGAGGATTTAGATTGCATTTACTTGTCTCCTGATGAACAGGAAAATATTAGTAAAGAACTTTCTGATATTATTGGATGGAAAAGTATTCAACGAAGAAACGTTGGGTTCCTCTTTGCATATCAACAAGGCGCAGACATTGTTGCAACAGTTGATGATGATAATATTCCTTATGATGATTGGGGGAAAGATGTTTATGTTGGACAAGAGATAGAGTGTGACCTTTATGAGTCGGAGCACGGTGTTTTTGATCCTCTTTCTGTAACTTCAAGAAATGAAGTTTGGCATCGTGGATATCCTATTGAATATGTTCCTACTCGTCATAGAGTTGAGTATAAAGGTAAAACAAAACGAAAGGTTTTAGTTCAAGCAGATTTATGGGACGGTGATCCTGATATTGATGCTATGGCAAGACTTTCAATTAAACCCATTGTCAAGTATACTGATGTAACAAAACCATATTGTTCCAATCAAATTGCTCCATTTAATAGTCAGAATACTTTTCTTGCCCGTGAAGTAATTCCTTTTTATTCAGTTCTTCCGCACATTGGCAGGATGGATGATATCTGGGGTTCTTATATTCTTCAACACTATTTCCCAAATTCAGTCATTTATAATAAAGCATCGGTTTATCAGGATAGAAACGTTCAAGATTTAATTACAAATCTTGAAAATGAAATTATTGGTTATAGGAATACTTTGAAACTCGTAAATAATCTGGAAAATTATGAAGACTATCTTCCAGAAAAAGCAAAATTGTTCTACCAAATTTATAGAAATTGTTTTAACTAAAAAATGTCTACTACTACAATTGTTGTCACTTCAAGAAATGATGGATATGGCGGGAACCTTGAATTACGTGGTTCCCACGCATTAAATACTATGATCCAGCATTATGATGAAGTCATTTATGTGGATTGGAATTCGCCTAATGATGATAGTCTAATTAATCACTTAACATTGGAGGGAAAGGAAAACCTTCGTCACATTCAAGTAAAAAGATCAGATATTGAAAAAATAAATCCAAAATTACTTGAACTGCCAATAGTTGAAGTTCTTGGAAGAAATATTGGTATTCGTAGAGCAAAATCTGATTGGATTGTTTCAAGTAACATTGACATTATGCCAGACGAACTTGACACTTCCAATCTAGAAGAAAATGTCTTTTATGCAGTGGCACGAAGAAATGTTCCAGTTCCATTTTTTCAATCTGTAGAGAAAGACTTTTTTTCATATTGTAAGAAAAACGTTAATAAGTTTGAGCAAGCATACATCATAGAAAACGAACAATGGGCAGGGCAATACAATCCCTGGTCCTTGGTCGTTTGTTGTGGTGACTATCAATTAGCACATTCAAGTCTTTGGAATAGAATGAAAGGATTTGAAGAGAGAATGATATATAGAGACTGTGCAGACACTAATGTTATGAAGAAAGGAAAAATCTATGGTGATGATTCTAGAATTTTGGATCTAGATGTTTTTCATTTGGATCATAGTGGGCACGAAATGAAAGTTGGAGGAAAGTCGTTATTTAATAGTTGGGATGAATATGTTGTAAATTTTGAAAATACTTTTAACGAAGATAGTTGGGGATTGGTTGACTATCCATTCTTTGAGGAGATAATCTAATGCTAGAAAACTATAATAAAAATAAAGATGGAATAATCTATCAAGTTGATAAGACTCCATTTGACTATACTGGTTCATACAACGAATATTATAAAAAGATTGAGTCTTATAGTTGGCATACTTCATATCTTCGTTTGGGTTATATTGTTGGTTCTATTGGAAGAGTTCCAAAAAGTATTTTGGATGTTGGGTATGGTACTGGTGCATTTTTGAAAGTGTGTGAGGATGAAATTGTAGATAGATATGGGCACGATATATCTGGATGGCAAGTTCCTGATGGATGCTTTTTTGTTGAAAATATTTTAGAATCTGAATATGATGTAATTACATTTTTTGATTCTTTAGAGCATATGAATGACATTGAGTTTGTCAAAGATTTGAAATGTAATTACGTTTGTATATCAGTGCCTTGGTGCCATAATTTTAGTGATGAATGGTTTAAAAGTTGGAAGCATAGAAAACCAGATGAGCATCTTTGGCACTTTAATGATCAATCTCTTCAAACATTTATGAGTAGGATGGGATACGAAACCATCAATGTATGTAATTTGGAAGATATTACTAGAAAAAATAATCAACCATATCAAAATATCCTTACAGGAATTTTTAAAAAACTATGACTAAAACTTGTTTAATATATCAACCTTTGGGACTAGGTGATATCATTTGGTTACTCCCAATCGTTGATACTATTATTAAAAGTGGATATAAAGTTTATTATCCAGTTGGTGATGTTTATTATGATATGGTTTCTGAATATATTGAAAAAGAAAATTTATTTTGGGTAAAGGAATCTGATGATTTTCCATTAAAAGATTATTATGGATCTTTTAATGTTATTGATAAAGAAGATATTCTTTATTTGCCTTTAAGATTTGCTGATAGATATATTCCAAATTGCTCTGTAATGATCTCCAAGTATTACTTTTTATCCATTCCAATTGGTGATTGGAGGAAAAGTTTTGAATTAAAAAGAAATTATGACCGAGAAATGGTATTGATGAAAAAATATAATTTAGATGATGATTATATTTTAGTTAATAAATCGTTCGGAACTGAATATCAGAATAGAGAATTGGTGATTGAATCTGATAAGAAAGTTCATTATATGGATATTGAAGAAGATAAGAAAAATGGATTTCACCTATTTGATTGGATTGGTGCTTTAGAAAATGCTGGTGAGATTCACACTGTAGAAACTTCTCTGTGCTTCTTAATTGACAAGTATTGTTTGAATAATAAGATTCATATGTATGAAAAGAGAAAGGAATCGGAAGAAAATACATATTATAAAAATATAAATTTGCTTTTTAGAAATCCTAACTGGGTATATGAAAATTGAAGTTTCTAATGGAGAGATAGTAGATAAGTTTACTATACTTGAAATTAAAAAAGAAAAGTGCTATGATTCTAATAAATTATTTAATATTGAAAGAGAATTAAATTACTTGTCAATCATTGTATCATCTTTAAATGTTCCAGTAGATCTCATTGAATCTTTAAGAGATATTAATAAAAAACTTTGGGAAATAGAAGATGAGATTAGAACATTTGAAAAGAAATTTATTTTTGATGATGACTTTATATCTCTAGCAAGACTGGTTTACTATACGAATGATAAGAGATTTGAGATTAAAAACAAAATTAATAATCTAACTAATAGTAACTTTAAAGAAGAAAAAATTCTACCAGATTATGAATAATAGAGAAACGAGACCTTGGGGTTGGTTTGAAACAATAGAAGAAGCACCAAACTACAAGTTAAAAAAGATTTATGTAAATCCGAATCAACAATTTTCACTTCAATACCATAATAATCGTGATGAACATTGGATTATTGTTGAGGGTACTGGAGTTATTACCTTAGGGGAGGAAAAATCTTTTGCAAAAGAAAATGATTCATATTTTATAGAAAAAAAATTAACTCACAGAATGAGTTCTGGAAATAATGGTATTTTGTTCTATGAAGTTCAGATGGGAATTTGTGAAGAAGAAGATATTGTTAGAATTGAAGATGATTATGGGAGAGTAAAATGACTATAGGATATAATCGTTTGGGATCCAATGGAAGACTTGGAAACCAAATGTTTCAGTATGCAGGACTTCGTGGAATTGCAGCACATAAAAATTATGAGTGGATGATTCCTGAACCTGTAAGTTATGGTGATAGTAACTATGGATTATTTGACTGTTTTGAAATGTCCACAGTTGCAAAAAAGAATTTTGGATTTGTAAAAGGACAATCAATTCAAACTGGGTGCTTTCATTTCAGTCAAGAATTTTTTGATAACTGCCCAGACAATGTAAATCTTCATGATTATTTTCAAACCGAAAAATACTTTGAAAATATAACCGACACTATTCGTGAAGACTTTACTTTTAAGAAAGAAATATTGAATCCTTGTTTAGAAATCATTGGTGAACTGGATAGTCCAATTTTTATTCATATTAGAAGGGGAGATTATGTAAACCAACCCAATAATCATCCAGTTTGTCCATTTTCTTATTATGAAAAATCATTAGAACTATTTGATAATAATTCTCCAGTTCTTGTTTTTTCTGATGATCTTGATTGGTGTAGGGAAAATTTTAAAGATGATAGATTTCTAATTCCAACAGAAAATCCCATGTATAATCATCTGTCTGATACGAATGATGGTAGAGTTAACTCATTTATTCCATATTATGATCTTTGTATGATGTCAATGTGTTCTGGAGCAATTATTGCAAATAGCTCCCTAAGTTGGTGGGGTGCTTGGTTAATTGAAAACCCAAATCAACCAATTGTTGCTCCAATTCCTTGGTTTGGAGAAAACTATGGTCATTTTATAATGAAAGATTTAATTCCTGAGAGGTGGGTAATAAAGAATGTATAATTTAACTTTTCTTATTCCAATTAGAATTGAGACTGAAGATAGACTAAGAAACGTCATATCTTCAGTTTCTTATTTGCTTAAAAATATTCCAGCAAAGGTACTAGTTAAAGAGGTATCAAATCATCCTACTTTCCAATTTAGAGCAATTCCAGAAATTAAAAAGCACATAGATACGTCAAATCTTGAATATCTTTATGAAGAATCTCAAGAACCTCTTTTTTGTAAAAGCAAAGTTTTGAATGATTTGATTGTTACATCATCTACCAAAGTTGTTGCAAACTATGATGCTGACTGTATTCTCCCAATTAGTTCATATCACCAGGCATATAATGCAATCAATGATGATCAGGTAGACTTAGTGTATCCTTATGGTTGTGGGATTTATCAATGGAGAGCAGAATATAATTCGGAGATTTATGAAAAGTTTATTAAATCTTTAGACATTTCTATTTTAGATCAAAACAAATCTCTTTCTAATTCTACGATTGGGTGGACTCAATTTGTGAATAGAAAAAAATATATTGAGTCTTATATGATGAATGAAAACTTTATTTCTTGGGGATGTGAAGATGATGAATTTTATTATCGCATGAGTATGCTTGGAAATCGTATTGGAAGAATTGATAATTATGTTTATCATTTAGAACATTCAAGAACTCATAACTCTTGGTTTAGTAATCCAAAATTTAATAGTAACTATCATCTTTGGAATCAAATTAAAACATTTGACAGAAATAAACTGATAAGATATTATGAAAGTCAGGACTATGTAAAAAATCGCAGAAGTCAAATACAATGATTGGGTTTAATGCATTAGGTAGAATGGGACGTTTGGCAAATCAAATGTTCCAGTATGCTTCACTTAAAGGAATTGCAAAAAATATAGGAACAGATTTTTGCATACCAAATCATTCTCAAGCAATTGATGATGGTATTGGAAACAAACTAAGGACAGAACTTTTTGATTCTTTTGATTTGAGAGTTAACGTTGGTCTTTTAAATAATGGGCACGCTCCTACAGTTCAGGAAAGGTATTTTCATTTTGATGAAGAACTCTTTAAAATGTGTCCTGATCATGTAAATCTCCAAGGTTATTTTCAAACAGAAAAATACTTCAAACATATTGAATCTGAAATTCGTGAGGATTTTACTTTTAAGGATGAAATTCTGAAACCTTGTAAAGAAATGATTTCTTCTGTTGAAAATCCAATAGCACTTCATGTGAGGAGAACTGATTATATTGTAAATAGTGATAATCATTTTAATCTGCCATTAGAATATTATGAGGCAGCACTAAATTATTTTGATAATGATCGCAACGTGATTATTTTTTCTGATGATCCTGAATGGTGTAAGTCTCAAAAATTATTCTCAGATGATAGATTTATGGTTTCTGAAAATACAGACAACAGAGTTGATCTCTGTTTAATGTCTCTTTGTAATGACTTTATTATTGCAAATTCGTCTTATTCTTGGTGGGCTGCTTGGTTGTCCTCTAATAAGAATAAAAAGGTTATTGTACCTTTCCAGTGGTTTGGTAAAACTGGATATACAAAAGATCACGATACCAAAGATTTGATTCCCAATGAATGGACAAGAATTACTGATGGACAAGAATAAGTCCTTATATAAACTCAAAGGAATTCCTCATATTTACTGGTTAAATTTAGATGCAGATACTCATCGTCGTGAGTATATGGAGTCGCAGTTTAAATACTGGGAAATAGAAAATCATACTCGTATTTCTGGGTATGATGGAAGAGAAGATGATGTATCAAGTTATCTTAGGGGAAGAATTCCTGATAATGTCACTCAAAATGAGTTGGGATGTTGTATGTCTCATCTTAAGGCAATCAAACATTTTTATGAAAATAGTGCAGATGATTATTGTTTGATTCTTGAAGATGATGTGAATTTTGATATTGTAAAATATTGGAACTTTACTTGGACTGATTTTTTTGCCGAAGTTCCTTATGATTGGGACTGTGTACAGTTAACTACAATTTGCACTGGAGATATTCATGTTAAGTTGCATTTAAAATTTATTAATGATTTCTCTGCAGCAATCTATCTGATTACAAGACATCATGCATCTAAGATTATCAAGAACCACATTCGTGGTGACAAATATAAACTTGATAATGGTGTGAAACCTAGGGCAGTTTCTGAAGATGTCATTTTAGAAACTGGGAAGACATATACAATCCCACTATTTTTGTATAATCTTCAAATGGGATCCGCAATTCATCCAGAACACATTGATATATTTCATAAAGCACCTCATGATGCATTGCTAAATTATTGGCAACAAATGGGTGCTCAGATTAATATTAAGGAACATATGGATTATGATCCTTATCTTGGTCGGATAACCGAAAATTCATCCGCACAAAAACAAGCTTGACACAATCCTAAAAAAATTGTAAGATAAATACCGTGATGTGACGATGCCGCAATTAATTGCAAAGTTGCATAATGTCCTATAGAACAAAAACAAATTTTTATGAAACTCAAACAACTGATGCTTGCACCTGTTGCTCTGGGAATGGTTGCTCCTGTTGCTGCAAGTGCGGCAGACCTTAATATTGCAGCAATCAACCAGTACTCTACTGAACAGGTCACAAGTATCAATCAACTGTCTGATGTAAAATCTACTGACTGGGCATATCAAGCACTCAGCAACCTTGTAGAGCGTTATGGTTGTGTTGCTGGTTATCCTAACGGCACCTATGGTGGTGGTCAAGCAATGACTCGTTATGAAGCAGCAGCTCTTCTGAATGCTTGTCTCGATCGTGTAACTGAAGTTACCGACGAACTGAAGCGTCTTCAAACCGAATTTGCTGCTGAACTTGCTGTAATCCGTGGTCGTGTAGACAAACTGGAAGCACAAGTCGGCACTCTTGAGGCAACTCAATTCTCCACGACTACCAAACTTCGTGGTGAAGCATCCTTCGTTCTTGGTGGTGTTGATAATGCCTGGACCCCTGGTACTTCCAAGAATCCTGCTAGTACGAATGTTGGTAACACCGCATTCAACTATGACCTCCGTATCAACCTTGATACTTCGTTCACTGGTAAAGACCTGCTTCGTACTCGTCTGCGTTCTGGTAACTTCTCTTCCCAACCGTTTGGTTCCAGTTCTTCACTCTTTAAACTGGATAAAGCAGAGAACACTGCTGATGCAGTCAAAATTGATCGCCTGTATTACAGTTTCCCTGCCCTTACAAAAGGTCTGACTCTGACTGCGGGTGCTCTGGTTCGTAACACCGAAATTGCGTGGGTTCCTTCCGCATACAAATCGGATGTTCTGGACTTCTTCCAACTTGCTGGTGCTCCTGGTGTCTATAACAAGGCAACTGGTTCTGGTTTTGGTATTCAGTATGTTCAACCTAATAAGAAGGGTGGATTCGTTGCTGGTGTCAACTATGTTGCACAAAGCGGTTCTGACTCTACCAAAGGTGAGTTTAATGAAAAGGGTGCTCTGAACACTCTTGCTCAGTTTGGTTATCGTGCTCCTAACTATGGTATTGCCTTTGGTTATCGTTATGGTACAGAAGGCACCCGTGTTCGCACTTTCAATGGACTTGCTGGTGCTTCTGGTGCCCTTGCTCCTGGTCAGACCTCTAATGGTTATGCTCTGAGTGCTTACTGGCAACCTTCCAAGTCAGGTATCATTCCTTCGGTGAGTGGTGGTTATGGTTGGAACACTGTAAGTCGCAATGCCCTTAATCAGGAAACTCCTGCTGGTGCTACTAATTCGCAAACTTGGTATGCTGGTCTCCAGTGGTCTGATGTGCTTGCAAAGGGCAACTCCGCTGGTTTTGCTGTTGGTCAACCTGGCAATGCAGAAGGACTTGATAAGGATGCAACTATGTGGGAAGCATTCTACAAGTATCGTGTAAGTGATAATATCACCATCACACCTGCTGTGTTTTATGTTTCTAACAATCAGGCACTTGCTGATACTTCCTCCAACTTTGGTGGAATTATTCAGACAACCTTTAGGTTCTGATAAATATGGGGAGAAGTTTTTCTCCCTTTTTTACAAATAAAACAATGAAAAAGATACTTTCTACTATTGCTTTAGTTTTTATTCCATCCATTGCTTATGCAGGTCCTACCCTGACATATGGAATTAAACAAGGTGGAAGTCAAATTGCTTGCATTCAAAAAGCAGAATCTAAACTAGCACAAATTTCTGCTACCAATATTTCAAAAAATAATTCAATAAACATTTTTGGAGAATATCCAAAAACAACCATTGGGATTATGTGTAGAAATAATGGTGAAGTTCTTGTAACAGTTGCAGGAGAAGATGCATATCTTTTTAGAGATGAAATTCTAAATGCATTTTGATAAGGTACTCATAGGTTGAGTTGAACCACTCCAACAGAGTGGTTCTTTTTTATGAAATCAAAACCTTAACCAAATCTTAGTGGACTTTAAGGTTGTTTTCCAGTATTATTACTTACGAAGTTATTCACTTTTTATGAAACTCAAAAACTTTATTGCTGTTGGTCTGGTTGCTGCTCCTGCTGCTGCTGTTGCTGGACCTGCTCTGAATGGTGCTGGTGCCACCTTTCCTGCACCGATTTACCAACGTTGGTTCCAAGATTATGCACGAACTTCTGGGAGTAGGATTAATTATCAGTCCGTTGGTTCTGGTGCTGGTGTTCGTCAATTCGTTGCGGGCACAGTTGACTTCGGAGCAAGTGACGAACCCATCAAACCCGCAGAAGCAGCAAAAGTGAAACGTGGTGTCGTTCAAATCCCGATGGTCGGTGGAACGATTGCTGTTGCTTACAATAAACCTGGATGCTCTCTGAAACTGACACAGAAGCAAACTGTTGATATTTTTGCTGGACGTACTAAAGATTGGAAAGCACTTGGATGTGCTTCTGGTCCTATTCGGGTTGTGCATCGTGCTGATGCTTCTGGAACCACCTTTGCCTTCACTAACTCTCTGGAAGCATTTGGTGGTTGGACTTATGGTGTTGCCAAGTCTGTGAACTGGCCCATTGGTGTTGCCTCTAAGGGTAATGAAGGTGTTGCTGGTACAATCAAGAACACTCCTGGATCTATTGGTTATGTAACGACTGGATTTGTTCGTTCTAACAAACTCCAAGCAGCAGCAATTCAAAACAAGGCAGGTAAGTTTATTCTTCCGACTGCTTCTTCTGGTTCTGCTGCTCTGAACAGTATTACTCTTGATAGTAATCTTGCTGGTGAAAATCCAAATCCTGCAAATGTAGGTGCTTATCCTATCTCCACTCTGACTTGGATCCTTGCCTATAAGACAGGTAATGGTGAGAAGGTAGATGATATTCGTGCTGCCATTAAGTATGCTCTGAGCACTCCAGCACAGAGTATTGCTGATGATCTGGGTTATGTCCCTTTGAGTGGTTCTGTTCTCAACAAGGCACGTATTGCTACTGACCGTATCGGTAAGTGACGAAACTCTGACAGTCAGGACGGGAAACCGTCTTGACTTTTCTTAACATTTCCTATATACTATTGTTGTAAATCGTTACAAAAGACATGACTGTTACTTCTAATGAGTACGGACAACAAAATATGTGGGCGAAAGAACCCGTAATGTACTATGAAAACTACGGAATGCTGACCCCCAACCAAGTCAAGGAGAGGACTAATGGACGCTGGGCGATGATGGGATTTGTTGCTGGTGTTATTTCTTATGCTATCACTGGCAACTTCTTCTTCGGTATCTTCTGATGACTGAAGCAATCTTTACCGTCACTAGTGTTGCATTTTTAGTTCTTCTGAGTTATTCTGTAGAGAAACTTTGTGAAACTTACTGATGAGTATTAATGTTAATGAGCAAATTGAAAATGCTCTTGAAAAACTTAAATGGGAAAAAAGTGATGAAATCGTAGTTGAAATTGGTGGAGTAGCAGTAACAGGAACTGCTACTTCTCCTACTTCAAATCCAAAATGGTCTAAACCTTTTGGTACAGTTTCATATCAAAATGATTCTTTTATTATTATTAAAAACAAATCTAGGAATCCTGTGATTCCATCTCAACCAAATCCTGAACTTAAACAACAACATTCTTATCAAGGAGAAAACAAATGAACAAAATTTTTACGGATGCTGCTGAAAAACTGAACGGTCGCGCTGCGATGATTGGATTTGTTGCTGCTGCTGGTTCTTATCTGATTACCGGTCAGATCATTCCCGGTGTCTTCTGATTAATAGATTATAATTATGTTTAATATTTTTAAGAAAAAGGAAGAGAAAACTGTGGAGGTTAAAATGCGTAGTGAAGGTTATCAAATTCCTCATGTTGAATTTGTGTTCCGTGAGTCTGGTGAGTTTGTAAATCATACTTCTGCTGAACTTTTTCACGGAAAACGTGTAGTTATTTTCTCTCTTCCTGGTGCATTTACTCCTACCTGTAGTGCTTATCAACTTCCTGGATTTGAGGAAAAGTATAATGAATTCAAAGCACTTGGTATTGAAGAAATCTATTGTATCTCAGTGAATGATGGTTTTGTTATGAATGCCTGGGCACAAGATCAAAACATTCAAAACGTAAAACTGATTCCTGATGGAAATGCACACTTCACCCGTAGTATGGGTATGCTCGTTAATAAATCAAACTTTGGGTTCGGTGAGCGCAGTTGGCGTTACTCTGCTGTGGTAGACAACGGGATTATTGAAAAGATCTTTGTTGAAGAAGGTCAACGTGATAATGCTGATACGGATCCTTACGAAGCAACAAAACCAGAATCAGTTCTGGATTATGTAAAATCTACAATTTTAGAAAAAGAACTGGTGTGATTTAAAGGAGGGGTAAAACTCTCCTTTTTTAATAAATACATTTGCTCATGCAAAAGAGAAATGCAAATAGATCTTCATAACTTTTTTAGATATTATGATGAAAAGAATCCCAAACACGTTGCGGCAGTAGAGCAACTTGAAAAGGATTTGCTCTTGAAAGCACAAGGTCTGATGCAAGATGATGCAAATTGGGTAAGAATCTATAGAACAAAACCAGAAGCACCAAAATCAAATATTCTTGCGGTTCCATTTTACCCACAAACAGACAACTACAGGGATGCAAATAGAACCTGCAATTCTTCTTCCTGTGCAATGTGCCTTGAGTATTTTAAACCAGGAACTTTAAAAGGAGCAAAAGGCGATGATGCCTATGTTCAAAAAGTTTTTGCAATTGGTGACTCAACTGATCACTTGGTTCAAACCCGTGTGCTGGCGTCTTATGATGTTCAGTCATCTTTTAGTTACAGCCTCTCTTTTGATGATCTTGATAATGAGTTATCCAACAATAGACCTGTTGTCATTGGTATTTTACATAGGGGTCCTATATCTGCTCCTACTGGTGGGCACATGATTGTAGTTATTGGCAAAACTCCAGCAGGAGATTATGTTGTAAATGATCCTTATGGTTCTTTAAATGATGGATATACTGGTGCGGTAATTAATGGTAAAGGTGTAATATACAAGAAATCTGAACTAGTTCGTAGATGGACTCCAGATGGTCCTAAATCTGGTTGGGGAAGAATTTTCCGAACAAAAAAGTAGAATCAACATTGCAAGGCAGTATCCCTCAATGTGGTGTTGATTTAATCAAACAATTTGAGGGATGTCACTTGAATGCTTATCCTGATCCTTTAACTGGAGGATTGCCTATTACAATAGGGTGGGGAAGCACTAAAGATTTTGATGGATCTTTCTTTAAGATGGGAAGAAAAATAACACAACAGTATGCAGATAAACTGTTAATTTATAGTTTAAAAGTAAGATTTATTCCTTTATTAGAAAAAATACCTTATTGGAATGAAATGAATGAAAATCAACAAGGAGCACTTATTTCTTTTGCTTATAATCTTGGTGCTAGTTTTTACGGGTCTCCCAATTTTAATAGTATAAGTAAAGTTCTTAAATATAAGCAATGGAATAAAGTTCCTGATACTTTGTATCTTTATAGGAATCCTGGAAGTAAAGTTGAAGAAGGATTGATGAAAAGAAGAAAAACTGAGGGACAACTTTGGATGAATTAATCAATAGTCCAATGATGGATATATTTTTTATTTACATATAAGGATGAGCAATACCTTCATTCAACATTTTTTGATTTACTGTAATTGAATCGCCTACACAATAAAGAGTACCAAGTATTCTTCCATACTTATCTTCTTTAAATGTTTCTACAATCCACTCTCCTTCACGGGAGAGTTCTTTTTTTAGATATTCTTTTGCTTGTAGACCTTTTTCTTTCTCTTCTGCATTTAAGGTTCTTGTTTCCGAAGCATTGATACCTTTTAGACGAACTCTTTGCTTAATTGTAAGACTAAACCCCAGATCAATATCAAGATCAACGGTGTCTCCATCAATCACTCTGTTGATCTTTTTTATTTTGTACTGATACATTTTCTTGATTTGCAGTGAGTAGAATTTTATAAATTGCCCAAGCAGTTCCTAATAATCCAATTCCAAGTAAAATATTTACACTCCAGACTACATCGGTCATCTTTCCTCTTGTTTATGGATCCAAGTCTTTAATTCACTTACATATACTCTCAGCATTTCTGCTTTTTCTAGATGCCACAAATCACCACTCTTGAAATACTCTTGAGTGTGATTATCTATTGCTTTAAGGATATTATGAATAGGTGCGTTCCAAGGTTCCCTTTTGGGAGTATTCCATTCTCGTGGCAAGGTGACACCTCACTTTTTCTTGCCACCATTTTTTGCTTTCTTCGCAGTCGCATTACCTTGATTTTGTTTTGAAGGTCCCTTCTTACCCTTCTTGTTAGGCGACTTAGACATTAGTAGTCCTTATGATACAAGAGTATTTAGAGGGGTTGACAGGTCCATGAAGAACTGTTATAATAAATACATCAACAAGTTAAGAAATGTAACAAGTTCTTAATGTTGCCCTCTACCTAACCGAGACCTATGGGGAGGTTAAACACAGTCTCTCATATCCACACTGGAGGGTGCTGTGGAACATAACAATAATCGTTCGTCCCCCCGAACTCTTATCTAACTCTCTTAACAAAAATGACTGCTACACTTTCACAACAACGACAATCAAATACTTGGGAACAATTTTGCGAATGGGTCACTTCCACTAATAATCGTCTATATATCGGAAATTTTGGAACCTTGATGATTCCAACGCTGCTTGCTGCAACAATGTGCTTCATCATTGCCTTCATTGCTGCACCTCCTGTAGACATTGACGGTATTCGTGAACCAGTTGCTGGTTCACTTATGTATGGAAACAACATCATTTCAGGTGCTGTAGTTCCTTCAAGCAACGCCATTGGTCTTCACTTCTATCCAATCTGGGAAGCAAATTCACTTGATGAATGGCTTTATAATGGTGGTCCTTACCAACTGGTAGTGTTCCACTTCCTTATCGGTGTATTCTCTTATATGGGTCGTGAGTGGGAACTTTCCTATCGTCTTGGTATGCGTCCTTGGATCTTCGTTGCTTACAGTGCTCCTGTTGCTGCTGCAACTGCCGTATTCCTGGTTTATCCTTTCGGTCAAGGTTCTTTCTCTGATGGTATGCCTCTGGGTATCTCTGGTACGTTCAACTACATGCTTGTGTTTCAGGCAGAACATAACATTCTGATGCACCCTTTCCATATGCTTGGAGTTGCTGGTGTCTTCGGTGGATCATTGTTCAGTGCTATGCACGGTTCTCTGGTGACTTCTTCCCTTATTCGTGAAACGACTGAAGATATCTCTCAGAACTATGGTTATAAGTTTGGTCAAGAAGAAGAAACCTATAACATTGTTGCTGCTCATGGATACTTTGGTCGTCTGATCTTCCAATATGCTTCCTTCAACAACTCTCGTTCACTTCACTTCTTCCTTGCTGCTTGGCCTGTAGTTGGTATCTGGTTTGCTGCTCTTGGTGTTTCCACGATGGCATTCAATTTGAATGGATTCAACTTTAATCAATCACTTCTGTCTTCTGATGGTCGTGTGATTAATACTTGGGCTGACATTCTGAATCGTGCCAATCTCGGATTCGAGGTGATGCACGAAAGGAACGCTAGATTTGTTGGTGTTCTTGCCTAGTAATAGGCATTAGTAAAATCGGGTTAAACGGGGAAACTCTCTATGAGACAATCCCGTACCAAGTCAGAAAGGGTTTAAGTTTTCTGAAAGGTCTAACGACTAGGTAGTGAGTCCCAACAATAATCTACCCACGAATGCCCGACTCCTTAATAAACATAAGGATGAAGAGATAGTCTGAACTTACTGGTGACAGTAAGAAGTAAAGAATAAAGAGTCTTTACGATAACAAAATTGCACAACTTCCCACTTGATCTTGCGGCAGCAGAAGTAACACCAGTTGCTCTTACTGCTCCTACTATTGGTTGATATAAAATTGAATATGTGATATAATTAAGAGACCTTCGGGTCTCTTTTTTATAAATAGTTATGGAAAGTTATGAGCAACTTATATGGATTTACACAAATTAGTAATAAATGAATGTGAAAGACGAGGACTGGAATTAATATATCTCCCAGAAAAACTTGTGCGTCGTTCTACTGATGTGATTGTTAGTTGCCCCTGCACAGGAAAAAGAAATATGAGTATAAGAAACTTTATTGTGACTTATGAGAAAGATGGTGAAGCATTTTGTTGTAAAAGAAAATCAAAAGTTGGAAAAAACAATCCAGCATTTGGAAAACCAACTTGGAATGCTGGAACTGTTGGTGTATCAAAAAGTTATGGATTTTTTGGGTTTAAGGAGGAATGGTCTGATAGAGAAGATTATTTGTATTTTATAGAAACTACATATGGAACCTATAAAATAGGTAGGTCTTTTCACGGAATAAAATATCGTTTTACTGAAACTACAAAAGAACTTGGTGAATGGAAAGCAACTCATAAAGAAGTATTTGATTGTGAAAGATACATATTGAACACATATAAACAATATCAAAAAAAAGATTGATGGTATAATTGGAGGGTCTGAACATTTCACAAAAGATTTGCCTATAGATAAAGTTATAGAATACGCTAATAGTAATTTGCACAAGAACAATGTCTCATAAACCTCAACACGAACCTATGGAGCCCTGGGTAGTCTGGGCAGGTATAGGGATTATGTTGTTCACAGTTATTATATTTCTCGTATTTACTCTCAGTTTAATATATTTTTAAACATATGTTTTTCATTCTCGCAGTTCTTATTCTTTTTGGAATCTTTATGTTTGTAATGTCTATGATAGAGTAATATCTTCAATTCATAACATTTGGATGACATAGAAAAAGGACTCAGTATAATTACTTAGGAGTTCTTTTTCTTTTATGAAGATCTTTTTAGACACAGCAGATGTTGATATGATTGGTCCAGCATATGATACTGGACTGTTGGATGGAGTCACTACGAACCCAACTCTCATCCTCAAAAGTGGAAGACAATTAAAGGAAGTTATTGAAAATATTTCACAAGCATTTTCAAAGTTGGAAAGCATTTCTGCAGAAGTAGTTGCAGATACATCAGAAGAAATGCTTTCTCAGGCAGAAAAGTATTACACAATTGCACCAGCAGTCACAATCAAAGTTCCTTGTACTGTAGAAGGACTGAAGGCTTGTAAGTTTCTTTCTGACAAAGGAATTAAAACGAATGTAACTCTTGTGTTCTCAGTTGCACAAGCAATCCTTGCATCAAAAGCAGGAGCAACTTACATCTCTCCTTTCGTAGGAAGATGGATGGACAACTCTATTGATGGTATTGAACTCATCAAGAATATTCGTAAGACATTTGATCTTTCTGGTACATCAACACAAATTCTTGCAGCATCTCTTCGTGATGTGAGGCAGGTAGAACAATCTGCTCTTTCTGGTGCAGATGTTGTTACAATTCCACCAGTTGTATTCTGGTCAATGTATAAGAATGTAATGACTGAAGTTGGACTTGATTTATTCCAAAAAGATTGGGAGGAAGTTCTTAAGAGTAAAGGTGAAGAATGAAAGGTATAGTTATATTCGGGGCAACTGGAGATCTCTGTAAAAAGAAATTAATTTCGGCACTTTATACTCTTCATAAGAAAAGTCTTTTGCCAAAAGGACTAAAGATCATCGGTGCCTCCAGAACCCAACACACAAAAGAAAGTTGGGTTGGAATTCTTGATAGTTATTCTCAAGAGTTTATTAAGAGACTTGAATATGTTTCTTGTGATTTAAGTGATGCTGAATCTCTTAAATCGTTGCCTGATTATGAGGATATGACATACTTCTTGTCAGTTCCTCCAGAACGATATGCCGATGCTGTTACAAACCTCAAAGAAGCAGGTAAGTTAGATGACGCAGAAAAATCAAGAGTTATTATTGAGAAACCTTTTGGCACCGATCTTCAATCTGCTAATTATTTACAATCTGTGGTGGCTGGATATCTACGGGAAAAACAAGTATATCGCATTGACCATTATCTCGGTAAAGATACTGTTAATAACATTCTTGCCACTCGTTTTAGCAATATACTTTTGGAACCACTATGGAATAGAAGTTTCATAGAAGAAATCCAGATTTTTGCTACGGAAACAATTGGTTGTGAAGGACGAGCACAGTATTATGATACTGCTGGTGCTGTGAGAGATATGCTCCAGAACCATATGCTTCAGGTTCTGGCACTGATTGCTATGGAACCACCTTGTAGAAATGACGCAAGGGAAATCCGTAGAGAGAAGGTTAAGGTTCTTGCTGCAACCAGATTAGGTGATAATGTAGTTCTTGGACAATATGATGGTTACAAGAATGAAGACGGAGTAAAGTATGACTCGCAAACACCAACCTTTGTTGCTGGTGAGTTGTATATTGATAACTGGAGATGGAAAGGAGTTCCTTTTTACTTCATGACTGGTAAGAAAATGCCAGTTGGATGTGTGGAAGTTGTGATTAAATTTAAAGCACCTCCACAGCAATTGTTTGAAGGGCATGAATGTAATGATAGAATAGTCATGAGATTACAACCAGATCCACATTTGGATATGCGTATTGATATTAAATCTCCAGGACTAAATGATAATGTAGAACCAGCACTTCTTCAGTATCATTATCCTGTGGAGAAAGCGATTGATGGTTATGTGAAACTTTTTTATGATGCTCTTAACGAAGATCAATCACACTTTGTTCACGCAGATGAAGTGTTGGAGTCGTGGAGAATTGTTGATGATCTCTTATGTACTGGAGATTATTGCCCGATTAATACAAGACCTTATTCTTATAATGAAAGCACTTGGGGTCCAGAAGAAAAAACAATTACGAAGTGGGACTATCCACTCAAATTAAAGTAGGAGAAAGAAGATGAGAGTAGGAATGATTGGACTGGGAAGAATGGGAGAAGGAATGTCCCGTCGTATGATGAAAGCGGGAATTGAAGTGTGGGGTTACAGGAGGAACTATGAGAAGGCAAAAGAAGCATATGAAAACGGATATGTTAATGGTGTTACAACTACTATACAAAGCCTTGTTCAAGTAGTTAAGCAAAAAGACCAACCAGGAATTTTCCAGATGGTAGTTCCAGCAGAAACTGTAGAGGAGACGATTAATGAGTTACTACGATTTTGTGGTGAAGGAGATATTATTATTGATCATGGCAATAGCAATTTTAAGGACAGTAGGAAGAGAGCAGAAAGGTTGGCAAAACTTGGCATCCAATATATTGATTGCGGCACTTCTGGGGGTGTTTATGGTTTGGATCGTGGATACTGTCTTATGGTTGGCGGTGGAGATACTGCAGTCGCCACTTGTAAAAGCATTTTTAATGCCCTTGCCCCAGGAGTCGATGCTGCCCCGAGGACTGAGTTTGACTCACCTATAACATCTGCTGAGTATGGTTGGTTGCATTGTGGTGGTCCTGGTGCTGGACATTTTGTGAAGATGGTTCACAATGGCATTGAGTACGGTATTATGCAAGCATATGCCGAAGGATTTAATATCATCAAGAACGCAAACGCAGGTGTCAAATATGTTAGAGAAGGAGACGCAGAGGTGGCCCCTATGGCAGACCCAGAATCCTACTGCTATGATATTGACGTTGCTGAGGTTGCTGAGTTATGGCGTCGTGGTAGTGTTGTTGGTTCTTGGTTACTTGACCTTACTGCTGATGTGTTGCGCCGCAGCCCACAGCTTTCTAACTTCTCTGGAGGGGTATCCGACAGTGGTGAAGGTAGGTGGACGGTTAATGCTGCTGTGGATCTGGGGGTTCCCGCTCCTGTCATCACAACTGCTCTTTATGAAAGATTTAATAGTCGCAATCTGGGTACTTTCGCAGCCAAGATTCTAAATGGTATGAGATATATGTTTGGAGGACACCACGTTAGATGATTAGTTCAACAACTCCTTATAAAGTTGCTGAGATTATTCGGGATACTTGGCCTGGACTTTACAGACCACCAAAGAAGACCTATAATAAGTCCAATACTCCAAAAAAGAATGAATGAATACTATTCAGTAATTAACCTCAATACTGGTGAAAAAGTCTGCGAATGTGCTACATTAGAAGATGCTCAAATGGTAGTTGGATTAAATCCAGCAAATAGAGCATACCGAAGGGATAGATTTCTTTTAGATCAAGTGATTGATGTAACATCAACAACCGATAAACAACTCCCAGGTCAATTGGGATTACCTGAAGGTAAATATCCTCTACCTCCACTTCAACAAGAAATATGTCTTCCTGAAAGTGAAGCAAAACCAATTAATATATAATATTAAGTTTTATAAAGCATATGAAATTTACAGTTTATTCTAAGAACGGTTGTCCTTATTGCGAAAAAATTAAACAAGTGTTAGAGTTGGCAAATCTTGAACATGTTGTTTATACTCTTGATGAAGATTTCACAAGGGATCAGTTTTATGCTGAATTTAGTGAAGGGTCAACCTTTCCTCAAGTTATTTTAAATGATCAAGAACATCTTGGTGGATGCACTGATACAGTCCTATATCTAAAGGAGAATAGTTTAGTTTAATGGAATCAACAGTTCACGAAATTTATTTTGATGTAGAAAAAGCAATTGACTATGCATTTAATGGGCAATTTGTGTTAAAGTTTTATGATTACCTAAAAGTTCGTGGAACAAAAAAAATGGAAGTTGAAGAATTTATTGAAAGTAAGACAGCATTCAATATTAGTGAACTTGTGATGGATCTTGATCAATATCTAGAAGGTGGTTCTGATATTAATCATAAACAACTTCGTGAGGCATACGGGCATATTCCAAAACCTCAAGCAAGAAAAATAAAGAATTACCTTTATGGCATTCTTGAAGATGCATGGAGATATAGTAATGATAGAAGACCAGGAAGGAGAAAAAAGCAAACTAAATAACAATGAACTCCAAATTAATCGGGGTGTTGAATTACTACTACGCAATAGGAGAAGAAAGGAATCAAAACCAAAAACTTTTCAAGTGAAGTTTGGTAAGATGATTTCTCTCTTCCAAAGAGAGTTTCATTTTTTTATAGAATTTAACTTTGATGTAAAGAAGAAATAAACTCTCTGGAGAAAAAAAAATGGAAACAGCATACGTCATAACATTCACAGTAATGTTCACTTTGCTCTTTTTTATGGTTGGTAGTATAATTGGGTGGTTAGTGTATAGGCATCTTTTAGAGTCTAGACCTCCATATCTGCATCCAGAGTTTTTTGATGAAAATGGTCAGGTGATTCCTGATGAAATTGTATCTGTAAGATTTGAAAACGATTATGACTACGACGACGAAGACGAAGAGGACTGAAAAACCATTAGAAACTCTTCCAACAAATCCTTTTGTATTTGAAATTCTAGAACTTGCTTCTAAACAAAGAAGTAATGCAAAGAAAGTAGAAGTTCTAAAAACATATGAACACGATTCTCTTAAGACTGTTTTTATTTGGAATTTTGATGATTCTGTGATTTCTCTTCTTCCTGAAGGAGAAGTTCCTTATGGGAATGCTGATCAGCAATCCGTATATTCCGGAACTTTATCGGAGAATCTTAAAAAAGAAGCATACGGTGGAGAATCTGCCACAGGACAAGATCTAGATGGTCGTGGTAGAACTTCATTACGCAGAGAGTATCAAAATCTCTACCACTATGTAAAAGGTGGAAACAATACTCTTACTACAATTCGTAGAGAGATGATGTTTATTAATCTCCTACAAGGACTTCATCCAAAAGAAGCAGAAGTAATAATTCTTACTAAGGATAAAAAACTTACTGATAAATACAAAATAAGTTTTGATAATGTAAAAGAGGCTTATCCTGATATTCAATGGGGTGGTCGTTCATGAGTGTAGCAGTAAGCACGGAGAAAGATATGGCAGATTATGGAAACGAAGAAAGAGAAGTTCTGCCCTCTAAATATGGTTGTGAAGTTCTTCTAGAAAAAACAACACTGGCAAAAGCAAAAGATTCTTCATTTCCAAATGATGCTTATCTAATTTGGTATGAACTAAAAGGAAAAGAACATATGGACTTAGTTCGTGGAACAAGAGTTCGTATTTTTGATATGTACTATGACAAATATGGTCCTGGTGCTATTAAAAAAATTGATTTTGGTTATGGTCGTGTGAGCCCCAAATTGTGGGGTTATAAACAACCTGAAAAGAAGAAAAGAAAATGAGTGCTGGATTTGGGGGAGATCCTAATCAGGGAAGAACTGGTAAGGACTTAAGTATCAATATTGATCTAGATAATGTTGACTTTATTTTAAGGCAATATAAAAAGATTAAAAAATATCAAAAATCATCTCTGTATGCTATCAAAACAATGGACGGCACAGAAGAGATTGTGAGTTCATTGATTAAAGAGGCGGAGGATAATCCACTATAAATGGGAAAGCATTATCTACTTAACTTGTATGGATGCTCGTTTGTTCTTTTGGACGACGAGCGTTGTCTTATAGACCTATTAGAAAACGCAGCAGCAGCAAGTGGTGCTACTGTGGTTCAGACAATTTCAAAAAAGTTTGAACCACAGGGAGTCACTGTAATTTGTTTGTTGTCGGAAAGTCATATTAGCATTCATACATGGCCAGAAGAAGGTAAAGCAGCAGTAGATGTTTATACTTGTGGAGACTGCAACCCAAAGATTGGATGTGATATAATCATTCAACAATTATATGCAACTAATCATACTCTGAGTTATATTGAAAGATAAATTTTGTATTGAATTATACAAAATAAATCTTATACATATTTTACGTTCATCACATTATGTGACGGAAGTACCATTTAGGGAAGGAACGCACCAATACCAAAAGTAAAGGAGCAAACCAATGGCACTTATTCTGATTAAACAGAAACTTCTCAAAGAGCAACGTCTTCGTGAAGCACAACTTTATATGGCATCACGACTTGCCTGATATCAGAGGGGACTTGACTCCCCTCTTTTTTTTGTCTATAATTGATTGCGTGAGAGTTCTATCAAATGAACAAAGAAAAATTAAAATTAATCGTAAGAAATCTTGAACTGCTTGTTCAATCACTAAAAGAAGAACTTGATTTGGAAGATAGACCACAATATAATTACGAAGAAATTACATCTAATTTAACTGATTACGACGAAGTATTTTATGACGAAGACGATGAATGAATTCTTAACAGAGTTTGAGTTTATGAAACCCGAAGTAAAACTAGTATCAGTAACACCAGATGCAGAAAAGCATATGGCATATTGTGCTCGGGTTTCAAATCCATCAAATCAAACAAACCAAAAGTTTGCAGGACTTCTCAAATACTGCATTGAACACCAACATTGGAGTATCTTTGAACAGGCAATCATGACAGTAGAAATCAATACTACAAGAGGTATTGCTGCTCAAATTCTACGTCATAGGTCATTTACTTTTCAGGAGTTTTCCCAAAGGTATGCTGATACCAATCTTCTAAATCAAACTATTCCTCTTCCTGAACTTCGTCGTCAAGACACAAAGAACCGACAGAACTCAATTGATGATCTTCCAGACTATTTGAAACTTACTCTACTAGAAGACATTCGTGTTCTGTTTGAGCAGTCGCAGAGAGTCTACAACCGTCTTCTGGACAAAGGAGTAGCAAAGGAGTGTGCAAGGTTTGTACTACCCTTAGCAACCCCTACAAGACTCTACATGACAGGTTCTGTGAGGTCTTGGATTCATTACATCAATCTTCGTGCTGGACATGGAACACAGAAAGAACATATGGATATTGCTGAGGCAATTCGTTGTATTTTTACTTGTCAATTCCCAGCAGTTTCTTCTGCTCTTGATTGGACTCGTGATAACTGTGTCGATTGTGAAAGTATTCAACCATCAGTTCGTATAGACTAAATATTGACATATAAAATGGAGGAATAAATTTGGCGACTTATCCTGTTGTTAATACAAAAACTGGTGAGCAAAAAGAAGTTGTCATCAGTGTTCATGAGTGGGATCAGTGGAAAAAAGATAATCCAGACTGGACAAGAGATTGGAGTGATCCTTCAACTTGCCCTGCTTCTGGAGAAGTTGGTGAAGTTTATGATCGTCTTAAAAAATCTCATCCAGGTTGGAACCAAATCTTACATAAAGCAAGCAAGGTTCCGGGATCAAAAGTTAAACCAGTTTAATCCATGTTATAATATAAATAGTTTATATTATTCCAACCTGGTTTATGCGTAAAAATTATACAAAACATCCAGAAATAAAAGTTGGGGATAAATTTTATTTTCTTGAAGTTATATCTCCTCCTTTTTTTGAAACATATCCAAATGGAAAAAAAAGAAAAAAACTTTTATGTAGATGTATTTGTGGAAAAGAAAAAATTTTTAGATATGATAGTTTTGTATGTAAAAATGAATTAGACAGAGCAAAAAGTTGCGGATGCAAACATGTTTATAGAAACAATCTTAATGCTCAAAAAAGAAGAAAACCTGAGAGTGTTTACAGATACATTTATGAACAATATCAATCTAGTGCTAAAACTAGAAATATAGATTTTTTATTGACAAAAGATGAATATATTGAAATTGTAAAGAAAAATTGTAATTATTGTGGAGAACCTGCACCAGTTAAACAACCAAATAGAGGAAAGGAAAAATACGTAGGAGTTCCTGTTACATATAATGGAATTGATAGGATAGATAGTAATAGAGGATACGAAAAAGAAAATTGTGTATCTTGTTGCACTAAATGTAATTATATGAAAAGTGATATGGATGTATCTTTATTTACTGAACACATTTTAAAAATTGCAAACCATTTACAGAAATTTTAATGGCAAGAAGAAATCGGAAGGAAGATCAACCAATTGGTGTTGGAATGACTGCTAAGCAGATGAAGAGGAAAAAACCAATCAACTCAGATTTAATGAGAGAGATTGAACCTTTAACAGAAAATCAAAAACTATTGTATTCTGCTTACGAAAAGAATCAGAATATCGTAGCATATGGATGTGCTGGTACTGGTAAAACCTTTATCACTCTCTATAATGCACTTCAAGATGTTTTAGATGAAAGAAGTCCTTACGAAAAAATTTATATTGTAAGATCTCTTGTTGCTACCCGTGAGATTGGATTCCTTCCTGGAGATCATGAAGATAAATCCTCTCTCTATCAAATTCCGTATAAGAACATGGTTAAGTACATGTTCCAACTTCCTACAGATGCTGACTTTGAGATGCTCTATGGAAACCTCAAAACTCAAGGAACGATTAGTTTTTGGAGTACTTCTTTTATTAGGGGAACTACTCTGGACAATGCAATCATTATCGTAGATGAATTTCAAAACCTAAACTACCATGAGTTAGATTCTATTATTACCCGTGTTGGTGAAAATAGTAAAATTATGTTCTGTGGTGATGCAACTCAGAGTGATCTGATCCGAACAAATGAAAAGAATGGAATCATTGATTTTATGAAGGTTCTTCGCATCATGCCTTCAATGGATATTATTGAATTTGGTGTTGATGATATTGTTCGTTCTGGTCTAGTTAAGGAGTATATTCTTGCAAAAATGCAAATAGGTGTATGAGTTTTATTCATCATAATTTTCTAGGTGATATTGAATTAGAAAAGAAAGAAACAAACGGCATCCGCCTTTACCATCTTCCTGATGGACAGTGGGTGCCTTCTATTACTTCTGTTACTTCATTTTATAATCGTCAAATCTTTATTGACTGGCGAAAACGAGTAGGACTTGAAGAAGCAAATCGCATTACCAAAAGAGCAACTGCAAGAGGAACTGATTTCCACCTAATCTGCCAAGATTATCTTGAAAACAAAGAACTTGAATGGAATGATTATCAACCTCTGACAAAGATTATGTTTCATTATGCTAAACCTTATCTTGATAAGATAAATAATATTCATGCAATTGAAAGAACTTTGTACTCTCAGTATTTTGGACTTGCTGGACGAGTTGACTGTATTGCTGAGTATGAAGGAGAACTTGCAGTTATAGACTTTAAAACTTCAGATAAAATCAAGCCAGAAAAATGGATTGAGAATTATTTTGTTCAAGAGATGTTTTATGCATCTGCTTATTATGAGATGACTGGAAAACCAATTAAAAAACTGATTACATTAATGGTGACTCCTGGTGGAGAAGTTAAAGTATTTGACAAAAGAAACAAAGGGGATTATATTAAACTATTAGTTCGGTATATTAAAGAATTTGTACATCACAATATTAGGGAAAATGGAGAATGAATTAGAGAAAGCATTAGAAAATAAATTTTATTGCCCATCTAAATTCGCACAAGAAATTGAAAATCTTGTGAGGTATAACAATGACATGAATTATATTGATGCTATTGTTTATTTTTGTGAGCAGAATAATCTAGATTTAGAATCTGTTCCAAAACTAATTTCAAAGCCACTTAAAGAAAAAATTCGTTATGAAGCAATGGAACTTAATTTTCTGAAAAAGACCTCCCGAGCAAAATTAATCTTTTAATGGTCCCTTTTGATTGCTATAAAACATATCTTGCATTAAAAAATCATTTCACAAAAGATAGTTACGACTATCATAAGTATTGTAAAAAAACTAGAGCAACTGTTCAATCTTTTTATAAGAGGAAAGATAGGTTTTTCTTTGAAAAAATGTCCAGACAAAGAAATGAAAAGGAAGTAGAAGATTTCTTTGTAGCAAATTTTGTTTCTTGTAATGATCCAGAATCTTTATGGATTGGTGAAATAATTAAAGAAGGAGAAGGTAGGTATAGGAATTGGCAGAAAAAACTGCAGTCCTTATCCTACCTTTTTAAAGAAGAATCTCAGTCTCTCTTTGAAGAGAATAAGTTTGATGATGTTTTTAATTGTTCTAAAGGTCATCCCCCTCTTCTAAAAAAATTCCTTATTGGGAAAATTAGTCTAGAAACATTGGTAATTTATGATAAAATATTCCTATTTGGGAATAAGTTTGATAAGAAACTTCAAGATCCAGTGTGGGAAACCGTAAGTCGTAGAATTAAAAAATATAGTCCGTTTCTAAATATTGATGTATTTCTTTATCGTAAAATTTTAAAAGAATTGATCCTGGGGGAAAAATGAGTTTTTTTGAATCTGAAGTTGTTCGTGCTGAAATGGTAGAAATATCAGAACTTCAAGAAGAAATATATTCTAATGTATTTGAATTTCCTAGTATGTCAAAAGAGGAAAAAATTGAACATGTCAACATATTAGAAAAACTTCTTGACAAACAAAAAGTTTTGTATACACGTTTGAGTTTATCTGATGATCCAGAAGCCCAGGAAATGAAAGAAAGAGTTATTGAATCTGCTCAATTGATGGGACTTCCTCCCAATGTTGACATGAATGTTATTTTTAACAACATGTCAAAAATGCTTGAGGTCATGAAAGAGCAGATTGACAAAACGGGTTCCGACCTGTAAAATAAAGAGGTACACAAAGGCCAAATCCAATTTAATCCGAGGTACACATGTCTAATTTCGCAAATCTTAAAAAACAATCTTCCGTTGGTTCACTTACCGAAAAACTAGTGAAGCAAGTAGAGAAGATGAACTCCACTTCTGGTGGTTCTGATGAACGTCTCTGGAAACCAGAAATGGATAAAACTGGAGTAGGTTCAGCAGTTATTCGTTTCCTTCCTGCCCCTGATGGAGAAGAACTTCCTTGGGTCAAGATGTATTCCCATGGATTCCAAGGTCCTGGTGGTTGGTATATTGAAAACTCACTAACAACTCTTAGTCAAAAAGATCCCGTTACTGAGTACAACCGTATGCTCTGGAACAGTGGTAATCCTAAAGATCAAGACACTGTACGTAAGCAAAAACGCAAACTCTCTTACTACAGCAATATTTACGTCGTAAAGGATCCTCTTCATCCTGAGAATGAAGGTAAGGTATTCCTCTTCAAGTATGGTAAGAAAATCTTTGATAAGATTCTGAATGCTATGCAACCTGAGTTTGATGATGAAGAACCAATCAATCCATTTGATTTCTGGAAAGGTGCTAACTTCCGTCTGAAGATTCGTAAGGTAGAAGGTTACTGGAACTATGACAAGTCAGAGTTTGATTCATCTTCACCTCTTCTAGATGATGACGATGCACTAGAAGCACTATGGAAAAAAGAGCATTCTCTCTCTGCTCTGATTGCTCCAGATCAATTTAAAACCTACGAGGAACTTGAGAAACGTCTGAACTATGTTCTGGGAATTAATCAGACAAGTTCTCCTACTCAATCCCGTGCTGTGGTTGAACAAGAAGATGATTATGAATCATATTCTCAACCAGTAAGTCGTGAAGAAAAAGTAATGGAAGAACTAGAACAATCTTATACTCGTTCTAAGTCACCTTCACCATCACTTCCTAAAATCACACAGGATGATGAGGATGAAGATGATGCTCTCAGTTACTTCCAACGACTTGCAGAAGATTGATTAACTGATTAACTGAATAACTTAATATTATCTCCTCTCTTCAGGGTTCTAGACACATACTGTTTAGAACCCTGTTTATATGGCATAATATCACTCATATCATTTAGTACAATATTTAAGTACTGTTTCTTAAGTAAAAATATATTTCTCTTCCCCTCTTCAAGTTTTACTTCATATTCATAGTTTGTAACTGGATTAGTAAATTCAGTTGTAGGAATTACAACCTCTGTTTGAAGCCCATTGTCATAATATGAATAACCGATTACTAAGGTTGTGTTTCCATTTGCAGCAACAAACCTTCTAGTTTCTGGAAGGAAGTATGGAACTGCAACTCTTTTAACGGCATCTTTTTCTACTACATATTCTACTCTATAACCTAGTCTTACTCCTTTTGGAATTAATGTTATTCCATTAGAATCCTTTACATCATTAGTTACTTCAAAGTGATGAGGAGCATAAAAATCTGTTCCAGTATCTCCAACAGAATATAGATTTTCATAGGAACCATACTTATCTAAAACACAATTCTCAAAGGATTGCTGAGGCATAGGCCATTCACTTTGAACATTCAAAATATTATTTGATAATAATACCAACCAATCTAGAGTCTCATCCCCATAATATTTAAATGCTACGTTATCTGGTCTTTCATCTCCAATAATATTATATTTTTCAAAGAACACAGCACTTTGAAATATTTCATCTCTAATCTTTCCTCTTTTGAAAAGATTTTTTACTGGTATGTATTCTGAAATGTTTCTTTCTTTTGGGTTCCTATTGACATATTCAAAGTTAGGAACTTGTCTAAAGTAACTTGGCATCTTAGAAACCTATTGGGTGATCTTCTTCATAATCCTTATCATATAGTGGAACAAGTTCTGAAAATGTTAAGTTTATGGTATAAGAAACCATGGTTGCTTCATCATCAATAAATGTTGAATATGTACCTAATGGAGTATAATCAACTACACAATTTTGCAATGCACACATTTTAATCAGATTAATAGATTTGTGATTATCACTCGTTCCTCCATTTATGTATTGTATTCTAAAAATATTTGGAGCACCTAAAAATATTCCATTAATTTTTGGTGCCATATTTTTTTTGAATGCTCTAATAATTTTTTTTACAATATCAGACTCGTCTTCACTTCTTGGCGAAAGTTTAAATGTAAAATTAAATGGTCTTAATTGTGGACCTTGGAATAGTAATTCCATATTTGGATTTAAAATTCCACCAGTTGCTCTTGAAAGTAATCCTGGTGCTTGAACTGCTTGTTCAAGGAGAGCAGTAAGAAGTAAATTTTGAAATTGTCCACCATAGTTTTTTACAGTGGTTGCAATATCTTGCATTCCTTTGCCTAATGCAGATGCAAAACCACCAGGACTAGTCATTCCCGTGGCTGAAGCTTTTACTAACATTCTTTGTAATTCATTTAATTCTCCTGGTCCCCAATTCACAACGTTTTGATCATTAATTGGTGCTTGTATTGGAAGAATTATTGGTTTTTCTGATGAAACTTTTTCATACAAATTAGTGTCTACACTTGATCCAAATTTTTGATTTTCTCTTGCACTTTTAAAAGCATCTGGAAGTTTTTTATAATCCATGTCAGGATTTTTTTTCAATTTCCAAATTTCAAATCTTACATGATCTTGCGATTCAAGCATTTTTTCTGGATAAACAAGAACCGTTGGATCTTTTGTTACACGAAATGGTTGTTCATTTGGTGCTGTTGGTGCTGGAGTAGATCCACCTGTTGGAGAAGATTGTGAATTTGGATCTGTTGGTGCTGGAGTAGATCCTCCTCCTGGTGTTCCTTGTTGGTTTGGATCTGTTAGTTGTCTTCTTAAATTTGAATCTGAAAAGATAGAAGTTGCTTGATCATAATTTCCATTATCGCGTTCATTTCCAGGAGGATATGTTGTGAAGGTCCAATTTCCATTCGGTTGTTGTACATATCCAGAGTGTTGAACATAAAATTTTCCAGTAGTGGGATCTCTTCCAGCATATTGACTTCCACTTACTTGAGATGTTGTTTGCTGAGAAACTGGTGCATTTGGGTTATTAATTATTGTATATGTTTTGTTAGCAACTCTTTGTGCTTCAGTTTCATTCGTTTCATAGTATATAAAAACTGTTTTTCCGTCCTCACTAGGTACTGATTTCCAGGGTAATTTCCTTCCTCCGTGCATAAAGGTTTGTTCTTTTAATGTCATCAAATCACCTCCCAACCAAGAGGATTAACAATCTCAATTTTTTGTAGAGTATGAGACATTGATGAGAGTGGTTTTTATTTATTTAGACGGAATTTTTCATAAGGTATTGAAAGAAGTTCATCTAATTCATTATACTTGACACTATAAAGTTTTCCGGCAACTTCTGCCCAAGTATAATTCCTATATTTTCTCCAATGAAAATTTAAACCTCTAAATCCCCAATTAAACAATTTTGTACAAACAATTAAAGGGTGTTGATCGTATTCAATATCGGGAGTTTTTGGATTATATACAAAAGTATAAAACTTATCTTGTTCGGGAAGTATGGAATCTTCTTTGAAGATTTCCATAATTAACAACATTAAATCTTCAGCATCAGTTACTTTTTCTTTGGCAATTCTTTTTTTTAATTCTCTAACTCTTGGAGTTGTTGATTTTTCTATGTACTGACCGAAACCTTCTGCCATTATTTGATACCTAAGTGATCTTCTGTAACCAGCATAAATTCTATCATTCTATCTTTACAAAATTCTTCTGCTGCTTTCCACTTTGCTTGATTGACTGCATAAGTTCTGCATTCGTGCAGATAAGATTTAGTCACTCTTGATTTTTGTTTTGGTGGAACTGTTTGCTTCTTTGGTTTCACTTCAACAACATAAGTTTTAATTTGTCCTGATTGTTCTTTGACTTTAATAAGATAATCAGGAAAATATCTATGAACTCTATTATCTATAGGTGACACATAAGGAACACAAAATTCCTCTGAAGCCCAGGAAACTATACTTGGATTATGGTCGCACCAATAACAAAATTTTCTTTCCCAACTACTTCTACAAATAATATTATTATAGTCTCCTTTGTACTTGTTAGGATGAGAAGGTTTGTAGATGCTCTTGAGACTTTCTGCCATTATCCTGTCTACATAATATATTAGTAAAAGTATTTATAGATGGCTGGTCCCTCTACAAGAACATATTCTGTAGCAGACTTAAAAGCAAGGTTAATGAGACCTGCTTTAACTTCTCATTATGTGTGCAGATTTCAACCTCCTCAAGATGTTGTAGAATGGATGGCAGCAAGATCTGATGCAGGTGCTTCTGGAGAAAACTATAATGATACTTTTATTCAAGAATTGATTGAAATTTCTTGTTCTGAAGCATCTTTGCCAGGATCATCACTGACTACAAACGATGTGAATGATGATTATACTGGTGTAACCCAAAAGTTTGCGTATAGAAGATTATATGATTCTACTGCAGACTTTACTTTTTATGTTGATAATAATTACACGACTCTTAGTTTTTTTGAAGGTTGGTTGTCTTATATTGTAAGAGAAGACATAACCAGTGGAGTTCAAAATGAAAATTATTTTTATCGTGTAAGATTTCCAGAATCTTATAGAACACCTTATTTGTATATTACCAAATTTGAAAAAGATCATAACAGTCTTGAATCTGGACCATATTTGAATTATCAATTTATTGGAGCATATCCAATAAGCATTTCTTCAATGCCAGTAAATTATGATCAATCTCAATTATTAAAGTGTACTGTTTCTTTTACTTATGATAGATATGTACTTACTAAAACTCCGTTAAGTCCACTTCAAAGAGGATTTATTCAAGATAGACTTGTTCGTGAAGATAATGCAAGAGGAGCAGCTGCAGCAGCTGCTGGACGTGGATTGGAAGAATTAAATAGAGCAAACGAAGAAGCATATTATAGAGCAAATCCTGATCAAAGACCTAAATAATCACACCTGAAAATTCTATAGGACATCATGCCATTACCTAAGATTTCTACACCAACTTATGAACTTGAGTTGCCTTCATCTGGACAAACAATCAAGTACAGACCATTTCTAGTAAGAGAAGAAAAACTTCTGGTTCTTGCTATGGAATCGGAAGACACAAAAGAAATTACAACAGCAATTAAGGCAGTAATTAAAAATTGTATTGAAACGAAAGGAATTAAAGTAGAGACTCTTCCTACTTTTGATATTGAATATATCTTTTTAAATATTCGTGCAAAGTCAGTTGGAGAAGATATTGAAGTTAATATTCTCTGCCCTGATGACGAGGAAACTTCTGTTCCTGTAAAAATTAGTGTTGATGATATTAAAGTTCAAAAGAACGAAGAACACAATAAGCAGATTAAAGTAGATGACAATATTATGATGGAAATGAAATATCCATCACTTGAGCAATTTATTAAAAATAATTTTGACATCTCAAATCAAAGTAATGTTGAGCAATCTTTTGATTTAATTGCTTCTTGTATTGATAAAATTTATACTGAAGATGAAGTTTGGTCAGCATCTGATGTGACTAAAAAGGAACTTAATGAATTTCTTGATCAAATGAACTCTGTTCAATTTAAACAGATTGAAAAGTTCTTTGAAACTATGCCCAAACTATCTCATAAAATTTCAGTTACTAATCCAAATACTGGAGTTGAAAGTGAAGTTGTTCTAGAGGGTCTTTCCAGTTTTTTCGCCTAGGAATGTCCCATATGAACTTGGAGAATTACTTCAAGTTAAACTTTGCCTTGATGCAGTATCATAAATATTCATTAACAGAGATTGAAAATATGATGCCTTGGGAAAGGGACATCTATGTGATTTTACTTCAACAGCATCTGGAAGAAGAAGAACAAAGATTAAAACAAGCAAATGGATGATCAGGATTCTAATAATCAAGTCATAACTATAGAACCTGAGATTTCTCAAATTCTTGGGTTACAGGATGACTTTGATTTAGATCCTGATGAATATTTGCAACTTGTAAGAGAGAAGTTAGTTCAATATGATTTTTTAAGTGGTTCTAATGAAATTACAGATGAGCAAAAAGAAGAACAAAGATTATTAGCAACTAAAGTTAGAGAAATACGAGGTCAAAAAAGAGAAGGTGTTGTAAAATATAATACAGGTAAAGTAGGAAAAAAGATAAATGTAGACTCTTTTTTTGGAAGAAAACCGGAAGAAGAACAGGATCAGAAAAAAATTACCGATCCGTCAAAACTTCTTCCTGGAACTGCTGCTAAAACAGGTGACATAATTAAATATAAATCCCAACAAGTTGAAGATTTAAAACAACCAGAAGAGAAAAAAGAAAATAAAGAAATTGCTACAATATTAAAAATATTAGATTCTATTTTAGACACATTAAAAAATAATTTTAAGTTTGATCAGAAAAAAACGGAAGTAGATAGAAAAGACAAAGAAAAGAAGAAGAGGGAAGCAAGAGAATCTAATCTTGAAAAAGGATTTGGAATGGTTAAAGGTGCCATTCAAAAAATGCTGGCACCATTTCAAAATATTCTTGATGCGATTTGGAGATATATTTTCTTTACTTTCTTAGGTAAAATGTTTACCGATTTGATGAATTGGTTGAAAGATCCTAAGAATAAAAAGAAAATAGAAGTTATTGGTAGATTCTTAAAGGACTGGTGGCCTTTATTATTGGGTGCTTATCTTTTATTTGCATCTCCTCTTGGGTTGTTTATCAAAGGTGCAATCAAATTAATTGGAGGTTTAACTTCTCAGATTCTTAAACTTCTTCCAAGATTATTAAAACTTTCTGGAAGTTTGCTAAGAGGTGCTGCGTCTGCGGCAAGAGCTGCTGCACCACTTTTAACAAGTCCAGAAGTTGTGATTCCAGCAACGGTTTTGGGCGCTGGTGTTGTAATAAATGAACTAACAGGACAAAGAAAAGCAGCACCAGTACAAGCAGAAAATAAGGCAAGAGCACAAACAGGAAAAGGTTTAGGTGTTCAGGGTGTTGATACTGCTGCAGAATCAAAAGCAGCAAAAGCACCAACTCCAGGAAGTATGGGTCCAACAACACCTTATGGACTTTTGCAAGGTGTAAAACTTGGTGGAATTGTTCGTAGTCCTCGTAACATACGCAGATATACAAATGGAGCAGAAGTTGTTGAAGATGGATATAGTGGAGTAGATTCTGATACCGGAATTTCAATTACTGGTGCAGGTAAAGATACACAATTGATTGCAGCAAGACCAGGAGAAGTTGTATTAACTCCAGAGGATGCTGGACACATTCAACAAAAAACAGGATTTGATGTTTATAAATTTGTAGGAAACAGAAAACCTGGATATACTAATTTTAATAAAATTAAAACATCTGGTGGAATTTCTCTTGCAAATAAAGGAGGAATTTTAGGATTTGCTGATGGTGGTATTGTTGGAGGAAATACACCTCAACAATCAGAAAATCCAAAAATAAATTTACCCGATTATTACTCTTTATTAGCAATATCCGCATTAGAAGATGATAAACCTCAAGGTAGAGCAGACGTTGCACAATCAATTTACAATAGATTGCTTGCAGCAAATAGGTATGGTGTTAATTTCTATCAAAGAACTAATAGTTTGAAAGATTTAATTACTGCCGGAGGAGGAAAAAAAGATGGAGGTCAATATGAACCAACTTTTTCAAATAAGGGCGATTGGTTAAATATCAAGGATAAAAATAGTGCAGTGATTGCAATTATGAACTCCAAAAAAGGTAGAGATCATAAGTGGACTTTTAAAGATGCTATGGATCAGTTGAATGCTACAGAATCTGCTCTTAGAAATCCATCTTTACAATCATCTGCCCAAAAACATGTTGGTGGAAGAGCATATTTCTTAGGAACTTCTGAACAAAAAAATATGAAACCTGGTTCTGGTGATGTTTTAAGAGGAAAAGAATATAATTATTTTTCTCCTTGGTTTTTGGAAGGAAAACCATACGATAAAGAAAGAAGAAATATTGCTTCTCCAATTCCTCAAATGCTATTACCTAAACCCGAATCAACATCAGGAACGGAATCTTCAAATATTTCTCAAGATAAAAATAAACAAAATCCAATTCAAAATTTTGCTTCCAATATTTTTAACTTATTTTCGTCACCACCATCAGGATTTGCAAAACCTACAAAGACTAAACCTTCATCAAAACCACCAAAGAGATGGGCAATTGATCCTCGTGGATGGTTTGGTATGCAAGGTGGAGGTTCTATTATGCCAATAACAACTAAAATTGGAATACCTACATCTAAAATGAATATTGAAGCAGGTGCTGATACACAATATCTTCCTCAATACAACGTTGCAGTTCAACCTGGAGAGCAATTATTTAAATATGTAATTCCAAAAGATGCTGCCGAAAAGGGTGCAGGAAATCAATTATTATATGCTGCAAATAAGATTATTGGAGATAAAGATTCAAATTCAAACGCAGCAAAGATTGGAATAAGAAATAAATCCATAGGAATAAAACCATATTCATCTGGAGGATTAAATAGTAGTAATATTACTATGCTTCCTCCTATTAAAAATTCTTCAATGAGTGGACAAGGAGTAAAAGGATCCATAAGTGGTTCTCAACATTATTCCTTTAGTCCTGTTCTAGATTCTGCTTTTGATGTTAGAAAAATGAATTGCGATATCTACGAAATCGTTGATTAAAGATGGCAATAAACACTCAAAATTTTTTACCTTTAGCAAAATCTTCCACAGCAATTGTAAAACATGCTGGATCTCAAATTTCTACTGAAAAGAAAGATAAAGGTGGAGCAATAATTAAGCAGAAAAAAATAGATATACAACGGTTTAGACCACCAGAAAAGCAAGAAGAAGAAAAGAAAGAAGAATCTTATGGTGCTATTGTAAAAAGTTTAATTACAATTGATAAATTCTTAAAGACAAATTCTTCATCAGAAAAGAAAACTTTTGAAAAAGATAGATTAGAAAAAGAAAAAGAAGAATCGCAAAAAAAAGAAAAGAAATTAGAAAGTAAAGAAAGGGGAAAAGGTAAAGGAATTAATTTACCTTCAATATCATTACCCAAATTTGATTTCTTAGATGCTGTAAAACGATATTTTCTTTTTACATTTCTTGGTTGGTTATTTACTAATACTCAAAAATTTCTTCCTCAGTTAACTAAAATTTTAGACATTATTAAACCTGTAGTAAATGCTGCCGAATTTATATTCAAAGGTTTATTAAATGGTTTTGTTACTTTTATTGAACTTGGATATAATGCATATGATAAGGTAAGAGATACTGTAAAGAATCTTGGTGGAGAAGGGGCTCAAAAAGTATTTGATGACCTTTCTAAAAATCTCAATACATTAATTACAACAACGATTTTAGTTGCTGGTGCTATTGCTACTCTTGGAGAAAAAAGTAAACCTAGTGGACCAAAAGGTGGAGTTCCTGGAAGTCCAAGAGGTGGTGTTCCAAGAGGTGGTCCAAGAAGATCTCCAATTACTGGCAGACCAGTCCCAACTACAAGTGGTGGAAGAACTGCTGGTAGACCAGATATTAGAAATCCACTTAGAGAAAGACCAAGAATAACTGGAAGTGGTGGTGGTCGTGCAGGTCAAATTGATATTAGAAATCCTCTGAGACAAAGACCAGCAATAACTAGAAGTGGTGGAGAAGGAAGATTTGCAGGTAAAGGTTTAGGAAAGTTCTTGTCAAAAGGTGCTCCAATCATAGGACCACTAATTGATTTTTCAATTAGGACATTAATTTTTGGAGAATCTCCTGGTCGTGCTGCAGCTGGTGCTATAGGTGCTGGAGTAGGACAAGCATTGGGTGGTGTTTTAGTTGGAACAATTGGAGGAATCGTTGGAAGTGTAATTCCAATTGCTGGTACTCTTTTGGGAGGATCTGCAGGTGCTTTTGTCGGACAATTGATTGGTGGATTTGTTGGAGATTGGATAGGAACTTCTTTATATGATGCAGTGGCATCAATGAAAGATAAGAAAAAAATTGAGAAAAAAGAGACTGGTGGAAAAGTATCACCAAAAACAAGAGTTAAAGGAAAGAAAAACTCTAAAAGATCAATTAAAGTTGCTTCAAAGAGACATCCAAAAATAACACCACAAGTATCTCAACCTGGTAAAGATGTTGGTGGAGAGAAAAATATTAAGGTATTGTATCCAGATCCAGACAAAAAAATGTCTTTGGATGAATTTCTTATAAGTGAAATGGGTCAGGGTTCATATTCATATAGTCAATATGAAAATGACTTTAAGAAAAGAACAAAAAAACCAAATCCATTTAAAGCACTCACAGCAACTGCAAAAATATTAAAAGAAATTCCATTATTTGGTGGCACGATTGGTTCAATAATGGGGGCAGGTGTTGATATTGCATTGGGACAGAAACCTGACAAAAAAGTATATCAGTCAATTGCATCAGGAATTGGTTTTCTTGTTGACACTCTATCAGATCAAAGAGTTAATAAAAGTATGGGTTCTTTGATGTCTCAAATTAGAGGATTTGCTGAAGGTGGAACAGTTCCTACAAGAGAATTAAAATTAGGAGATGATACTACAAATACTACTAAATTACTTACAAAAATTATTGAACCTGCAATAAGTCAAAAAGTAAATCAGGCATTTCAAAGTATTCAAAAAGAATTGCAATTAAAAGGTAAAAAAGAACCTGGTCAACCTGGTGGAGGTCAACCTGGTGGAGGTGGACCTGGTGGTGGAGGAGGACCTTCAGTAGAATCTATTGATATGAATGGATTAAGTAAAGAAGATGTTGATGCATTAGGTAGAATGGTTCAAGCAGAAGCAGGTAATCAATCTGCCGCAGGAAAGGCATCCGTAATGAACGTTATACTTAACAGATATCGTTTAGCAAAAGCAGGTAAAGGATATCTTCCCTCAGGTAAAACTAAAGATACCGTAACAATAAGAGATATTCTTTATGATCCAAATCAATTTTCTCCTATTGATGATGGCAGATTTGATAGAACTTCATCGGCTGCCGGCAGAAGTGCATTAGCACAAGCAATTTCTGCTGGTGGAAATGATCCAGAAAAACTTAAAAAAGTTTTAATGGAAAAATATAATTTGAATGAGCAAGATGCAAATTATGTTATAGTTTCAACTGTTTTTTCCAATCCAGAAGCTAGAGGTTCTAGACCTTTTAATACTAGAGAAGTTACCGTAGGTGATCACACTTTCCAAGAATCTCCTGATGCAAGATTAAGAGCTCCTGGTCAAAAAATTGATGCTACAGTTAAGGAAACTCCATCACTAATAATTAAAGGTGGTCCAATTAAAGGTGGAGCAATAGTAACTCAAAGAGGAGATCCTGATAACGAACAAACTGGATCAGATATTGCAGTTGGTAATTATCAAGTGGGAGATCAAATTCAAAATCCTTTCCAAAGTTTAAAAATCACTAAAATAGGTTTTCAGGGAAAGGGGTCTGGAGAATCTGGACAAGGATTTGGTAGATATGTAACAGGTGAAACAATTATTAATGGAAAGAGATATGAAATTTTATTGGGACACTTAAATAAAGCACTTGTAAAAGAAGGAGACATTTTAGAAGCAGGTGATGTTATTGGAACCCAAGGAATTTCTGGACATGCAACTGGTCCTCATGTTTCAACTCACATTAATGCTTTAGATGGTGGAGATCCATCAAAGGTATTATCATCTGTAGAAAATGTTTGGACAAGAGGTGGTGCGATTGAAACAAAGTCTATGGGAAGACCAACATCTCAATCACAACCACCAAAAGCACCACCCGGACAAACTCCAGGTAGAACGGGCACAGAACTTGCCGAAGAAATGGAACTACTTCAAAAACCAGTAGTAGAATCATTTAAAGTTGGAAGTGATACCTATACTCATAGGCAAGGCGGAGTATATACAAAAAATGGAAAGAGAATAAACAAAGATGAATTTGATAAATCTAAAGGATCTCAAGGACAAGGAAACTGGTGGTCAAATCTTTTTGGTCAAAACAAACCAACACCATCAGCAAAAGTAGAAGGAATAATAAATCATAATGGACAAACTTATTATAGACAAGGCGACAAATACTTTAAAAAACCTGGACCAGGAGAAGACATCATACAAATACCTAAATCCATTTACGATACGGTTTTAAGAGCAGAAACAATACAAGCACGTGGTAATCTTCAAGGTGGTGGTTTGATAGGGAAACCAAAATCAAAATTACCAATACCAAATAAGTTTGCCTCTTATGAAAACTATGGTCAGCAATCAATGATTGCTATTCTTCCAATTCAAACAGAAGTTATGGTTCCTGTTCCTACAGATGGTGGAGGACCTATGATGTTCCCATCAGCAAATCTAAATACAAAAGATTCTCACAAAATTCATAGTCTAAGTAGGGGATAATTGAATGGGAAAGAATACTGCGGCAGCTGCAGGAGAAGGTAAAATTGAAGAGTTTGTTATTTTTTCAAACGATTCAAGTGAAAAAGAAAAAAAATTAGATATAGTTGGTGGATTAATAGAACTTATAATTACAGAAAGTATTCTTGACAATTCAGTTAGAGCAAGGTACACCTATGCTGATGTTGGACATGGAGAAGGAAGAACAACAGCATCGGATGAAAAGGGTGATATAAATCTAAGCACTTCAGAAAAATGTCACCTAGTGGTTTCTGATGGATTTGGTAATAAAATTGTTTTTAAAGATGACTACCATTTAAGAGTAAAAAATAGAGGCAATAAAGAAACTACTCGTAATTCTATATTAACTTTGGATTTTTACTCGGAAGAAAGTATAAAAAATACTTGGGAAGAAACAAGAGTCATTAAAAGTTTTGATGGAAAAATAACAAATCACGTATATGATATATTAAAAAATATTTTAAAAACTCCTAAAAATGTTTCTGGTGATCCTGGACTGAATAATTTTGTTTTTACTGGAAAAACTGAAATGCCATTTTATGTTATTCCTTGGTTAGCAAAAAGATGTATTCCAGACTTCGGACCACCTGGAAAATATGCAGGATATTTTTTCTATGAGGTTTCTGATAATGGAAGTAAAACTGGAGGTTATAGATTTAAATCAATAGATGTATTAACGCAACAAACTCCAAAATTAAAACTTTCTTATACTGATACTACAGTTCTTCCTATTGGATATGATATGGGAATTGTTGATTATTCATTTAATAATAACTTGGATTTAGAAAAAATATTAAAAACAGGTTCTTATGTACCTTCAAAATTAAAAACATTTAGTCCATATTCAAATGAATATAAAGAGACAGTATTTAATGATTTTGAAAGATTGACTCAATTTAATTTATTAGGTCAAGAGATTCCAAAAATAGGAACGGATTTAGATTTGATCAATAAGTCAACAAGAATCTCAACAAAAATAAAACAAGATGATGTAAGTAACACTGGAAAATCTTTAAAAGATCAATTAGAAGTGTCTAAAGGAAAATATATTAACTACCCAGAGGATCAAATTATAAATCAATCTAGATCAAGATATAATAATCTTTTTAACATAAGACTTAGTATTACTATTCCTGGAAGATTTGATCTTCATGCGGGAGATTTAGTTCATTGCGATTTTCCAGAAGTATCATCAAAGAAAACACAAGTTGTAAGTGATAAAAAAAGTGGACTATATATGATAGTAGATGTGGGTCATCGAATTAGTAAAAACAGTTGTTATACTACATTAAATCTCACTAGAGAATCTATTTACAGAAAAGGATCAAGATGACAAGATCACTTCAACAACACATTAATGATGATAGGGATGAACTTGATAATCCCAACACAAGTGGACAAAGAAAACGCCATCTAGAAGATGAACTAAATTCACTTGAACAATACCAATCAAATCATCCAGATACAAATCACGATCCAAATCCCTTAGAACTTTATTGTGATTTAAATCCAGAATCTCCAGAGTGTAAATTTTATGAGGTGTGATAAGTAATGACCTTTTATAATAATCAATCCATAGGTGAATATGGAGGATTCTGGATTGGTCAAGTAGTTGATGAAGCAAATTGGATTGATAATGTCAATCCAAAATTCCATAATCGTGATGATATTCCTGGTTGGGGATCTAGATGTAAAGTCAGAATTATTGGTAGAGATCCTCAACAAAAAGTAACTCCAGATGATAAATTGGAGATGGCAGAAATTTGGGTTCCAACCACGGCAGGTAGTGGTCATGGTGGGGCTCATCAAACACATAGTATTCGTCAAGGATGTTATGTTGCAGGTTTTTATAAAGATGGTATTGATAAAAGAGAACCTGTTGTAACTTTTATACTTCCAAACAATTCTCAAACCAGATTATTTGGCGGAGATCCTGATATAGGATATGTTGCTAGAAGTGGATATCTAGGCAAAAGTGGAAACGTTCCAGTATCAACAAAGAACATTTATCTTGCTGGACCAAATAGTTCAACAATAGATGAAGCAAAAGGAACATCTCCTACAACTTCCGATGTCAGAAATGCTGACCAACAAAAAGATGGAAATAGATGTCATTATATTCCAAAAACAAAAGCTTGCGATGGTGCTGGAGGAGAATTAAAGGGAATACAGAAATTTATTAAAGATGCTCTTGCTCTTATTAATAGAATTAAAGCAGAGGCAAATGCATTTTTAGGAGCAGCATCAGATCTTACTGCAAGTATTTCTCAAATTGTAAATAACGTAAGTTCTGCAATTTCTGGTTTATTCAAAACTCTTCTCGGTAGAATGAGAGGTTATATTACTAAAAAATTAAATGCAGGAGTAAAAGATTTACTTGATATTATAGTACCAAATCAAAGAGCTAAAATTAATCAATTAAATGAAAAGATAACAGACACACTTCAGTGCGTTTTTAATAAGATAATCAATCGTCTTAAGAGTTTAGTTTCAACATTATTAGGACAAATTATAGACAAATATATAAATGCACCTCTATGTGCTGTTGAAAGTTTTGTAGCAAATTTACTAAGTTCCGTTTTAGGAGATATTACAGGTGCAATTCAATCGGTAATTTCTCAAGTAAGTGGAGTGCTTGGAAAAATTGGCGATATTGCAGGGAAAGTTTTTGATGTGTTGGATATGGTAACGGGCATTTTAAACTTCTTGTCCTGTGATGAACCATTGGATTGTACAATGGGAGAAGAGTGGAGTTTCTGGGGTGGTGTAAAATGTGCAACTACAAGTGCAAAAGATGCAGTATCATCTGGTATAAAATCCACATCCGATAAAATTAAAGGATGGATTGCCGGATCTACCGATGCCCCACCTTGCAACACTTCTCAACTTCCTTGTGGTCCACCAACCATATCAATTACTGGTGGTGGGGGAAGTGGAGTTTTAGCAAATCCAATTATAAGTGCGACTGGTTCAATTCTTGGAATTGATTTTGTGAATGGAGGTTCTGGATATGTTTCTCCTCCTAATATTAATATTGTTGATAGTTGTGGTATTGGCAATGGTGCGGTAGTTGTTCCAATTATAAGCACATCTGACACTCAAGAAAATACTGGATTAACTACAATAAATGAGGATACAGTGACCACCACCGAAGGTGAAACGGTTATTGAAGGAGGATCAATAACCATCACTAATGGAAGTAATGGGTCAACTGAAGAAACATCTTTAGGAGGTACTGGTGCTGGAGGTACTGGTACTGGTGGAACTGGAAGTACTAGTACTGGTGTCGGAAATATTATAGGAAGTGGTCAAGCAGTAATTTCTCAAGCAGGAACTTCTGGTGCTAATTACATTACTAACGCAACTATTATGTCAAGTGGAGGAAAAGTAACTTCTACTGGCGGAAATACTGTAGCAACAACTACAGGAGGAAATACTACTGGATATGGTTTAAATGTATCAATAACTGGAGGAACATCAACATTTGTAAATGGGGTTCAAACTGTTACTGGAGGAAAAGTAACTCTTACTGGAGGAACAGTTACTACCAATGGAGGATCTACTCAAGTTTCTTCTTTAAATAATGCAGGTTCTATAGTTGGATCAGTGATTGTCAATCCAGGAACTGGATACTTATCTGCACCTAATGGAAGCACTGGTGGAAATGGATCTGTATTTTCTAAAGTTGGAGATACGATATTATTCAATAGTAATTCTGGGTATAACGTTTATGGACCAAATCAAACTATATCTGTTTTAGATGGGGATTTAATTTATACTCCTGCAGGAACTGTTTCTGAAGTGTATAATAATGATGGAGAAATAGTTCAAACGATAATAGGTAAAGGAGGAACTTCACCAATTAATATAACGTCTTCTGGAACCTTAACAACTCCAAACTATGTTTCCGATGAAGCACTCGGTATGAATAGAGATTCTCCCTCTTCTAATGGATCTTATCCTGTTGTATTAACGATTAAAGATGTTGCGATTTTAAATGGTGGTGTAAATTATGATCCAAATGATGAAATTGTCATTTCACCAGACAATGGGGCAGAGTTGAAACCAATATTTAATGATGTAGGAAGACTGATTGATGTAAAGATTATAAATTCAGGTATTGGATTTACAGAGTTTCCAAATCTTTTCATACAATCACAAAATGGTATTAATGCCGTAATTGTTCCAGTCTTTGATATTTTAAGAGTCAATGATCTTTCTGAAGATCAAGATATTATTCCACCTGGAACTCCTATAATTAGTGTAGTAGATTGTGTAGGTAGAGTAATTTAATGGCAATAGATCTTTCAAGTTTAAAAATTAGAAGTGCAACTGGCGAAAAGGAAAATCCACATTTAACTTCCTACGGAAATGATCTTGGCGAAATTCAATTTGGAGTTTTAAGAGCATCAAATCCAGAGGTTACTTCTTCTGATACTACTGCTGGTGTTCATTTGCAAGGTTATAATTCTCTTCATTATATGACCTTTGAGGCTGATGGTCCTAGAGCAGGATGGACATTAAATCGTTGTCCAGGTCCTTATCAAATTATATCTGCTTCAAATAATGCTGGGGTAGTTGGAGAAACAGGATCGCAAACTTGGCCGGGTGTTGGATATTTTCTTTTAGCAGAAAACGGAGACATTGTAATCCGTGCTCCTAAAGGTAGAATTCGTATGTCTGCTTTAGATATAGATATAAGAGCAGATGGTCCGGATAATACAAAAGGATCTATTAACTTAGATTCTAATCAATCAGTAAACATCAAAACTCAAACTTTTGATGTGTCGGCAGATTCTGGAATAAAAATTTTTACTCCAAAAAGTATGAATCTTGTTGCTAATACTTCCATGGCAATGGTAAGTAATTTTATAAATGGATTAACTGCTGCTTCTGCAAATAAACCAAATAAATCTGCACCAGCAACTCAATCTAGTTCAAGATTAAATCAATATTACGTTTAAAATTATGGCATTTCAACAAGACGATGTATGCGTATCCCATCAACTTGTGGTAGGAGATGGATTTCCAGTCACAGTTTTAGGAGTTGGAGAAGCAAAAGTCAGAGGATCTGCATTCATAGAAGGTCCTGCAGTATTTGGAGATTCAATGACATTTCCAAATGTTTGGGCAACGGTGATGATAGGTCCAAATTCTAATATTGATTCATTACCACCTATAATTCCTGGCACACTATGCACTGGAGTTCATAATCCATATTCTCTTGCAGTTCAAGGACCATCCGCATTTATGGATACCGTTGACACAGCATTAGGAATTAATGTTGGAACAAATCTAATAGCACAGGGAGAGGTAATTTCACGTTGCGGAAAACATATTCTTTCTGCTAAAAAGAATTTTGATATTCCTCACCCATCAAAAGAAGGATGGAGATTGAGACATACTTGCCCAGAAGGTCCATCTAATGATGTCTATATAAGAGGAAGAATTAAAAATAAAACAGAAATAGATCTTCCAGAATACTGGGAAAATTTGGTAGATTCAAAGTCAATTACAGTTAATTTGACTCCTATTGGTGCTCATCAAGATATAATTGTAAAAAGAATTGGAGAGAATAAAATATTTTTGCAATCAAAAGGTGGCATTCCAATTGATTGCTTTTATCATATTTTTGCCGAAAGATGTGATGGTGAAAAATTAATTCCAGAATACAAAGGAGAAAGTCCTGCAGATTATCCGGGAAATAATGATGAGTATTCAGTTTCAGGATACCACTATGATGTTAAGGAGTAATTAAAATGACTGATAAATTTACACCAAAAAATATTGGTAATGAAGATTGCAATTATGTCAATACTACTTTAGTTCCTACAAGTTCTTGGCAATTTCAAATTTACCCCTCAACAGGGGATTCTGAGTATCCAGTTGATGCTTGCCCAATTTATAGGCACGATTTCCTTGAATGCACTGATTTAAAATGGGCAGGAGGAATTTTATCGGTAAAAGCACCAATTTGGGATTCTAAAAAATCATTTGATATTCCTCACCCCACAAAAGAAAACCATAGAATTCGTTATATTTGTTTAGAAGGTCCAGAAGCAGAGGTTTATTTTAGAGGAAAATTAAAAAACGAAACAATTATTAAACTTCCTGATTATTGGAGAGATTTAGTTGATGTTGAGACAATAGGAGTCACATTAACTCCTATTGGAAATTGGCAAGAATTGTTTGTTGAGAAAGTTGAATGGGGAACTCACATTCATATAAAAAATAATTCTGGTGCATCAATTAATTGTAGTTTCGTTGTTTATGGAGAAAGAAAAGACGTTTCTAAAAATATTTCTGTCTACGAAGGAAAATCGCCAAATGATTATCCAGGAGATAATAGAGAGTATGTAATTAATGGGGGGAGGTCTTGACACCAGCACCCCACCGTGCTATGATACTAAGGTAATCACGAGACGAACCGAATGCAAGATGAGTACCTGACACGATGCGTCGTTGATCCAATCAAACGAACCGTGTATCTTTACTCTAGTGAGGGGTCAGAAAAGCAAGTGTCCTGTGATACGGTTGAAGAGTTTATGAATGTGCTAGAATTTGTTCGTGCTACAGTGGATGAGGAAACACTCTCATACGCAAATCCACTTTAAAATCCATTTTTGGTCGAAAAAATTCTCCGGTAAAAATTGCCCTTATTACTTTTTTTAAATGCGTCCAGAAACACGACAATCAATGGAAATGTTGTTCACTGCAAAGTGGAACGTTCCGACCGCAGCAAAAAACTGTAATCTCACAAACAAAGAAATGAAGATTACGTTTAATGAATACTGCACTTTACATCCACCGACTTATGTGGTAGAATCGGGTAGTCAACTCAATCTTTTTTGAGTTTTTTATGAGTTAAAAAATGAAAATATAGGGTCCTTATACTGGAAAAGACGGAAGACAAAGAATTGTTCTTTATGAAAATGGAAAAAGAACAACGGTTTCTTATCCAAAATATCTTTTAGAACAAAAAATTGGTAGACCTCTTTTGCCCGATGAAACTTGTGACCATATAGATGGAGATGTATCAAACAATTCTCTTGACAATTTACAAGTTTTAAGTAGAATTGATAATATAAAAAAACACGCAGCGGTACATAATAAAGCAGAAATGATTTATTCTGTGTGTCCCGAGTGTAATAAATCTTTCTATAAATCAGCAAGAGACATTAGACATAACAATATAAAACAACAAAAAGTTGGTCCATTTTGTTCTAAATCTTGTGCTGGTAAATATGGTCAAAGATTAAACAAAACTTTTAGAGGAGGAAAACCAAATCTAAACTATAAGCCCGTGTGACCCAGCGGAATGAGGTTCTCGACTTAAAATCGAGCAGTCGGCGGTTCGAATCCGCCCACGGGTATTGGAAGATTTAAACGTCTTCTAAATAATCAAAAGTAGGAACAAATCCTATGAAGTACAGAATTGATACCAGATATGTATGGTACAATCGTGGATCCCAAATAGTCCTAATGTATTTCATTCAGAATATTCCATTTTCTTTTGATGATGTTCCAGATGATGGTTTAAATGATTTGGAACTAATTAATTTGGCAGATAAACAAAAACGTTGGGAACCAGAGGATTTATATCAAGCATCCTACTATCTTATGATGGAAGAATGTCATCCTCTTATGTTTGAAGTCGATCTGGAAAATCCAGAAATGATGCCTGCAGATTAATGCCCCTAAAGCATTGTGGTGATGCACCGCTCTTGTAAAGCGGAGACGACAGTTCAATTCTGTCTAGGGGCTCTTAAAACACAAGTTTTAAAATGAAAATCAATCTCTGGTACTGCAAAGATATGCAACAGTGGCGTTGGACGCTATGTGATGATTCACGTCCTATTGTCAAACAAGAATCGGGGCAACAACCATTTCTTCGTGATGCTATGAATGATGTTGCCAATACCGTAGAATATATGATGAAACCCTCACAAGAATGAGTAAAAATACTCAATACTTTATAGATAGAGTAAGTAAAAAGGAACTTGAACCACTCCTTTTAACTTATCATTATCTTAAGGATGAAAGTAAATCATACAAGTCGGGTTTTAATTATGGACTCTTCAAGTATAACGAATGGGAATGCCCTCTTAGAATTGGCAGCCCTCTTGCTTGCTGCATTTTTACTGGTTTCCCAGTACCAGAAATAGCAGTTGGTGCTTTTGGATTACAAAGACACGAACAAGAAGGTCTTTATGAACTCTCTAGACTATGCGTTCATCCAGATCTTCAAAAGACCGAATATAATATCACTTCTTGGTTTGTTTCAAGGTGCATAAAAAGGTTTCGTAAGGAAACAAACGTAAGAGCAATATTATCTTATGCTGACTCCTCTCATCATTCTGGAGTGATTTATCGTGCTACAAACTTTAAATATTATGGACTCACAGATCCTAAAAAAGACTTTTATTATGCTGATGGTACAAAACATTCAAGAGGAAGTGTTAAAGGTGCTGAAGGAGAATGGAGAGAGAGGAGTCGTAAACACAGATATCTTTTGGTATATGATAAGGCATTAAATATTCTTTGGAAAGAACAAAAATATTTCTCAACCTCCGAGTAATCGGGGGTTTTCTTGTTGATAAATAACTTATAACGGAACTATAAGAATTAATAAAAATGGGTCTCTCCAGATTAGATAATTTTTTGAAGAACACTAAGGGAAATCTAATTTATGTAAATCCAAACGATATTGATGCTACAGACGCAATTGAAAATCAAGGCAACTCTTTGACAAGACCTTTTAAAACAATTCAAAGAGCACTAATAGAAGCAGCAAGATTTTCATATCAATCTGGTAGAAATAATGATAGGTTTGGAAAAACCACGGTTCTTGTTTATCCGGGAGAACATGTAGTTGATAACCGACCTGGATGGATTCCAGTTCATGATACTCCAATTAATGGCAACAATTATCTGTTAAGAAGTAGTGCAACTTCTGATAATTTAATACCTTTTAGATCTGTTACTAATTTTAACGTCAATAGTGCAGATAATGACTTATACAAGTTGAATAGTATTCACGGTGGTGTTATAATTCCAAGAGGTGTTTCTTTAGTTGGTGTTGATCTTAGAAAAACAAAGATCAGACCTAAGTATGTTCCTTCTCCAGAAAATGATGATATTGAAAGATCTGCAATCTTTAGAGTAACTGGTTCTTGTTTCTTCTTCCAGTTCAGCATCTTTGATGCCGATCCAAATGGAGTTATATATAAAGATTACACTGACAATTTATTTGTACCTAATTTTTCCCATCACAAACTCTCTTGTTTTGAGTACGCCGATGGAGTAAATCCAGTCTCAATTGATGATCAATTTATTACATATTCAACATCAAGAACTGATCTTGATATGTATTATGAGAAGATTGGTCTTGTTTATGGACCTTCATCAGGTAGACCTATTCCTGCTACTACAGATACTCTTTATGGAGATTATCCTGCAGTAGTTGATATTGAGAAAAAGGTTGATGAATACCGTATTGTTGGATCTACTGGTTTAGAAGTTGGAATTTCAACAATTACAGCAACAGCAGGATCAACTGCAATTACTGTTGGTCTCCAAGAATCTCTTCCTGGTCTTGAAGTAGATACTCCTATTCAAATTAATGGAGTTGGTGCAAATGGATATGATGGACAATACGTTGTAAGTGAAGTCCTTGATTCCAAAACTATTAAATATGAAGTACAAAATACTCCATTAAACTTAATTCCACCAATCGCAAGTGCTACATTAAGTCTTTCTGTAGATACAGTAACTTCTGCATCTCCATATATCTTTAACGTATCATTGAGATCTGTCTGGGGTATGTGCGGTATGCTTGCTGATGGTAGCAAGGCAGATGGATTTAAATCAATGGTTGTTGCTCAATTTACAGGCATTGGTTTACAAAAAGATAATAATGCTTTTGTGAAGTATAAGACTTCAGAAACAGAAGGTTTATATCAAGACACTACAGCAAGTGGAAATGAAAATATACATACCGATTCTCTTGCAAGATATAAACCAACTTACGAAAACTTTCATATTAAAGCAATAAATGATTCTTTCTTGCAGTTAGTTTCAGTATTTGCTATTGGATATGCTGCTCACTTCGTTGCCGAAAGTGGTGGTGACTTATCCATTACTAACTCAAACTCTAACTTTGGTGCAAAGGCATTAGTTGCAGATGGATATAAGAGCACTGCTTTTGCAAAAGATGATACTGGATATATTACTCATATTATTCCACCAAAGCAACTTGAAACATTAGAAAGTAGTGTAGAATATATTGCAGTTGATGTTGGAGTAACTACAGGCATAGGAAGCACAAGTAGATTATATCTCTACAATCAAACAAATTCCGCAGTTTTGCCCGATTACACAATTGATGGGTATAGAATTGGAGCAAAAGTTAATGATAAATTAAATGTAATTCTATCAAAATCTGGAATCAGCACTCAGTATTCGGCAAGAATTATTATGCCGAATACTCAAAATAATCAAGAAATATCTTTTGAAAAATCATATTTTGTTGGAAAGAGTACTTTAGGAATTAATAGTATTTCCTCTAGTACTATTACCTTTACAGAACCACACTCTTTTTTAAATGGTGAAAGTGTTCGTGTTATAAGTTTGGATGGAAATATTCCTGATGGAATAAGAGCAAATCAACTTTATTATGTAATTACTTCTGGAATTGGAAGTGATCAGATTAAACTCGCACAGACTTTCAATAATACTATAACTAATGACTTTATTTCAATCAATAATAGAGGAGGAACATTAAAAGTTGTAAGTAGAGTTTCCGATAAGAAATCTGGAGATATTGGACACCCAATTGGATTTGATACTTCAGTAAATCAATGGTATGTTAATGTTGCAACAGCAGCATCTGAAAATAGCATTTATCCAGCATTGTCTGGTTTAGGTGGTGTCGCCGTTCTTGGTTCAGCAACACCTAGAACATTTATTACAAGAAGACCAGATACTAGAAACTTAGTTGATACAATTTATCGTGCAAGATATGTAATTCCTGCAGATTCTTTTGCAAGACCACCTCTTGATGGATTTGTAATTCAAGAATCTAGTGAAACAATCGGTATTACTACCAGTGAAGTTGAATCATACTCAAGTATTCTTCCATTTACTCTTGCAAATACAACTCAACTAAGAAATTTTAGAATTATTTCAAATGCGGAGTGGAGTTCAAATGTAGCAAAATACACTACTGAACTACCTCATGAATTGAGTGCAGGTTCTGAAGTTGAAATCTTAAACATTAAGAGTGCAAATAATTCAACTGGAGTTGGAAACTCAGGATTTAACGGAATTTTCACTGTAACACAAATTAACAATTCTAAACAATTTAGTGTTACATTAAATAGTGCTGTTGGTCCCGGAACATTTACGAGTGACACTTCACTAAGAAATGTTTCTCTTCCATACTTTAAGAGAAAAAAATATTCAAACACTTATACTGTATATAGATCTCAAGAAGTACAAAAACATGTTAGAAAAGATGTTGCAAATGGAATAAGTGGACAAGATGGAATTTATCATTTACTTTTAGTAAACAACTCTAACAGTCCAGATATTTCTCCATTTACTGATTTAAATTTCTCACAACCAATTCAGAATCTCTATCCACAAACAAATAGAGATAATCCAAATTCAGATCCAAGAGAATCAACATCGTTCTCTCTTCCAGACCCAATTGGACAAGTTGTTGTTAATGATCCACAATATAGTATCACAAAAGAAACTGTCAATAAGATTGCAAATGATTTTGGTCTTGGAATTGGAGTAACTAATGTTTATTCTACTAGTGGTTCTGATCACATTATTCACACTGAAATTGATCATGGATTAAATCGTATTACTAGAGTAGGTATTGTAAGTGCCGGTCTTAATTATGGTTCAGGTATTGGAGTAACTCAAACATTTTATAATGCAAGACTTGTTGGATTTGCGGGATCAACTACGGGAGATTATGCTACCGCAAGAGTAACTGTTAATAATGTTGGTTCAATTACTGCCGTTAAGATTATTGATGGTGGTAGTGCATATGGTATTGGAAATACTTTAACAGTTGTTGGTATTGCAACAACAACTGGACATATTGTTGGTGTAGTAAGTGTAACATCTATTTACAATAATGTTGGTGATTCATTAAAACTAGATGGAATTATTTCTGACGTATATACAAAATATAATACTCTTTATAGAATTACTGGAATTGACACCGGATCTACAAAAATAGTTAAAGTATCTTCAGCATCAACATTATCATCGCCATATGCAGTATCGGGAATTGGCAATACAGTTGCAGCAAACGCATTTATTTCTTTAACAGGACAAGCACTTAAAGTTAATTCTATACAATATAATCCAGTCTCTGGATTGGCAACAGTCACAACTCAGCAAAGACATGGTTTATTTGTCAATAATTCAGTAAAAGTTGGTGGAGCAAATAATTCATTCTATAACGGCGACTTTATAATTAAAAAAATTCAGTCCTCTAATTCTTTCCAACTTTTTATAGGAATTAGTACGGTTGGATTATCAACTTCTGGCAATATCTATGCATTTAGAACTGGATATTCTGCAAATGGCGGAAATGTTTCAATTGATGACGAAAATGTTTCTGGAAGAATGGTTTCAGAATATGCAGGAATTACAACTACTATTTCTGCACCAATTGTTGACGAACTAACAACAACTGTTGAAATTGCAAATCTTACCACACTAGATTTACAAATTGGTGATCATTTAGAGATTGATAATGAAATCGTTAGAATTAAAACAACGGTTTTACCAGCAGATACAACAGTTTCTGTCTTTAGAGGAGTATTAGGAACAAGACCAACACAACACGATACAAACTCTGTTATTCGTAAAATTAAACCAAGACCAATAGAATTAAGAAGAAATTCAATTATTCGTGCTTCTGGACATACGTTTGAATATGTTGGATTTGGTCCTGGAAACTACTCCACTGCACTTCCATCAAAACAAAACCGACAAATTACTGCACAAGAAGAAATTCTTTCCCAATCATTCAAGACTGATGGTGGACTTATTGTTTACACTGGAATGAATAATGATGGAGACTTCTACATTGGAAATAAAAAAGTAAGTTCTGCAAATGGCCAGGAAGAGGTTTTTGATGCTCCTATTCCGACTATAACTGGAGATGATATTTCTTCTGGTGGTTTTAGTCTAGGATTTGATGTTCTTACTCCACTTGAAGCATCAATTAGTAGATCACTCAGAGTTGAAGGTGGTCCAAATGCAGATATTGTATCCGAATTTGATGGTCCCATTATTTTCAATAATAAGGTTACATCTAATTCTGAAAAGGGTATTGAAGCATATTCAATATATTTGCAAGGTGATGCTACAATCTCAAGAAAATATACTGTTGGTATTGCTACACCATCTACTTCAGGAACACCTGGAGATGTTGTCTTCCGTTCAGAACCAGTAAAAGGTGGAACTGTTGGATGGGTATACACTACAGATAATGATTGGTATCCTTTTGGAAATATTAGTATTTCCAAAAATTCTAGAATTGGAATTTTTGATCAAGTTGGAATTAACACAACCGATCCTGGAACTTGTCTCTTAAGTATTGTTGGATCTGCTTCTACTTATTTCTGCTTTAATCAGTGGGGCGTTGGTATTAATACCAACGCAAATGCAACTTACGATTTAAATCTCTTAGGAACAGCAAATATCACGGGCGATCTTTATGTAACTGGAACAATTTATGGAGCAGTAAATATTGATTCTCTTTGGTCATCAAATGCAACTGGTATACATACTACAAGAAGTGTTGGAATTGCAACCACATCTGCAAAAGCAAATACTGCATTATATGTAAATGGTAAAACTGAAATTAATGGTGCCTTAAAAGTAGTTGAAGTTATTGAAAAGGCAACTGTTAACACATCAACAGTTCCAACAGGAACTTTGAATATTGATCTTGCAGAAAATAATGTTTATTATTATACCCAACAAGCAACAGGAAATTGGACTATTAACTTTAGAGGAAATTCTGGACAAACTCTTGATAATTTCTTAGAAGTTGGAGATTCAATTACTGTTGCAATTATTACAACCCAAGGAGTAACACCTTATTATAATAACATAATTAGAATTGATGGACTTCAAGTTACACCAAAATATTATGGAGGAACCCAGATTTTATCTGGAAATTCAAGTGGAATTGATATGTATACATATGTTATTGTAAGAAAAGCAAACTCTTCTGGTCCATCATACAATCCAAATGATGATTTCACTGTGCTTTATTCACAATCCCAGTACGCATAATAACAGATGAGTCCACTATTAGGTGCTATCGGCGGAATTTCCGAATATAACTATAGAGGTAATTTTGATGATTGGCCAAATCCTTTTATATTCGGAAATTTAGTTAATGTTGAACCTGGTTCAACTGTTGGAGTTTCTACAGTTATTACTGGAATTAATTATAAATCAATAGTAACAACTTCACCAGGTTCTCAAGTATCCGTCAGAAATATTATTGGAATAACTAGCATTTATTCTGGGGATAGTAATACACCTTCTTCAACTGCTACAGTTTCAATTGCAAAAAGCACTACTGAATTGGCAGTAGGAAAAAATATAAGAATTTTAAATACTTCAGATTCAACTTATAATGGAGTTTTTGTAGTTTCATCAGTCATTGACTCTCCTTATGTAACTAGATTTACTTATGAACTGCCAGGAATCGCATCTACTGCTAGACCTGGAATAAGTACAGCAGAGTTTAATTATGAAGTTTATCCTTTTTCCGAAAGTGGATTAACCTATATTAGAAATGATCAAATATTAGAGGTAAGTCTTTCAACAACTTCTGGAAATAATGTTGATTTTGATAAGCAATACAGAACTACTGTAAAGGTAGGAAAAAGAACATCAGATTGGTCAGTTAGAACTAGATCAAAAGATTCTACTCCAGATCCATTTTTCTTCAGCAATTTAATTGATTTAAATGTTGGAATTGCTACCACAAGCAATTCAATTACTTTAGCAGGACTTGAACCGGGAATTCCATCTTTTGCTTTTATTTCTTCCGGAATTGGATCGTTTAGTGTAAATGGTTCTGTAGGAGTAACTACGGCAAATGTAAATAATGGTGACATCATTTTTATGAATGAAGTCACCTCACAAAATTATTTGTCCACAAAAACTTCATTTATTACTGTTGGAACTTATACAACATCATTTAGTGTTACTACAAGAGCAGCAGATAGAACACTAAATCAATTTGCATTTAATACTTTAGTTAATGTTCCAATTAATCAAGATCAAGTTAGTATAACTACAAGTTTAACCGGTGCTGATAACAATATACCATTATCAGCATCTGTTTCTTCACCTGGACAATTGCAGGTAAATTCCGATAACTATATTTCTGGATCTACAGAAGTCTTTAATGGAGATAATGTAAAATTAAAAATTCTAGGATCAACAATTAAAGAATATGGAACTACTTATTCGACATCTTTATCCATTTCTGGTGTAAGTAGTAGTTTTTTTGTTACAACAAGACCAAGACCAATAAAAACTTTTCCAGATCAATTTACATTTACCGATATATTAAATGCCTCTCCAAATTCAACTGTTGAAAGTTCTTTAGTAACTCTTTCTGGAATGACAGTTGGAGTTGCAGATACTGGACTTGCAACAATTACTGGTGGAGCAGAATTTAGAGTTTATAGAAATGGATCACTGATTCGTGATTATAATTCATCTTCATTTCCTGTAAAAAATTCTGACCAAATTCAATTAAGAACTATTTCAGCAGGTGAAGGTTCAAGAATTCAACCAAAATTAACAGTTTCTGGAGTAGATACAAGACAGGTTATTAGTGGAGTAGAAGGTTCTACAAGTGATACTTGGGATGTAATATCTAGATTTTTATCATGTAAGGTCAATCAAACGACATTTAATGCGGCATTGTCTACCGTATCTAATGCAAAAATTAGAGAACTTAAATCAACCAGTTTTACTGTTTCTGGATTAGATAATGGTTGCGATACTATTATTACAACATCAAATCCAGACTCTTATATTAGAAATCAAAATGGAACTCAAGTAACATATTCACAACCTCTTGATATTAAAAATGGTGATGTGATTACCATTTACATGACTGCTTCGGCAGCATATAATACAAATAAATCAACAACCATAGAATGCAAAAGAAGAAATGGTTCAGATTTAGTTTCTGGAACTTGGACAATTAGAACACAAGTTGAAGATAGATTACCAGATCCTTTTGATTTAATTTTTAGAAGTCTAAATGATATAACTCCTTGTACTTATCGTTCTACATTTGTAACAGAAAGTTTGTCTGGACTGTCTGAAGAAACTATAGTTCCAGCTTCTGTAACTTCAACAAATGGAACTGCACAAATTTCCAAAAATGGAGGAATATTTGGAACCTCTATTGATGGTGGAGTTAAAAACGGAGACAGAATTGATATTCGTCTAAAATCAAATTGCGAATATGGAGGATCTTGTGAATCTGCAACTGTTACTGTTGGAGAAAGATCTGAAGATTGGGTTCTATGTCCAGAGAAAATTTCATTACCAACAGTAAATCTTCAAGCAAATTCAACTTCAATTAATTATGATGGATCAGTAACTTTAACTTGGACTTCTACATTTGCTGCTTCTGTTAGAAGCAGCAGTGGAACAGGATTTGTAGGTGTTGGATCTACTCAAGGAACTATCACTATTAATAATTTAAAAGCAAACACAACATATTCAATTACTGTAGAAAATTCTAAAGGTTATGCTACTTCTTCAGTTGATATCGTAGTTGCTCCAGAACCATCACCAACAGTAACTTTAAAAAATATTGATAAAACAACTATTGCGCCAATTTACACTGGGGTTAAAGAGGGAATTTATGCAAATGGACAATATATTTTTATTGGCGGATATGATCCTTATATTTTTGATCCATATGCTTATATTCCAGGGAAATCATATATTTTTATAAGTAATAATGGATTTTCTTGGGAAGTTATTTCTACAAATATTAGTGACTTACTATATGATGTATCATATAGTTCCGGATCTACATTTGTATCTGTTGGTAGTAGAGGGACAATAGTAAAAACTACGGATAATTGGAAAACAATTACAAATCATTCTATTGCATTTGAAGGAGATTTTCCATCGGTTACTTATGGTAATGGAAAATTTATAGCAATTACTCGTATAAGAAATCAATATGTATATACGTCTACGGATGGAGCAACCTGGGTAAAACAAACTATAGGAGGATCATCAAATCTTTCTCAATCGGGTAGATATTTTAGAAAAATTAGATTTTTAAATGGAAATTTTTATCTTTTGACAAATAAAGACTCTTCCGATGCAAAAATTTATAGAAGTTCTGATGGACTCTCTTGGACTGAGGTGTTTAGTTATAACAATACTGCGACTTATTATTTAAATGATATTAGTTATGATGGAAACGTTTATATTGCCGTAGGAGGAGGATCCAGTTCTAATTCTGGATTAATTGTAAGAAGTATTGATGGAATTAATTGGAATATTGTCGCACAAGTTTCAAACATATATGAATCATTTAATCACGTTAAGTCTGATGGAAGTTTGATCATTGCACAAACATCTTCTGGAAATGTATTAATACCTTATTATACAAGTAGTGATGGTGGTATTTCTTGGATAAGAAGAACTAGTCAAATATCAGATCTTTATTCTACACGACTTTGTGGACCCATAATTTTTGATGGAACTAGATTTATATCTATGGGTGGTAGTCCTACACATTCATTTATTTGTAAAACTACCATTAATGGAACAAGTTGGGACTTTACTGGACAATCTGTAAGATACAAACTTAGCAGTAGTACTTCTCTGTATTCTCCATTAGATAGTTTAAATAGAAGTTTTAGTATTGCGGTCAACAATCTCAATACAGGAACAGTATCTACCAGTTTAATTGAAGGAAATTATTATAGAATCAGATCTGGAATGTATGATTATCAAATTAATACAAAAACCTCTGATGGTTCTTTTGCAGCATCAACTTCAATTTATACAGGTTCATCCGATTTAGTTTGGTCTTCTATTAATTCAACTTCTGTAGTATCCACTTCAGGTTCCGGATTTACTAATATAACTGCACTAAATGGAACTACTACAGTATCCCCAAGACAAACAACTGATTATTCTATAACTGTACAAAATTCTTCTGGAGTAAAGGCAACAGCATCAACTACTATCTTTATTGCTGGTACAACACCATCCCCTACACCTACACCATCCCCTACACCTACACCTACGGTAGTACTAAGTTCAAATACAACATCAATAGAAAGAGGTGGTTCTGTCACATTAACTTGGTCTTCTGCTAATTCAACATCTATAAGTTCATACACTGGATTTGGATTTATTCCAACGTCAACTTCTGGTTCAGTGACTGTAAACAATATTACGCAAAATACGTCTTATAGTATTACAGTAACTGGACCAGGTGGAACAGTAACATCTAATACTATTTCTGTAGCAATTAAAGCACCAACAATTACTTTAAGTGCCAGTCCAACAACAGTTAATTATAATGGATCAACAACATTAACTTGGTCCTCCACTAATGCAACATCGGTAGATTCTTCAAACTTTGGCGCTTCATCGGTCGGGGGAAGTTTAACATTATCCAATTTAACTACTACAACTTCATCATTTTCTGCTCAAACTTATTCTATAACAGTAAGAGGTCCAGGAGGAACTGCAACTGCTTCTGTAGATGTAAATATTTTACCCCCACCTCCTTCGGTAACACTTACCGCATCTCAAACTTCAATTCCTTATAATGGATCTGTCACTTTAACTTGGACTGCTTCTAGAGGAATTAGTGGAACTTCAAACTTTACATCAATTGGTTTATCAAATTTAAATGGAGGATCTGTAACTCTAAACAATTTAACAACCAGTAAAAATTATTATGTCACAATTTATGGAATTGGAGGACAATCCACAACTGCATCAGTGGACATAACAGTTTTACCACAACCACCAACAGTAAATCTTTGTGCTACAAATGGTGGCGATGGATTAATGGCACAATCAACAACTTGCACCTCCACAAAAACTGTCGGATATGCTGCTCAAGTTAGTTTGTCATGGACTTCAACAAATGCAACTTCTGTAGTGTCAACATCAGGAAAATCATTTACCGGAATAACAGCAGTAAATGGAGGATTTTCTCTCCCATATTCATATACAAGTGAAGAAACATATTCAATTACTGTTTCTGGACCTGGAGGAACTGCTACTGATTCTATAAAGATCACTCCTACAGCATGTACTCCAAATACAGGAAATAATACTTTCTCCAATTATAAATTAGGAACAGTAATTTATAATAATGGATCTAAAGATACTCTAGCAATATATCATACTTCATCTACATCATATGCCATTTCCACTAAACTCACAAATAAACCAACCTTTACCTTTGACCAGGTTCAAACCTATATCTCAAATTATTATCGTAACAATTTAGGAAGACCTGTTGATATTAATGATCTTTCAAATTGGGTCACATTCTTCAATACAAGTTCTTATACATCTTTATCACAATTAGATGCTGACATTTTAAATAATTATAATAATGTAACTAAAGAAGCACAAAAAGTTTCTGCAAGTGGAGGAAGAAAAGGAGTTTATGATACTTGTGATAATATTTGGACTCTATAAATAGTTAAAACTTAGGGTGGATAGGGAAACCCAATGGCATCTATTAACAAAAATTTTGTAGTTAAGAATGGCATTGAAGTTGGAAGTAATTTAATATTTGGAAATAATTTAACTGGAAGAGTTGGAATAGGAACAACAAATCCAGTAGAAGATGTTGATTTATTTGGAACTACTGCAGTTGATGATTTAATCATTTCCGGCACAGTAAGTGCTGGTAGTACCATAGGCAAATCAAATCAATATTTAAGGGCAACTGGAACTGGAGTAACTTGGACAGACTTTCCAAGTTTAAGAACTGGATTTACTACAACTGCTTTAGGAAATCAAACCACCTTCACATCAACTGGTTTTTCATATACACCAGGAATCATTGATGTTTATGTAAATGGAGCAAGATTGAGAGGAAATGGTTTATCAGATATTTCTGAATTTTCTGCTACAGATGGAAGCACAGTTACATTACAAAATCCTTGCTTTGGTGGAGAAACTGTAGATGTATTTGGATATTCAGGAATTAGTGCAGCACAAATGGATGGTGTTGCTGGAATCGTAACAGCAACTCAAGGTTTTATTAGTATTGCAAATACTTCTCCTGTTCAAATTTTAGTTTCTGCCAATATATTAACATTTAATGTTGTTGGCATTGGAAGTACCTCTTTAACTTTATATTGATAAATAATTAAAAATCCTCAAGACAAATGGCAGTTTCAGCAGTTAATATTGTCATAGAACAAGGCACTGATTATCAAGAAGTTTTTACTGTAAACAATCCAGATGGAACTCCATTAGATCTTACGGGATACACTGGAGCAGCAAAAATTCGCAAGTTTCCAGAGTCAACAACATCTACTTCATTTAGTGTCGGTATTGTGTCTACTGCAGGACAAGTTGTAGTTTCACTTGCAAATACAGTCACCGATGACTTAAAGGGTGGAAGATATTATTATGATATAATAATTACTTCTTCTGTTGGTAAAAAAACTAAAGTCGTTGATGGAATGGTGCTTGTAAATCCTAGTGAGTCAATCTAGTGAGTCAATCTAATGAGTTATAACGTAACAGTAGGATATACTCCTTCTCTCAAAGTTTCAAGAGAAGCAGCTGGTTTGCAAGGAACTCAGGGAACAACCGGTTCTCAAGGAATTGGTGGTTATATTGGTGCTGATGGATCTCAAGGAACTCAAGGAACTCAAGGGACTCAAGGGACCACAGGATCTCAAGGGGCTCAAGGATCTCAAGGAACTCAAGGAACCACAGGATCTCAAGGAACACAAGGAACCACAGGATCTCAAGGAACACAAGGAACCACAGGATCTCAAGGAACTCAGGGGACCACAGGATCTCAAGGAACTCAAGGGACTCAAGGAACACAAGGAACCACAGGATCTCAAGGAACACAAGGAACCACAGGATCTCAAGGAACACAAGGAACCACAGGATCTCAAGGAACACAAGGAACCACAGGATCTCAAGGAACACAAGGAACCACAGGATCTCAAGGAACTCAGGGGACCACAGGATCTCAAGGTATTCAAGGAACCACAGGAACCACAGGATCTCAAGGTATTCAAGGAACCACAGGAACCACAGGATCTCAAGGTATTCAAGGAACCACAGGAACCACAGGATCTCAAGGTATTCAAGGAACCACAGGATCTCAAGGTATTCAAGGAACCACAGGATCTCAAGGTATTCAAGGAACCACAGGAACCACAGGAACCACAGGATCTCAAGGTGCTACGGGTTCTCAAGGTTCAACAGGTTCTCAAGGAACACAAGGTATTTACGGTCCAGTAGCAGGTTCTGCTAATCAAGTTGTTTACAAGGATGGATCTAATAATCCAGCTGGATCTGGTAATTTAACATTTGATGGAACTAATCTTTATGTTGCAGGAAACATAACAGTTGGTGGAACATCTTCATATATTATATCTAATCAACTTAATGTTGCAGATAAAGATATAGTAGTTGGATACACTACTAATGCTTTTGGTGTTGATGTTTCTACAGATACAACTGCAAATACTGGTGGTATTGCAGTTGCTTCTACCATAGGAACTCCACTAGTTAGCTTTAACTCTGGAGGAGAAATTACTCCAGATACTTATAAGCAACTAATGTGGTTTAAGGCTGGTACTTTTACTGGATTAAACACGGATGCCTGGGCATTCAACTATGCTCTTGGTATTGGAACTTTACAAATTCCAAATGGAGTAAGACTTGCTGTAGGTGGAATGCAAGTTACTGATTCAACAGTAAGCACTCCACAATTGAGTATTTCTGGTCTTTCTACTTTTGGAAATACCATTAAACTTAATGCTGGAATACTTGATTTTTATAGTAATGTAGGCACTGCAGGATCAATTTTAATTTCTACTGGTGCTGGAGTTTCTTGGACAACTCCTTATGCTGCCGGATTACAAGGTGTTCAAGGTACACAAGGTCTTCAGGGAACTCAAGGTACTCAAGGTTCAACAGGTTCTCAAGGAGCCACTGGAACTCAAGGTGCTACAGGTTCTCAAGGTGCTACAGGTTCTCAAGGAACTTTAGGTTCTCAAGGAGCCACTGGAACTCAAGGTGCTACAGGTTCTCAGGGTGCTACAGGTTCTCAAGGAACTTTAGGTTCTCAAGGAGCCACTGGAACTCAAGGTGCTACAGGTTCTCAAGGAACTTTAGGTTCTCAAGGAGCCACTGGAACTCAAGGTGCTACAGGTTCTCAAGGTGCTACAGGTTCTCAAGGAACTTTAGGTTCTCAAGGAACTTTAGGTTCTCAAGGAACTTTAGGTTCTCAAGGAGCCACTGGATCTCAGGGTTCAACAGGTTCTCAAGGTTCAACAGGTGCTCAAGGAGCCACTGGATCTCAAGGTTCAACAGGTTCTCAAGGAACTTTAGGTTCTCAAGGAGCCACTGGATCTCAGGGTTCAACAGGTTCTCAAGGTTCAACAGGTGCTCAAGGAGCCACTGGATCTCAAGGTTCAACAGGTTCTCAAGGAACTTTAGGTTCTCAAGGAACTTTAGGTTCTCAGGGTTCAACAGGTTCTCAAGGAACCACTGGAACTCAAGGTACTCAAGGAACTCAAGGTACAACAGGTCCAGTAGCAGGTTCTGCTAATCAAGTCGTTTATAAAGATTCATCTAATAATCCTGCAGGTTCTAATAATTTTACTTTTAATGGAACATCAGTTGGCATTGGTACTACAAATCCAACCTCAAAACTTTATGTTGTTGGTGATACTTATATTACTGGTATTTTAACTGCTAATAGAATTATAAGTTCTCTTTATGGTGAATTTACTGGTGGATCTGTTTCTGGTTCAAGTATTGTAGGAACTTCACTTTCAATATCTGGAATTTCTACTTTAGGAACCGTTCAAATTTCTTCTGGAATCGTAACAGCAACTACTGGAGTTGTTACTTATTATGGAGATGGTTCTAAATTATCTGGAATTTCTGCAAGTGCAGTAGTTGATGGATTTAATACTGGAATTACAAGTTCAGTAAGAATTCTTCCATTATCTTATGAAACTACTGTATTTACATTTCCATCAACAGCAGGAAAACAATATGTGATTGAAAGTATTAATGTTGCAAACGTAGATACATCTGTTGGTGTAGGAACAACAGTGAATATTATTGCATCAATTCAAGATTCAACTGCAGAGCAAACATACATTGCTTATAATGTTCCTGTTGTAAATGGTGGTTTGATTGAACTGTTAAAAAATCCAATGGTTGCTGGTCCAAGTGATGTTATTAAAATGTGGGCCACAAACTCAGGTTATGTTGGAGTAAATAGTTCAGTTGAAGTTTATATAAACTATAGTGAATATACAAGCACAAGATATATTAGAGATTATTCTTCTACAGTTTCAATTGCAACAACAGACTTAACAACGGTTTATACATCAACTACTTACCCAACAACAATTCAAAGTATTCACTTAACAAATAGAACAGATATTGGTGATTATCCAGTTTCTGTTACCATTACAAATGGAACATCAACCACATATCTTGCAAGAGACTTAATTATACCAAGATATTCAACTGTTGATATTTTAGATCGTCCAAAGAGAGTTGAACTTAATGGAACTATTGGTATTAAAGTTGGACAGACATCAACAATTGATGTGATTATTGCCGGTAAGCAAATTGTTTAGTGAGGTAATAAGAAATGAGTATTCGTGAAGATGTATTTGGATTACCACAATAAATACCTCAAACACACATAAAACATTATGAGTCTAATGATTGCTCTCCCTTGTCATGGGGGAATTGTGAGTGAAAAAACAACAATGAGTTTATTCAATCTAGGCAAACTTCTTGCTAGAAATAATATTTCTCACGGACTTTTAACACAGGCAAATTCTTCTTTAATTACAATTGGAAGATCTAAGTGTGTTAATTTTTTCTTGAATAATACAGAACACGAATATCTTCTTTTCTTAGACAGTGATATTGGTTTCAATCCAGAAGATGTATTAAAACTTTTATCTCATCAAGTTGATATTGTTTCTGGTGCTTATCCAATGAAAACGATACCTATTCGGTATTGCATTGATATACTGCAACCAGAAGAACGAAAAGGTGATTTAATTAAAATTGGTGGAAATGGAATGGGATTTGTTCTTATTCATCGCAATGTGTTTTTGAATATATCACAAAATTTTCCAGAACTTAAATACATTCCACCAACAAATGATAGCAATTATTCACCAACACAAGCAGAGTTAAATAATTCATATCATTATTTTATGGAGCACAAAGAAAATAATTCCTTTATGAGTGAGGACAAAAGTTTCTTTTTCCGTGCTAAAATGTTAGGATATGATATATGGTTAGATACATCAATTAAATTGCAACACATTGGTTCACATATTTTTACTGAGTAACTTATGAAATCTGGAGCAAGTGAAAGTTCTTATCATTACCTTTCACAACACTATGTAATTCCCGAAGATGTAGAAGTATCACATCTTCCAGAAGTTCTTAAAAAATCAAATAAACCTTACAAGATTTTATGGGGTCAACACGCATATGACCAACCAGTCTTTGTAAATTTTAATCACAAAGATGTGACTCATATTGTTTCACCATCACATTGGGCAAAAGAGCAACTCATCAAGTATCATAATGTTCCAAAGAATAAAATTACTGTTATTCCAACTGGAGTCAGTGATAGTTTTATCTTTAGTGAAAATAAAACAAAGACTTTTATTCATACTTCAATTCCTTATAAAGGTCTAGAACTTCTTCCTTCAATTATTCGTCGTATTCATATAAAGCATCCCGATGCAAAGTTCAAAATCTTTTCATCAATGTCTTTGTATGGACCTTCTAATGACCCTTATATTGAATTGTATGAAGAACTTAAGACTTTACCAAATGTAGAGTATTCTGCAGCAGTAGATCAAGAGGAACTTGTAAAGCACTATCAAGAATCAGCATTTTTTATTCATCCTAATATTTGGGAAGAGACCTTCTGTGTTTCAATGACCGAAGCAATGAAGTGTGGTGCATATCCAATTATTACAAACATTGGTGCATTGGAAGAAGTTGCTGGTGAAAACTTTGCATCTGTTGTACCGATTGATGGTAACAGGACATCAAAAGGATATGAGGTTACTGAGAACTTTCTAAATACATTTGCAGAGGTTTGTTGCACTGCTCTAGATTATTTTGAGGTAGATAGAACTTATTATAATCAAATCTCTAAATCACTTTCCAATCATATTTCACAAAAGTGTGATTGGAAAAAAGTTGCAAAACAATGGGAGAAACTCATCAATACTGTTTGTAGTCCTAATGTATTTTTTAGGGACAACAGTGTTGATAAGTCAATTTATGATGAAGTTTATATTCAAAATGTTTATGAAATTGAAACCCTAAATGAAGATGATGTTATTGTGGATATTGGTTCTCATTGTGGATATTTTTCCAAATTGTGTCTGGATAAAGGAAGTAAAAATGTAATTTCCTTTGAAGCAGATGAAAGTAACTACCAATGTTATCTAAAAAATCTATCCAAATATCAGGGATGGAAGTGTAACAATATTGCTGTTTGGAAAAGAACTTGCGATGAAGTTCCTTTTTACACTTATCCTCACAGTGAAAATACAGGACTTAACTCTTTTTACAAAAATCCTTATATGAATTCCTATAAGGAAGTGAAAGTTAAAACAATTTCTTTAGATGATATTTTATCTTCTTATAATAAAATTAAACTATTGAAAATTGATGCTGAAGGAAGTGAATATGATATTTTGATGAATTCAAAAGAAATTGAAAAAATTGAAAGTATTGTTGGAGAATATCATAATGATATGACCGACAAAACTATGGATGATTTGAAAACATATTTGACCAATAAAAACTTTATCATATATAAAACAGTTAAATTTAATCAAACTAGTGGATTATTTTTTGCAAAACACAAGTCTAAAATGAATGGAGAAACTATGACTACTGAGAATACTGCATTGACTTATCAACCTATTTCAGCACAACAAGCAGTAATGGATGAAGATTATCTTCATAAGGCATTTCAAAATGTAATGAAGTGGGAAGAGAGTGATAAAGAACTTGCACAAGGCAGAACAAACTTCCAGTTAGAAAAGTTTGCTCTACTTGAAACTCATACACTTCCTGTTGCTTTTGAAAATACACTGAAAGCACGAAGGCAAATGGCGGAAGGTTATATGTATAAACTCATTGAGATGAAAGAAAAGGTTCGTGAGTTTGAATACAAGTGGAAAGACCAAGATAGAACTCAACCAATCTTCTGGGAAGAAAGTGGTCCTGGTGGTGGTTCAAAGAAACTGCATTGGTTTGACCTGGATGAGCTATCACTCACACATTACCTAAAGTCTTGTGAACTTGAGATTCGTGACCGTCTTCATCAAATGGAGCACTTGGATAAAATTTTAGATAAACTAATGGAACAGAATGGTGGAAAACCAATCACCAGAGAGCAATTCCTGGAAGGCGATGCTCTGTATTGGGAAAGAAGATTTGCAGACCAAGCAATGGATGAAATGATTGCTGCACAGACTGGTATTTCCATTGGTAACCTTCACAGTATGCGTCGTGCTTCTGCACCTGCAATTGTTGATAAGAGAAATGAACTTCCAGAAGGTTATCTACCATTGAATAAAATGTTGGATAGTCCACACGGTAAAATGGAATTCTTGAATGATTTGCAAAGAAAAGTTCTTACAGGTATTCAAGAAGTTACTGGTCAAAATTTGGGTATGATTACTGGTAGCCCTGAGGAGCAAAGAAAACTGGAAGGTAACTGAGGTGAATCAAAAGTTTATGATTATTGATGACTTTTATGATATTGCTCATCAGTATCATCAAAGTTTCTTTAGTAAACAGTGTATGATAACTGAAGAGACGACTCAAAAACTTTCTTATATTTTGAGTCGTCCTTTGAAAATTGTAGAAGCATTTAATGAAGTTACATTTGAGAATAATGAAAATCCAATCACTGCAAATACTGCTTGTGATTGGATTGCTGTAATTTATTTAACATTACCACCTAATTGTGTAATGAAAAAGGGATTGAGTTTTCATATTCATAAGAAAACAAGACTTGATAATTTTCCAAATGAGTATGCCTGCCAAATTAATGGTTGGCAGAATATGGATGATATTGTAAAGTCTTTTGATGTGGATAATGAGAATGAATGGGAAGAATATGCAAATGTGTTTGTAAAATATAATCGTTGTGTGTTATTCAAAGCAGATTATTGGCATTCTTATGGATATGGTTTTGGTAGTGAAATAAATAACTCAATGCTATACCAGAAGTTGTTAATAAAAAATGCCTAGTCCAAGGGGGATATTTCGACTTAAGCAAGTATATGAAGAGCAATTAAGTAATAATTGGTCAGTAAAAAGTGATGTATGGTTATCAACTCCTCAAGGAACCATAAACTTTGGATCTGGTGCAGTAGCAACTCCACAGACTGGTTACTTTGGTGGAGGTAATCCTGGACCATATTCAACAGTAGATCGTATAGATTACTCCAATGATACAGCAACAGCAGTCGCAAAAGGACCATTAAGTGTCGGTAGATATTTCTTAGCAGCAACAGGAAACAGTTCTTATGGTTACTTTGGTGGTGGTGCTACAGTATCAACAGTAGACCGTATAGATTATGCTAATGATACTGCAACTGCATCACCAAAAGGACCATTGAGTCTTGCTAGATATGGTGTAGTAGCAACAGGTAACAGTTCTTATGGTTACTTTGGTGGTGGTAACGGACCCGTATCAACAGTAGACCGTATAGATTATGCTAATGATACTGCAACTGCATCACCTAAAGGACCATTGGGTCCTGCCAGAATAAGACCTGCAGCAACAGGTAATAGTTCTTATGGTTACTTTGGTGGTGGGTTTTTTCCTAGTCCAGGATCAAGAGTAGACCGTATTGATTACTCTAATGATACTGCAACAGCATCACCAAAAGGACCATTGAGTCTTGCTAGATATGACTTAGCAGCAACAGGAAACAGTTCTTATGGTTACTTTGGTGGTGGTTATCCTACAGTATCAAGAGTAGATCGTATTGATTACTCTAATGATACAGCAACAGCAGTCGCAAAAGGACCATTGAGTGCGGCAAAATATGGTCCAGGTGCAACAGGTAATAGTTCTTATGGTTACTTTGGTGGTGGTGCTCCTGGTACATATTCGACAGTAGACCGTATTGATTATGCTAATGATACTGCAACAGCATCACCTAAAGGTCCATTGAGTGCTGCTAGAAGATATTTCGCAGCATCAAGTGCAAGAGCAAATGCACTTCCATCAACAAATACTACATTACCACCAGCAAATTTCCCAACTCAAAGTTATCCAGTCACATTCTATGGTTACTTTGGTGGTGGATATGTTTCTAGTTATGTATCAACAGTAGACCGTGTTGATTATGCTAATGATATTGCAACAGCATCACCTAAAGGACCATTGAGTCTTGCTAGAGGATACTTAGCAGCAACAGGTAATAGTTCTTATGGATACTTTGGTGGTGGATATCTAGTATCAACAGTAGACCGTATAAATTATTCTAATGATACTGCAACAGCAGTCGCAAAAGGACCATTGAGTCTTGCTAGATATGGTTTAGCATCAACAGGAAACAGTTCTTATGGTTACTTTGGTGGTGGTTTTGCTCCTGGTGCAGTATCAACAGTAGATCGTATTGATTATGCTAATGATACAGCAACAGCAGTCGCAAAAGGACCATTGAGTGCTGCTAGACAATACTTAGCAGCAACAGGTAACAGTTCTTATGGATACTTTGGTGGTGGTGGTGGTGCTGGAGTATCAAGAGTAGATCGTATTGATTACTCTAATGATACTGCTACTGCATCACCTAAAGGACCATTGAGTCTTGCTAGATTTGGTTTAATTGCAACAGGTAATAGTTCTTATGGATACTTTGGTGGTGGTAATCCTGGTCCAGTATCAAGAGTAGACCGTATTGATTATGCTAATGATACCGCAACTGCATCACCAAAAGGACCACTAAGTGCTGCTAGAAGATACTTAGCAGCAACAGGAAACAGTTCTTATGGTTACTTTGGTGGTGGTTTGAATCCTGGTGGTTATTTTTCAACAGTAGATCGTATTGATTACTCTAATGATACAGCAACAGCATCTGTAAAAGGACCATTAAGTGCTGCTAGAGGGTATTATCCAGCAGCAACCTCAGCAGCAGCAAACGGATTACCACAATAAATACTCAAAAATCTTTATTATGAAACAAAATATTATTGTTGTTGATGATTTTTATTCAAATCCACAAGAAGTTAGAGATTTTGCTTTAAAGGCAGAATATCCAGAACCAGAAGATAACTATACATATCCAGGAAGAAACTCAAACGATTCTTATTACTCACAAGATATTCATAAGTCTTTTGAGAATGTGGTCAAGGAACAACTTATTCCTGCAGATAAGAATGGATATTTTCGCATTTCATTAGCAACAGATTCTCATCGTCAAGATGTTCACGTAGATCCATCTTGGGAATGGGGTGCTGTAATTTATATGTCTTCACCAGAAGATTGTGTTGATGAGGGTGGTACATCATTCTGGAAACATAATGCTCTTCAAAGTGAAAATATTCCAAAAACCGATGAAGAAGCACAGTTTTATGGATATCCAACTTATAAAGAATGTTGGTGGACAACTGTATATGGTGATGGTTTAGATCGTTCAAAGTGGACTCGTTACTTTCTGTGCCCGATGAGATATAATAGATTAGTATTGTTTCGTACTCATTTATGGCATTCTCATAATTTTAATTTTGGGAACACTCTTGAAAACGGTAGATTAGTTCAGTTATTTTTCTTTAATCCAGTTAAGGAGTGGTAGAATGTATAGAGCATATTATGTTCCAAAATTTCCAGTTTCTTATATTACAGATGATGGAAGAGATTTATGGATTAATGATCCAAATCACATAAGACATCAATGTGGATTTCTTCAGGCAATTCTAGAACACATAGATAATACAAAACACATTGATCCAATAAAAATTGTTATTCCAGTTGAGGGGCAAGTTCAGGCAGGACCAGCAGGAACATCAAGACTTTATGCTCTTACACATTTGAGAGGTTATACACACGTTCCTGCAATTGTATCCACTACACAATATTTTGAATGGTTTGGTGATGATGTTGTAGAAATTATTGATAAAGAGCAAATAAGGTCTTATCTTTTATTAGAACCAGCAGATTATAATATTGAACCAGATGGAAAAGCATTTTGGCATAATCATAATCCAAATGAAAAGCAAATGAGAGAAACATATAAAATTTCTCCAGAAACATTTGAAAAATTATTGAGATGTATATGAATAAGACTTATCATTTTATGGCGGGACTTCCACGATCAGGAAGCACACTACTCAAAAGTATTTTAGATCAAAATCCTAATATTCACGCAAATCCAGTAAGTCCTGTGATGGAATTGATGTATCATACTGAAGAATATTTGAAAAAAAGTGAGCAATATCTAGGATATCCAAAACCAAAAAGTGCCTATAAAATTATTAGTAGTTATATTGATAATTATTATTTTGACCGTGAAGAACCAGTTATTATAGATCATTGTCGTGCCTGGACAAATAATATAGAAAGAATTAAAACTTATATTACACCAAATCCAAAAATCATTTGTCCTGTAAGAGATATTGTTGAAATTCTTACATCTTTTATTACAATGGTTCATCGTAATGATGATCAAGTTTCATTTATAGATCAACATTTGATAGAAAAAGGTGTTACTGTAGATGATGATAATCGTTGTCAGTATTTAATGAGTGATGATGGAATCGTAGAACAAGCACTATGGGCACAAGGACAGGCATTTATTAAAAATGATACTCGTCATTTATTAATGATTGAATATAATGATTTGGTGAATACTCCAGATGAAACAATGAAAAGAATTTATGATTTCTTAGAGATGGATTATTACAATCATAACTTTAGTAATGTTGAAAATAATCATCGTGAGAATGATGACCAGTGGTATTTAAAAGATATGCACTATGTGAGAAAGGAAGTTAAAAAAATATCTAAAAAACCAGAAGATGTATTATCACCCTATATTTTAAATAAATATAAAAAACTGGAATACTGGAAGTATCCCGAGAGTCCTTATTTAATAAATGGCAACTAATACAAGAGGAATATTTGCACTTTTAGATGTAAGAGAAAGACAAAACACAGGATATTGGCCTGTAAAGAGTGGTGTATGGTTAAGTCCAAGCCCTTATTATGGTCCTGCTCCAGATGTTGGTTACTTTGGTGGTGCTCAACCTGCAAATTCAACAGTAGACCGTGTTGATTACTCTAATGATACTGCAACAGCATCAGTAAGAGGTCCATTAAGTCTTGCTAGAGGATATCTAGCAGCAACAGGTAGTAATTCTTATGGTTACTTTGGTGGTGGATGGACTCCTGGTTCAGTATCAACAGTAGACCGTATCAATTACTCTAATGATACTGCAACAGCATCACCTAAAGGACCATTGAGTCTTGCTAGATATGGTTTAGTAGCAACAGGTAGTAATTCGTATGGTTACTTTGGTGGTGGTCGTGCCGATTATTCGACAGTAGACCGTATTGATTACTCTAATGATACTGCAACAGCATCACCTAAAGGACCATTGAGTGCTGCTAGAGGATACTTAGCAGCAACAGGTAACAGTTCTTATGGTTACTTTGGTGGTGGTCTTACAGTATCAAGAGTAGATCGTATTGATTACTCTAATGATACTGCTACTGCATCACCTAAAGGACCATTGAGTATTGCTAGATATGCTTTAGCAGCAACAGGTAACAGTTCTTATGGTTATTTTGGTGGTGGTACTCCTGCAAGATCAACAGTAGATCGTATTGATTATGCTAATGATACAGCAACAGCAGTCGCAAAAGGACCATTGAGTGCTATTAGATATCGTTTAGCAGCAACAGGTAATAGTTCTTTTGGTTACTTTGGTGGTGGTTTTGCTTCATCAACAGTAGATCGTATTGATTACTCCAATGATACCGCAACAGCAGTTGCAAAAGGACCATTAAGTTCTGCTAGATATTACTTAGCAGCATCAAGTCCTAAAGCAAATGCAATCACAAATTCAGTGCTTTTGCCCTCATCAGGAGGAACCATAAACTTTGGAACTGGTACAGTAGCAACTCCAAATACTGGTTACTTTGGTGGTGGTACTCCTGGTCCAATATCAACAGTAGATCGTATAGATTACTCTAACGACACAGCAACAGCAGTCGCAAAAGGTCCATTAATTCTTGCTAGACTTTACTTAGCAGCAACAGGTAATGGTTCTTATGGATACTTTGGTGGTGGTAACGGGCCCGTATCAACAGTAGATCGTATTAATTACTCCAATGATACTACAACTGCATCACCTAAGGGTCCATTAAGTGCTGGTAGATATTGGCTTGCTGCAACAGGTAATAATTCTTATGGTTATTTTGCAGCAGGTAGGCCGACTGGAGTATCAACAGTAGATCGTATAGATTACTCTAATGATACTGCAACTGCATCACCAAAGGGACCATTAAATTCTGGAAAATTAGCATTAACTGCGACCGGAAATCAATCTTATGGTTACTTTGGTGGTGGATATGCTTCCATATCAACAGTAGACCGTATTGATTATGCTAATGATACAGCAACAGCATCACCAAAAGGTCTATTAAGTGTTGGTAAAGGTATGTTTGCTGCAACAGGTAATAGTTCTTATGGTTACTTTGGTGGAGGAAATTATTCAACACCAAATTCTTCTGTAGACCGTATTGATTACTCTAATGATACAGCAACAGCATCACCAAAGGGACCATTAAGTGCTGGTAGAGGTGGTTTATCTGCAACAGGAACTAGTTCTTATGGATACTTTGGTGGAGGTAATGGTCCAGTATCAAGAGTAGATCGTATTGATTACTCTAATGATACTGCAACAGCATCACCTAAAGGACCATTGAGTGCTGCTAGAACATATCTTGCATCATCAAGTGCAAGAGCAAATGGATTTTCACCAGTGGTTAACACTACATTACCACCAGCAAACACAATATTCCAAAAGTTTCCAGTATTTTTCTATGGGTACTTTATTGGAGGTGCTCCTGGTCCATTATCAACAATAGATCGAATTGATTATACAAATGATACAATAACAGCATCTCCAAGAGGAACATTATCAGCTGGAAGAGCTGGTGGTGCTGGAACTGGTAGTAGTTCTTATGGTTATTTTGGTGGAGGTGCTGTTTCATCTGTTAGTAGAATTGATTACTCTAATGATTCATTATTACCATCACCAGGACTCAATCTATTATCAAGAGGTCCATTAAATGTTAGTAGGCAATATTTTGGTGCAGCAGGAAATTATAATTATGGTTGGTTTGGTGGAGGATCACCATCAATTACTACAGTAGATCGTATTGATTATGCTAATGATACTGCAACAGCATCACCAAAAGGAAATTTAACTTCGGTTACTTTAGGTAATGCAGCAACAGGAAATAAAGATTATGGATATTGGGCAGGAGGATATAGTCCTTCTTATAATCAACTAGTAGACCGTATTGATTATGCTAATGATACTGCAACAGCACCATCAAGAACAGCATTATCTTCTGCAAGAGGATTATTCTCTGCAACAGGAAACAAAGATTATGGTTACTTTGGTGGAGGATATAATCCTGCTGCAATATCCACAGTAGATCGTTTAGATTATGCAAATGATACTGTCTTTTTAGTATCAAAAGGACCATTGAGTGCTGCAAGATATGGTTTAGCGGCAACAGGAAACACAACTAATGGTTACTTTGGTGGTGGTGCTCCTGGTACATATTCGACAGTAGACCGTATTGATTACTCTAATGATACTGCTACTGCATCACCTAAAGGACCATTGAGTCTTGCTAGATATTATTTTGGAGCAAATACATCAATTATTAATCTTCTTGATTATGCTTCTTATACTCCTTCTTCAGCACCAGCAACACCACCACCTACAAGTGCTTACTTTGGTGGTGGTAATGATGATACAAAAGCACTTCAAAGCATTGAAAGAATTGATTATGCAAATGATACTGCAACGGCAACTAATGATTCTTGTTTGACTGTTGGAACTCAGTACTTAGCAGCAACAGGTAATAGTTCTTATGGTTACTTTGGTGGTGGTGTTCCATCATCATCAAGAGTAGACCGTATTGATTATTCAAGTAATACCGTATCAACATCAACTAAAGGACCATTAAGTCTTGCTAGAGGATACTTAGCAGCAACAGGTAACAGTTCTTATGGTTACTTTGGTGGTGGTTATCCTGGTATATATTCAACAGTAGACCGTATTGATTATGCTAATGATACTGCAACTGCATCACCTAAAGGACCATTAAGTGCTGGTAGATATGACTTAGCAGCAACAGGTAATGAAAGTTATGGATACTTTGGTGGTGGTCCTAACACTCCTTCTACAATTGTATCTCGTCAAAAAATTGATAAAATTGATTATTCAAATGATACTGCAACAGCAGTTTGGAAATCTGCATTTGGAAACTTGAAATATCAACATTCTGCAACAGGAAATAAAAATTATGGTTACTTTGGTGGAGGTGTTTCTCCATATTCAACCAAGGTAGAAAGACTTGATTATGCAAGTGATATGCTCTGGGCAACTACAAGATCTAGTTTGTCTCCTGCATTTTCAACATATAGTGCGGCAACTGGTAGTTCTTCATTTGGATACTGGAGTGGTAAATATCCTGCAATTTCAACAGTAGATCGTTTAGATTATTCTAGTGATACTACGAATACAGTTACTAAAGGACCATTAAATACAAAAAGAGGACTTCATGCAGGGTGTAGTCCTGTTGCAAATGGTATTGGTCTCACACCAGTTCCAGTTCCTGCTGCACCAGGAGCACCAGTTCCTACAAGTGGTTATTTTGGTGGTGGTTTTTCGTATTATCCTGGCGGTTCACTCAAGATTGAAAGAATTGATTATTCAAATGATACTGCAACATCATCCTGGAGAGCATCATTAAATAACCTAAGATATTACTTAGCAGCAACAGGTAATAGTTCTTATGGTTACTTTGGTGCTGGTGGTGCTCCTGGTGTTCCAACAATATCAACAGTAGAACGTATTGATTATTCTACAGATTATCAAATTGCACTTACTAAAGGACCATTAAGTCTTGCTAGAGGATACTTAGCAGCAACAGGTAACAGTTCTTATGGTTATTTTGGTGGTGGGTGGCCTGGTCCATATTCAACAGTAGACCGTATTGATTATGCTAATGATACTGCAACAGCATCGCCTAAAGGACCATTGAGTCTTGCTAGATATGGTGTAGTAGCAACAGGTAACAGTTCTTATGGTTACTTTGGTGGTGGTTATGCTCCTGGTCCAAGATCAACAGTAGATCGTATTGATTATGCTAATGATACTGCAACAGCATCACCTAAAGGACCATTAAGTGCCGCAAAATATTTCTTAGCAGCAACAGGAAATAGTTCTTATGGTTACTTTGGTGGTGGTGCTCCTAGTCCATATTCAACAGTAGACCGTATTGATTATGCTAATGATACTGCAACAGCATCACCTAAAGGACCATTGAGTCTTGCTAGATATGGTGTAGTAGCAACAGGTAACAGTTCTTATGGATACTTTGGTGGTGGTTATTCTGCTTATTCAAGAGTAGACCGTATTGATTACTCTAATGATACTGCAACAGCATCACCTAAAGGACCACTAAGTGAAGCAAGTTATTATCTTTCTGCTTGTAGTCCTGTTGCTAACGGTCTATAAATACTCAAAACAACTTAGATTATGATTGATAATCCTCTTTCTTATGTTCTCATTCGCCCTAATGTTATCAATCCAGAAGGTCTTCAAGAACTTATAACTCATATCAAATCTTCACCTGCAGAAGACCTTTCTGTTTTTGATCCAGATAAAACAAATGCAACTGGACAAACATCTTGGATTGTTGATAAGGAAACCAGAGATACTCAAATTGTTGCTATGGGTAATCTCTATCCAAAGATTGAAGACCTACTGAGAAATGCAGTCAAACATATCATTAATCCTTTCTATCAATGTGAAGTAGATAGTAGTGAAATACCACAAGTTCTTTCTTATGGTATTGGAGGTCATTATCGTCCTCATATTGATGGAGAAAGCATTTGGGTAACTCCTAGAGGTGAAAAGATTTGGAAAAAAAGTACAAATAGAGATTTATCTATTGTTTTTTTCTTGAATAATGATTTTGAAGGTGGTGATTTTGTGTTTCCAGATTTAAAAGTAAGAGTAAGACCAGAACCAGGAATGATGGTATGTTTTCCATCTAATCATCATTATATGCACGGAGTTGAATCAGTCACCAAAGGAAAAAGATATTCAATTGTAACTTGGGCAACTGTAAAAGGATTTCCATCAATGAATGAGGTTAATCAACAACTTTCACAGGAGTATGGAGTTCCTGTAATATAAATACTCACAAACATTTATAATAAAATGCAATATTTAAAGCACTATTGGATTCATGCACACTCAGGCACTTATTGCTGTGAAGATAATCCTGTTGAAAAGAGACATCCAGAAGTAGAATTTCCTGGTCTTGATGTAAAAATCTGGATGCACGATGAAAATGGAATTGATGTATGCCTCTCTACAGTTCCAGATGGTGTTTCTATTGTGGATGTTATTGATGAACACAGTACAAGAAAAGTAGTTCAAAAATTAACTGAGGTAGAATTTAATTCAGTTCAAGATCCACTTCTTGAATCACAAACTCTTCGTCAAGAAGCACAACAAGAAACTAATGAAACTTTAAAGGCAGAAAAAGAAGCAGCAGCAGATGCTAAATTTGAAGAAGCACAACAAGCACTTTTTGCTCTTTAATGAATAAAAAATATGATTATTAAGGTATTGTGGATATTTTAATAAATAAAGAATAGGAAGAATTAATTATTAAAAATGTCTAATAATAGAGAACTTTCTCAGTTTGGTTCTTTTGTTAATGTTAATGATAATACAACAAACATAGGAATTGCTACTGGTAGTTCTCTAGTTGGTATTGGAACTACATTTCCAACATCAAAATTGGATGTTATTGGCGATGTAAAAATATCTGGAGTAACAACTGCATCCGTTTTTAGTGGTAGTGGAATATTATTAACAGATCTACCAAATACAACATTTTTATTCAATTCAACAGGAATACATACAACATCAAATGTTGGAATTGGAACTACAACAGCATCTTCAACATTAACAGTTCAAGGAAATGCTCTTGTAACAGGAATAGTAACTGCTTCATCTTTTTTTGGAAATGGTGCAGGATTAACTGATGTTTTTAGTAGAGTATCAATTTCTTCTGAAGGCACAGTTGTAGGTTCTGCGATTACATCCTTAGACTATAGAGGTCCTGGAATTTCTTCTATTGTAGCTTCTTCTGGAATAGCAACTATAACGTTTGTTTCAGTTCAAGGAACAACAGGAACTCAAGGTACTACAGGAACTCAAGGTGCTACTGGTACTCAAGGTGCTACTGGTACTCAAGGTGCTACTGGTACTCAAGGTATTCAAGGTCGCCAAGGCACTACAGGTACTCAAGGTGCTACTGGTACTCAAGGATCTAATGGTGTTCAAGGATCAACGGGTTCTGGTGCTCAAGGTACTACAGGTACTCAAGGTGCATCAGGTACTCAGGGTGCATCAGGTGCTCAAGGTGCATCAGGAACTTCAGTTCAAGGATCTGCAGGAGCAAGTGTTCAAGGTACTACAGGTACTCAAGGTGCATCAGGTACTCAAGGCACTACAGGAACTCAAGGTGCATCAGGAACTTCAGTTCAAGGATCTGCAGGAGCAAGTGTTCAAGGAACTACAGGAACTCAGGGTGTCACAGGAACTTCAGTTCAAGGGACTACAGGAGCTCAGGGTGCTACAGGAACTCAAGGTACAATAGGAACTTCAGTTCAAGGAACTACAGGAACTCAAGGTGCATCAGGTACTCAAGGCACTACAGGAACTCAAGGTGCATCAGGAACTTCAGTTCAAGGTGCCACAGGAACTCAGGGTACTACAGGATCAGGTACTCAAGGTTCTACTGGTACTCAAGGTGCTACAGGAACTCAAGGTATTCAAGGTCGTCAAGGAACTACAGGTTCTCAAGGAACTACAGGTTCTCAAGGAACTACAGGTACTCAAGGAACAATAGGAACTCAAGGATTTCAAGGACCACAAGGTGCTACAGGAACACAAGGTGCTACAGGAACTCAAGGAACAACAGGTACTCAAGGTTCTTCAGGGCCAGGAACAACAATTAACGCAACATCAACAACAACAGATGCATCTTTTTATCCAGTATTTGTTTCTACAATTGGTTCTGCTACAACCGCAAGAGCAGAAAGTGGATTTATAATAAATCCGGGAGCAAACACTTTTACAATATCTTCCGGAAAACTTGTTGTAGATAGAACTGATAATCCATCTTTAGGAACTTACTTTGAAGTCACTTCTCCTATTGGAACCAGATTTTCCGTGGTAGAAGGTAATTCGGGATCATCAACACCCTCCGAGGCACTGTCACTTAAACTAGGCGCTAATAGAAGTTATATATCTGTCGATAAATCTTTTGTCCCTTATGTAGATAATAGCCTTTCATTAGGCGGATCCGGTAGTCTTAATTCCGTAGCATACAATCTTAGATGGACTGCAGTTTGGGCAGTTAACGGGACTATTCAAACATCAGACCAAAGAGAAAAAACAAATATTAATACTTCAGATCTTGGATTAAACTTTATAGAAAAACTTAATCCAGTATCATATAAATGGATTGTTGGTAAAAATGAAATTGATAAAGATGATATTAATATTATAACTCCAATTCCAGGAAAAAGACTTCATTATGGATTATTGGCACAAGAAGTCAAACAGGCATATGAAGAGTGTGGTGCTGCTGATTTTGGTGGTTGGATTTTAACAGATGCAGAGGATCCAGATAGTTCTCAAGGTTTAAGATATGACCAGTTCATTGCTCCATTGATTAAAGCAGTTCAAGAACAACAGGAGATGATTAATTCACTTAAGCAAGAAATTGAAAATTTGAAGTCTCAAATATGAACTAAATAAGTCAAAGCATTTTTTTGAATTATTTTATGATTAACTTTGTAAAACTTGCATTAGAGAATGGTGGAGTTATTAAACCACTTCTTATTAATTCACAAGATCTTTCAGGACCATCACTGACAAATCCATCAGTTCTTGTAGTAGATGGGAAAATTATAGTTAATATTAGAAATGTAAATTATACTTTATATCACTCAGAACTCAACAAGTTTGAGCATATGTGGGGTCCTTTGTCATATATTCATCCAGAGAATGATATGCATCTCAGAACTGCAAATTATATTGCAGAACTAGATGAAAACTTGGATATTGTTCACTATTCAAAAATAGATACATCAAAGTTTGATACTTATCAACCACAATGGGAATTTGTTGGGTTGGAAGATGTTCGTCTCATTAACTGGAACAATAAAATTTATGGAATAGGTGTCAGAAGAGACTTAGACACTATTGGGACTGGAAGAATGGAAATTTCAGAACTAGAATTTAATGAAAATTCTGTTAAGGAAGTTTCTAGATATCGTATTCCTGGACCACCACCAGATAATGAATACTGTATGAAAAATTGCACTCCAATTGAAGGAATGCCATTTCATCTTTTAAAGTGGACCAATCCGACTTGCTTAATGGAATTTTTTCCAGAAGGAAAAGAAAGTCAGGCATTTGAAACAACAAAACATAATTCAAAAGCAAATGATATGAGAGGTGGTTCTCAAGTCATTCGTTATAAAGATGGTTATCTGACTCTAATTCACGAAACAGATTTATATAATTCAGAACAAGGAAATAAAAATGCAACCTATCGTCATAGATTCGTATTATGGGACAAAGATTTTAAGAATCAAAGATTTTCTAAGTTATTTTCTTTCTTAAATATGAAAATTGAATTCTGCTGTGGAATTGCAGAATATCAAGATGATTATCTAATTACATTTGGAGCACAAGACAACACAGCATATATTCTCAAAGTATCAAAATCTTTTGTGGAGGACTTTATCAATGAATGAACTAATTGATTTTTCATTAGACACTGAAAACGGCGAAAAGAATTTTAATCTTGCAGTTTGGTATGAGAGACAAGGGCATACTGCTCCAGCACATACTTATTACCTAAGAGCAGCAGAAAGAACAGAGGATAAAATTCTTGCCTATGCTGCACTTTTAAGAGCATCCTTTTGTTATCGTTCTCAAGGTTCAAGAGATGGAACTGAAAAGATTTTGTTGGAGAATGCGTTAGTGTTTCTTCCAGAAAGACCAGAAGCATATTATTTCCTTTCACTATTCTATGAAAGAAAAAAGGAATGGCAAAATTGTCATATCTATGCAAATCTTGGTTTAGAACAATACAAAAGAAAAGTTGAAAAGATTAATATTCCAGAATATCGTGGAAAATACGCACTTATCTTTCAAAAAGCAATTTCTGCTTGGTGGTGGGGAAGAGCAATGGAATCCAGAGAACTTCTTCATTCTCTTGTAGATAACTACTGGAATGAAATGGATGAGGGTCACAAAAATTCAGTAGAAGATAATATCACTCGTTTAGGTTCTGGTCCAGAATCTCAAGCATTTCACACTTATACGAAGCAAGATCACTCAAATTTAAGATATAAATTTTCTGGTTCTTCAAATGTAGAAAGAAACTATTCTCAAGTTTATCAGGATATGTTCATTCTTTCTATGACAAATGGAAAGAAAAATGGAACTTTCTTGGAGATTGGTGGAGCTGAACCATTTAAAGGAAATAATACAGCACTTCTTGAAAAAGATTTTGGATGGAGAGGAGTTTCAATTGAATATGATGAAAAGTTTATTGCAAACTATAGAATCAATAGAACCGCAAAACTTCTGCACGATGATGCCCTTACAGTTGATTATGAAAAACTTCTCAAAGATAATTTTGAAGGAAACGTAATTGATTATCTTCAATTAGATATTGAACCAGCAAGAAATACTTACGAGTGTATGTTAAGAGTACCTTTTAATAAGTATAAGTTTGCTGTAATTACTTATGAACATGATTACTACGTAGATATTACAAAGTCTTTCCGTGAAAAATCAAGAGAATTTTTGAGATCTAAAGGATATGTCTTAGTTGCTAATGATATTTCTCCTGATGGCAAATCAAACTTTGAAGATTGGTGGGTTCATCCAGATTTAGTTGATGCCGATATTCTGCAGAAAATGCAACATGTGACAAATCATACTCAAGACTGTAGGGATTATATTTTTGCGAGGATCAATGATACTGAAAAAGTTGAAGGGACTAAAAAGATTGAAGAAATAAAAATCAATTTTTTTAACATTAACCAAAACTCAAAATTAACTTCTTGGGCCGTAGATAATTTTTATGAAAATCCAGATGAAATTCGTAAATTTGCTTTAGAACAAGATTATATTGAAGGTGGTTTTGGTAGAGGATTTATTGGAAGAAGAACAGAAAAGCAATTTTTATTTCCAGGTCTTAAAGAGAGATTTGAAGAGATTATGGGAACAAGAATCACCGAATGGGAAAGTCATGGAATGAATGGTAGATTCCAAATTGCTTGGAGTGGAGAACCATTAGTTTATCATTGTGATAGTCAAAGATGGGCTGGAATGTTATATCTAACACCAGAAGCACCATATCAATGCGGCACTACTTTATATGCTCATAAAAAGACAAGAGCAAGAACTTACCACGACCAAGGATGGGATGTTTCTTGGAAAGATGTTCCTGGAGATCCGCACCTGGATAGAACACCTTGGGAACCAGTTGATGTTCTTGGAAATGTCTACAATAGACTTGTTATCTTTGATGCAAGTTGTATTCATTCTGCCTCAGAGTATTTTGGAACTGTAAAAGACAATGCGAGACTCTGGCAGATGTTTTTCTTTGATGCGGAGTAAAAAATGAAGTATATTGAAGATTCTTTTATTTTAAATTATACAGAAAGATTTTGGGCAAATATTGTTTCTCTTTCAGAAGAAACAATGCAATATTTGTGGGAAGAAATAAAGCAAGCAGAACAAAATCAAGTATCACACAAATCAAATCTTGCAGGCAATATTTCAAGTTCTTTATTGCTTTTTGACAATAATAAATTTATGTCAGAAAAATTAATTCCCGAAATTGTTGAAACTCAATACGATTATTATCAAGAAAAAATTCAAAAAGATTTAAATAATCCAGACCTTTCTGGGTATTGGGTTAATTTTCAGAAGAAACATGAATTTAATCCAATTCACAATCATGGAGGTGTGATTTCATTCGTAATTTGGATGAAAATTCCTTATAGTTGGGAAGATGAAATAAAAATTGATATTGTCAAGGACTCAAATACAAAAAATAATATTGGAAATTTTGTATTTGTTTATCCAAAAGACCATTATATTCATACAAATGAAATCACTATGAATCCTCAGATGGAAGGAAGAATGGCAATATTTCCATCATATTTCAATCATATGGTTTATCCATTCTATACGAGTGATGAATCCAGAATCTCAATATCAGGAAACGTTGAGTTTATGTGACACTTTTAAAACTGTCCACTGACCTTCCAGAATTGCTCTGGAAGGTTTTATAGTATCTTCAGTCGCAAAGAGACCTTGTACTCTAACCTAGACCGATTGCTTTTTGTTGGAAGTTTAATCTGGGTGATTCACTGGTCAACAAAAGTTACTCAAGTTGTTTTGAATTTGATGTTCTAATGTTAGAACTCTATACATCAGGTTATGGATACTCTCAGAGACGTTGCAGAGATGCTGTAGGGTGGTTCATTAGCAAATACCTTCCCAGACATCACATTACCCTTGAAGTCCTTCACAGGGGTCTTAGAAGGGAAGGTGTGATTGGATGGTGTGATGTTTCAGGTAGAACTTACAATCCCAGAGAATTTCTAATTGAACTTCAAGTTGGGATGAATCATGAGCAGTATCTCACTACCCTCTTTCATGAACTTTGGCATCTTTATCAATTTGTTAAAGGTGATTTGAAATTCAGGTCTTCTAAAAAATACTATAAAGGTATTTGTATGGAGGACATTGAATATTCAAAACAAGGACATGAGAAAGAAGCATACCAAATGGAATCAAAACTCTTTAATGAGTATATCAGTTTCCTGACTGCTTGACAACCCTCTTCAATCTCTGTACAATTACCTTTGTTGGGGTTGAAAAGATTAATTTTAAGATCTTTAAGACCTTCAGTAAACTCTAAAACAACTATGAATACCAAGTCTGAATTTATTTGCATTCAACCAAAAAATGAAAAATCTAAAGATATTTTTACTGATTATTTTAAGAAACTTCATTCATGTAAAATTATTCAAAAGAATGGTGATAAAGTTTATCTGAAATCAATCGCAGGAGAATATTACTTCTGGGTCAATAAGGATAATGATGAATATTGGGAGATTGTTAAATGATTGGATTGATTGCTGGACTTACTTGTGGACTTGCTACATTTTACGGAGTAGGTGATGGATTTCATGGTCAAACCACTGCAAATGGAGAACGATTTGATGCTTATCGTTGGACTGCTGCTCACCCTTACTTACCTATGGGAACTAAAATTAGAGTTACAAATCAAGACAATCTTAAACAAGTAATTGTTCGTGTCAATGATCGTGGTCCATATTCTCATGCAGATCTTGATCTTTCTTATGCTGCATTTGCTCAGATTGCATCAACACGCAAAGGAAATGCTGTTGTTTGTTGGAGAGTGGTAGGATGACAACACCATCAAAACCTTTAATCTTCCTATTTGTATCATTAGTACTTCTTGATCTGGTATTGATTGGTGCTATACTGATTCACGGAAAAGTAAACTTTGTTGAACTATTCAAACATCTTTCTTGATATGAAAAAACTTCTTGCTCTTGCTGCAATTCTTTGCACGTCTCCTGTATTCGCACAAACTACTACTGTTAAAAAAGAGTATCGTCCATTTACCTATGAGACTGCCTGTGCCCTTGAAGGTAAAACAGAATTTCAAATGGATGAGTGTAAAGTTGTGGAAACCCGTGAGTCTGGTGGAGCACTTCGGTCTCGTGCAATCTTCTCTAATCGGTTTGGATTGACGATTAAATCCTATTTTGACAAAGAAAAAGGATTTATGACTTGGGATAGTCACAATAAGTTTGCATACAAGTGGGAATATAAAGTTGGTGGTGTTGATGGTCTTGGAGCATGGACAGTAGTGATGCCAGGATTCTATTTACAAAACGTAAGTTGGGATTGATTAAATAGTAATAGAATAGAGGAGAACTATGGTTGTTCTATTTGCTTCAACCATTATTTCTTGCAGTGATGCCTTCAGTATCATTCATCGTGTTACTAAAGTTGTTGGACTAACAGATCTTCAAAAAACAGAGATAGTCCAAGAAATTCGCAAAACTATTCCTTTTTGTCCTGTAATTGTTAAACCAAATGCAAAATGAAACCTACGAAAGTAAATGGAACCGTGGGCTAGATTTGTTTATTGAAAGTGTTCATAAACCTGATCACGAACTTCGCCAAATTGCACACGAAAGTAAGTGCTTTAATGAACTGATGACAGTTCGTGATGATGTATTGGAATATCTTAAATCACTGAGAAAATGAATCCATATTACGTGTATTTGATTATATTTTTTTGTATTGCATATTTGATCATTACCGATCAGTCAGTTGCAAAGGGGTTTTATATGTTGACCCAACTTGCAAGAGTTCAATACGAAAAGATAAAATGGTGGATTCTTTATAATCCAGCAAATCCAATTATAAAGTATTTGATGTGGAGACGTTCTATGAAGATTGCTAAAGAACTAATGAATGAACTTGCATCAAAGGATAAAAACTGATAAAATAGTTAATGTGATTGAGGATTAAACTCATGTCCCGCACTTATCGCAATCTTAACGGCATCAATAAATGTGCTCTTCGCAACCCGAAGACTGCAAACGAACGTAAAAATCTCATTGGTTTACTGCAAGACAACTATGTTGAAGAGTATGAAATCTCTGGTCTAAATCATCTTCATCATCGTCTTTCTAACTGTCCAACAGCAAACTATGATAAGGTAGTAAGTGGATACTATCAGGAGGACTATAAGGTATCCTAAATATCACTATATTTCAATAATGCGATGCTTTCTACTCAGTATAGACTAAAGCTTGAGGGAATTTGTAATAAAATTGTATCGGGTGAATCTGTAGAACTTTCAGAAATGATTTGGGCAGAAAAACTTGCTGCTGCAAATCGCACAGCAGGAACAATGCTAAGACAGGCAAGAAGAAAGGCAGAAAATCCTGATATGACCGAAGATAGTATGGATGGATTTCTAAATGCACTAGATATTGGTGGAATTGGTCACGAAAGAAAAGGTATATCTGGATTTGGTAGTGTAGATGATATTATTGACTTCTTTACTGAAGAAAAACCAGATGACTGGAGACAACGTGACTGATGTATTGAATTATGGAAAACCTTGACATCAAACCAAATACAACAGTTTTAGTATTAAATTCAACATATGAACCGATCAATCTTGCATCGGGTCGTAGAGCAATTGTATTATTACTGAAACAGAAGGCACAACGTCTCTCAAGTCGTGTGATTCGTCTTTTGAATTATGTGAAGATTCCATTCTCCAAAATTGTTTCCCATAAACCTTCAAAGAGTGCAATTTATAAAAGAGATCACAATAAATGTCAGTATTGTGGTTCAACAAGTCGATTAACCATTGACCACATCATTCCAAGATCTAAAGGTGGCGGAGATTCTTGGTTTAATCTTGTAGTTGCTTGCTCCACTTGCAATACAAAGAAAGGAGATAAGTTGCTGGAACATAGTGGTCTTAAGTTGATAAAACAACCTAAAGCACCAATGAATAAAGTTCAGTTTTCATTACTTGAGAGTAACAATACTGAATGGCAACAGTACACTTTTTAAACTGTCCATTGACCCTTGACTTCCGCAGTCAGGGGTCTTATAGTATCTGTATTGAGTCCGCAAAACCCGCATTATGTACTCCGCAAAAGTTACATTGAAGTTTGATTCCACTTGGGAACAGACTCGTGGAATCTATGATGAGGAGATGATTCCAGAGGAACACATTACTTTTGAAGCACCTGTAGAAGATATTAACAGCATTCAACTTTTCCAACTGTTTGCAAAGTTTGCTGGTGCAATAGGACACAATGAAGCAGGTATTGCTAAAGGTGCTGCATATGTTGCATTTAATGATATGAGAAGCACTGAAGAAATGCGTAAGACCGCAGAAGAGTATGACCTCAAACTGATTGAGGATTATCGTGATGAAGTTTGTAAGTTGGAAGCAGAAATCCGTGATCTGAAAGCAAAACTCTCCCGTTTTGAAAATCCTGATAATCCCCAATATACGGATGAGGAAATGGATGCTCTCTGTGCGGAGAATGAAGTTACTGCTGATACTCTAAAAAATGCTGATGTAGTTTGTAAGGATTGTGGAAGTAAATATGGACATTATTCAGTTTCTTGTTCTTCAACTTGGACTGGAAAATGTGATGTTTGCGGTCAAGAAAAATCAGTAACAGAGTCAAGGGATTGGAATTACTTGAAAGAAGGTATTGATTATTTGTCTAAATAAGAGTGTCTATAGGAACCGCAATCTCTACAGACAAAAGATTAGGTGCTTTCGGGCACCTTTTCTATTATAAATACTAATGCGGTTCTTGTAGAATAAAAATGAACTATCTAAAGGTTTATTGTAACCTTATCAGGAAAGCAGAGAACAGAACTCCTCCTAAAGGTTATACTGAAAAGCATCATACATTTCCAAAAAGTATCTTTGGGAATAATAATAGAGTTGTTATTCTCACAAATAAAGAACACTATATTGCTCACGCATTACTTGAAAAAATTTGTATTAAAAGATATGGAATAAACCATAAAAATACATTAAAAATGTCTACTGCCCATCTTTTAATGAAATCCGGTGATAGATATTATAATTCTCATCTATATGAGGTAGCAAGGATGAGAGTTAGTAACTCTATGAAAGGGAATAAAAGAGGATTAGGTCGCAAAGTTACGGAAAAGGAAAAAGAAAATTTGAGAATAAAAGCAACTGGTAGAGGTCATAGTAAAGAAACAAAAAGAAAATTAAGTAAGTATTTTAAAGAAAATCCAAGTCGTTCTACTTTAAATAAAGGAGAAAAATACAAATGGAAAAATATAGATGGTAGTGAATTTTGTGGGACTGTTGGTATGTTAATTAGAAATTTTCCAGAACAAAAATTGGATTCGGCGTATCTGCACAAAATGATACAAAAAAATATTAAAGGTTTTGATATTAAAGGTTATAACACATATAAAGGATGGACAGTTTATAAATCGCACACAATCACTTGAAACCAAGTGCCTTTTGATGTATAATGACTTTATAGATAAAAAGCAAATGAAAGCAAACACTTATTTAATCTTGGAAAGAGCAGTGCAGGAAGGGGCACTTATGGGTTATAGGAGAGCATTTAAGTATGTTCAAGATCCATCAGAAGAAGCAATCGTAGAAGCAATCGTAGACGGTGTAATGCTGACTGTAAGTGAGGTTTTTGTATTTGATGATGTAAAGGGAGAGAGTTATGAGTGAAAGAGCACAAGAGTTTATGAAATGTATTTGGGATGCCCGTGAAATGGGAGCAGATACAGAAGAGAAACTGGTAGCATATATTCTGCGTCTAGCATCAGGACAAATCAGGTCTTATACTGCACAAAATGACTTGATTGTATTGGACCAAAAAGATATGACCCACCTTGCAAATGAGATTGAGAACCTAAAATGAAACTCATTGAGTATAGACAAAAAGAGGACTTTGGAACCGAACACATCTTCACTCTACTCAAAGGAAAACGAAGGTCTTTTATTCAGGTGAGTTTCTCTTTTAATGATTTTCCTGGACGACCTTATCTTCAAATCTCATTTGGAAACAATAGTTTGATTGATATTCTCTTCTGGGTTTGGAGATTTGGTTTCTCTTTGACCGTTTTTGATTACACTTGGGATTCTTGGGACAAATGAAAGTCACTGAACATAACCTTGATGACTGTGATTTAACAGTACAAGAACTTAAAGAGGTGATTCGTATTGTAATGAAAGAACTTAAGTCCTATAAGGATGATGTATCAACTCAAATGTATTATGCAAAAATTGTTGGAAAACTTTATGGACTTGCACACACTTTAGACGATTTTCAAACTGGCACAGAAGAGACCACAATCACCGACCTTTGATCTATAATACTTAAGTAATCGCAAGTAACAATGAGTTTCTCTAAAACAGTTTCAGTTGTAGCAGCACTTGCATCTATCTTCGGCGCAGCAGCAGCAGGATATAAACTATCTCAAGAAAGTCAAGTTAAACCAGAAGAAAATAATACAACTCAATATGAACAAAAAATTACTGAACTTCAACAACAAGTAGCAAATCTTCAACAACAAACAGTTAATACTAATCCACCACCAGTTGTTAATCTTCCACAACCAACTACAGTAACTCCACAACTTCCTCCTACTCCTCCTGCTCCTCCTCAACCTCCGACTCCTTCTCAACCTTAATGATTTCCGATAACTTTCTTCAACTTGCGATTGAAACTGCAAAATCTTCTCCGTCTAAAAAAAGAGTAGGAGCAGTTTTACTTAAGAAGAATAAAGTTATTACAACAGCAGTAAATCTTGAACGTAAATCTCATCCACTTCAAGCAAAGTTTGCAAAACGAGTTGGACTTTGGCAGAAAATCTATTTGCACTCCGAAATTCATGCCTTAATTAAAGCAAAAGAAGATGCGGATACTATCGTAGTTGCACGAGTGAATCCTCAGAACAAAATGAGAAACGCAAAACCTTGTCCGATTTGTGCCTTGGCTCTTGAAGAATCTGGAGTAAAAAACATCTATTATTCTACGGATGATGGATTTATGTATAAGTATTCACCCGATGATGACACTTTTGAAGGAGTAGAAGAATGAAAGAACTACCATCAAAACAAGACCTTGATATTATGTGGACGGTTGCGACCAGTGGCGCTTTGGAAACTGGTGTAAAACCTCATCACGGGTTTGCCGACCTGCTGTATGATTACCTTACAGACAACATCAAAAACAAATACGGAGTGGAACTTAAAAAATGAGTGGAGGATTTTTTGGAGATTATTGCTACTTTCAGGTCTCCCAGTTTGCTAGGGATTTGGAAGAAGAAATCAAAAACAACTCTATGAAAGATGATTGCGGATACTATACAGGTTACTCCAAAAAAACCATAGAGTATTTGAAAGAACAGGTGCATTACATTCACAAAATTGCTGATATAATGTATCATATTGACCGCCTGTATTCAGGAGACCACGGAGAGGATAGTTTTATGGAACGGGTGAAAGAAGTTGAAGACAAGTATGGCAGTTGGTGATGAAACTCCCCTATAAGGTTCAAGACAAAAACTTTGAGGACTGGACGCAAGCACAACAGTATGCCTGGGAACTTCTACAAGATGGTGTTGAATATGTAGAAGTTCTTGTCTGGAATGAGAACTACAAGGATTATGGATTGCTTCAAGAACTCAATTTAAAAAGAGGTGTAGAACCAAACCCACATTTCAACACTTGGACTTTTGCTCCTTATTTTTGGAAGACACTTTGAGAACTGGCACAGGGCATCTCCACAGGTGCCCTTTTTCGTTGTATAATGACTTCATAAGCAATCAAACCGATGATTACTAAAGAACAACTAATCAGAGTTAAAATTCTTCCACAACTTGAAAGTCTTTCTGATAGTATGCTTGATTGTCACGACAATTCTATTGCAAAGCAATTAGGTAGAAAACTGGATAAAATTACCGAAGAACTCATCACTATTTTGAATGATGAGACCACTTGAAGAACTGACACAGGAGAACCCACAGGTGCCTCTGGATGCCCTATAATACTCTCATACACACAGAAACCTGATGATTGACCTTACACAACTGACTGAAGAACAACTCAACGAACTTGAACTTCAAATCCAAAAGCATAAGGAACAACAGAAGGTAAAGGATGCTTTGGAAAATCTAAAAGGTTATAAAGTAACTTTTTATGTGAGGTTTGACCC